AGAAGTACTTGTAGTGAGTTAGGTTGTTGAGGTACACACTTAATTTGAGGAGGTGAGAATTGTAAATGAACACACCAACTTATAACACCAAAAGATTGAGTTTCGGGCCTAAGTGACACTGGGCCCGTAAAACCTCTGCTGATCAACGGGGAAACACAATGGTATCCACTCAGCTAAATGAGATTTTAGATGGATTAATTTTCAGTGATGGGCATATTGCTTATTGTAAGGCTGGTGACTATAGGTTCGAGTTGGGGACGACCAAGCGTTTGTACGCAGAGCAAGTTTGTAACCTTCTTCGTCCTGTTATTTCCTGTTCTATTAGAGAACAAGTACGTATTGGATTTGGGAAGAAATTTATCTCTTACAGAGTTGTTGGATATAAAGCTCCTGTTATGAAGAATCTTCACTATCGTTGGTATGATGATAAAAAGAAAAAGCTTCCCAAAGATTTTAGATGGACGCCTACTACTTTGAACGTTGCTTATTGTGGTGATGGTACTGTTATTGAGAATAGCCCGACTATGTGCTTAAATAGTTGGGCGGTTCCCGAGGTGAAAGAGATAGTTAGGTGCTTTGAAGAGTTGGGCTTGTATGGGACGGTTGTCCAAACCCCAACAGGACCGATTTTTAGGTTACATCAAGATTGTGCCCTAGATTTCTTCGAGTACATAGGAGACCCACTAATTCCGTTTCACTCTTATAAGTGGATTACCGTTGTCAACCCCCAGCAAGCAGTTCGCGCGACTCTGTGGGACGATGACCTAGCTCAAAAGGTTGCGAGGTGTATTAAGAAGATTATGATTTTACGCGTTTGGGGAGGTTCGAAGGAACGGCGGTACTTGTCGTACTTTCCTGAGTTAGTCGTAATGGTTAATGATAAAGACGTTAAAGATGCCCTTCAGAGAATCAGAACTTCAAGGAAGAAAGGTGAGGTTGTAGTTAGAGGTCGACAAGCGAAACGTGTTTTAGAAAGGGTCCATTTGTTTCTTCCGGACGATAAACGAATGTTAGCTACAATTGCGTTAGCTTTGCCTCTTGGGCGGAGGAAGAAAGATTTGAAGGAAGTTCTATATCAGTTTTTCTGGACGAAATTTAATGAATTAAATCCGCCCGAGAGAAGACGGGGACCCAAAAGAGAGTTGAATAGCGAACTGCGGCTGCAGAGACTGAGCGTAGAGGACACTAACCTCTTTCAGGATCTGGTTAGTGTATACGACAGTCCGACCCCTACGGTGACGTAGGGAAGTAGTTGTACTACTTGCCCGAAAGGGTCAAGAAAAATAACAGGTTAAAGCGGGTGTGCTTTATATTGGAAGCGCCGGCCAAACACCTACTATTGATATAGGCGCTGTTAAGACTGGAGCAACTCTAACATTTACTCGAGATAAACTCGAGGTTAAACAGGGTTCTCCCGAGAAGTTGATCAAACAGTGGGTTGTTACTGAGACAGTTAAACTAGATGTTGTTGGTCATGAATGGAATCTTGAGAATTTGAGGTATGCTATTGGTTGTGGTATCATTCAAACTTCGGGAAATGAGAAGACGATGGATTTCGGCGGAGATATGGAAGTTACTGAAGCGTCGCTGAAGTTCGTTCACCAGATGCCTGCTGGAGGAACTGTGGAAATTGATATTTGGAGAGCTCAGTCCGCAGGAGAACTCTCGATCGAGTTTGGGAACGATCCACACGAATTCCCTTACTCGTTCGTTGCTCTGGATGCCGATACTGCTTGGGATGGCACTACCTTGGATGAGAGGGGAAGGTTGTGCCGAATTAGGTTAATCGGTGACTTCTCCTAATTTTAGGTTAACTTAGTTAGTACAATTTAGACGCCCCAGGAGGTGCATTTATTATGAAAGCTTTTGAAGAGTACATTGAAGGAGCTCGTGAAGTTACCTTAAGCAATGGGAACACGGTTGAGATTCCTCCGCTTACTTGGGGGAAGGAACTTAGGCTCTACAACATTCTAACTAAGGTCTTTTCTAAGCTTTCCGTTAGTACTGATGCAGAAGGCAATCCTCAGTTCGATGAGTCCCAAGTCTACGCGTTCATGACCGCCTTTGCTAATGACGTGTCTGAGATTGCATCGATTATTTTCAACAAAGACAAGAAGTGGGTTGAAAATAATCTGACCTCAAAGGATATGGTAGAGTTTATCGTCCCTTTGTCGCTTCACATTTTCGGAAAGCTAAATCTCGGACTAACCAACGCGGTAACGAAGTTGGCAGAAGAGGCGGGGGAGACCCCATAGAGAAGACCATAGCGCAGGTAGTCGACTTCTTGTGCTCTCAGTATGGATGGACTCCTGACCAGGTTTTCGCCTTGACAAGGCCCACGATTGAGGGTTTACTAGAAGAAGCGAGAGAACGACTCCACGCTCAGTATCGTTTCTATGCTTCTCTAGTAGGCGCAGAACTTCGTGATGATTACGTTCGGCCAGATAGTGATGATCCACGTACCTTGTTGAAGAAAGTGCGAGATATTGGAGTCGATTTTGAGGTGGTTGGTGGGTAAAGAATATGGCCGAAGAGTATATAGTAGAAATAGGTGTTGAGAATAAGGAGGAGTTAGAAAAACTCCGTACCCAAGTCGCGAAAACCGCTGAGTCTGTCCAAACCCTTTCTGAAACTGTACGTAAGCTCGCTGAAAGTCAACGACAATTAGTTGAGTCGATTCGTAATACCGCCCGGAGTACCCAAGCTTCTGTTAAGTCCACCCAAAGTGCTTCGAAGGCCACTTCACAGTACGCCTCCTCTGTTCTCACGTTAAGGACTGCGTTTATTGCTATTGCCTCTGCAGCTGGGTTGGTAACTGCAGCGATTAACTCTAAAAAGATCTCGATGAGCTTAGCGAATAAGTTGTACGTACTTTATACGCGCTCAGCCCAAAGCGCTGCTCGAGCAGTCACCTCATTTGCAGTACAGCATCGCTTCCTTGGTACCGTTTTGACGCAAACCGTTCATATACTTTCCACTACAACTTCTGCTTGGATTACTTGGGCAAAAGGATCAATCCCTGCTACTGCCGCAATGAAACAGTCTTTAAATTCTGTGCGAGATGCGCTCAGAGTGTTGTTCACCGAGTTTCGCAGGGGACCTTTTACTTGGATAGCTTCTCAGTTTACGCACGTTGCAGAAGTTGGTAAGTCTGCGTTCGTTTCTATTGCTGTTTATGCTGTAAGGGCAGCTACTAGGTTAGTTGAGTTCTTGACTCCTGCTGTTGCTACGGTAACGCGCTTGTTTTTGAAGTTGAGCGATTCTCTTACTCCAGTAAGGGAAGCTCTTTCTCGTCTGTTTGTTAGACTGAGAATTCCAGACGCCTTTACTAAGCTAACCGAAGTTTTTACCAGGCTTAAAGTGATAATCGTTGATGTCGCGGATGTTATCTCTACTAAGTTTGTGTCTGGACTTCGTGTCGTAGCCGACCTCTGGAAAGGCTTACTCCGACTTGCTTATTCCCTACGTGATCGTGTAGCCCAGATCGGGAGTGTGGTGAAGTCTAAGTTAGCCGGCAAGATAGGACTGACCGCTAGTTTTGCGTTTTTAGGTACTGTATTGGATAAGGTGCGAGACAAGATCTTGCAGCTCGGGGCTCGTATTAACGAATCCCTAGGTGGTGAGGCCGTTTCTATAGGCGCGAAGTTATCTAAACCTTTTGTGGCGATGATGGGGAGTTTGACCATTCTTTCCGGGAAACTGTTGCGTTTCTTTCCCTTGACTAAGAAGTTAGGCTCTACACTAACTACGTTGGGGTACTCCCTCGCTTCTGTGTCCTCGTTTTCGCGGTCGTGGTCTATGGTAATGTCCCATTTGGATAAGACATTACCTGGAGTCAACGACCGATTACGCAGAGTTACTCGCGGTTTCTCAGAGTTGACCGGTAAGATTAACATACAAACGGCCGCGCTTCCTAGATTGATCAAGGCACTTGGGGAAGTCACCTTTCACTACCTTATGATATTCAAGTTTAATGTTAGTCTAGCTCACGGATTCGAGCTCTTGGGTGAGAAGCTCTCTTACTTTGGTGAAGCCATGCTCGAGCACTTCTCCGAATCGTATAGAGTCAGTTCTGAGATGATTCGCACGCAGGTTGATTTGAACCGAGCGGTTCGGAGGTATGCTGAGTTGACCGGCGATGCTTCTATGAGTGCAAAAGATTGGCTCCAGTGGTCCGACAGACTTGCTCTTTCTGCAGGTAAAAACGTTTCAGAGATGCGCCGGGTTACCGGTGCTCTGTTGGATTTTGCGGCTTTGTATAAGTTGAACCAAAAGGAGACGAAGCGATTCATTTCTTTGATGACAGACGTTTCGAGTTTCTTGGGCAAAGATGTGTTCGAGACCTTGCAACATGTCCACGGTGCGTTGGCTGGGTTAACTAATTCAGCCATGATTTTGGGCATTAACATAGACCACCTCAGAGAGAAGACTAAGTTTTACGAAGAACAACTCCGGAAAGAAGGCACCGAAACTGGAAAGTCCGTCAAACAAAAAGCGAGGATGCTCGCTCTTATACAGGAGTTGAGTTACTTACAGGGTGTTAACAATAGGTTGATGGAAACAGGGTATGGTATTCTGAGACGTTATCGCGTTTCTCAAGAACTTCTCGCGGCCCAAACTGGAAATTATGTAACTCCTATTTTGAATGCTTATTACAAAATTTTGACCCGAATTAACGAGGTCATGGCTCAGCCCGGGATTGGAGGTTTTATCACTACGATGAAGGCCGCTGGTGCCGCCTCACTTGATTTGCTAGGACGTTTTGTAAAACTCGGAGCGCAGTTGTTTGTATTGATTGAGACTGTACATTTAGTTGAAAAGGCGTTAACAGCACTAAACGCAGCCTTTGACGTCTTTGGGATGACTCAGAGAACAGCTCTTGCTCCTCTATTCGTGATGAGAGATGGTATGGTCAAAACTAGTTTTACTGCCTCGTCACTAAGCAAAGTTCTCAAGAGGTTAAGCGTTTACATTGGTACTACCTTTGTAAACTTCTTCAAAAACGGTGCCAAGGCTGTTAAAGGCCTTGTTGTAGAGTTAAGAACTGCGATCTCCACATTAATGGCGACTAAAGTTCCCAAGGCCATTTTTGGCCCAGCTCTAGCATCTGCTATGGTTCCAGAAAGGGGTGTGATTAGGAAAGCTCTGGCTGCTAGTAAGTTGATGCAAGCGACTTTTATGGCCGAAGGGTTGGTGCTGGCGAAGAAGGTAACTCCTATGGTACAGAAGCACGCTAAACAGGTTCGAGATTTGTACTTAATTACTCATGACGTCGCCGGAGCTCAACGGGAGTGGGCTAATACCATAATTACGTTTACTGGGGCGGCCGGGGGTTTGTCTAAAGTATGGTACACTTTCTTAGGTGTCGTTACAAAAGTTAAAGGTGCCGTGTTAAAACTCATTAACATATTCAAAGGCTTTGCCAAGATTTTTGGGATTATTTTGATCGTCATTCCCGCGGTGTATAAAGCCTTCAAAGAAGCGCTTATCCCGGCTTTTAAGGAAACTTTTGGGGAGTCCGAAACTTTTCGGGCCGCGGTTTCTGCACTAGGGAAAGTTTTGGGTTGGTTAGGAAAAATCATTGTACAGATTGTTACTGGCCCCGTTAAGCTGTTTGCGACGGGAATCGCTGGGACTGCAGGTGTTATTTCGTATGCACTGGGATTGATTATTAAGTACAGGGGCGTTCTTCTCCGCTTAACAGGACCTTTCTATTTACTCGGGAAGTCCGTCTTTAATGTGGGGAAGTGGTTCGGTATTTGGGGTAAGTCTGTTGACTCCTTGAACAAGAAACTTGACAGTGCTGGCGAGACTTTGATCAAGTTTGGAGAACGGTCTGCAGATAATGCTCGAGCTATAATTGGGCTGAACAAGGTACTACAGACTAACATCGATCGTACTGCGCGGTTGCGAAAGGAACTTGCTGAAGGAATGAAGAGACGACAAGAGGAACTGGGACTGAACCTTTCGTCTGCTAAGTCGTTGGAGCGAGTTGTTAACGCTATTCAGGAGTATCGAGATGCCTACCAAGAGTTCCTCGAAGTTCAAGATGAGATTGAGAAAGGTAGGACGACTGAGGGTAAGCAGTTAGAAGATGCAGAGGCTTTACATAGGAGAAGTACCGAAGCGGTTCAGGAGCTTTCGAAGGCGCGTTCCGCTCTTGCAGAGAATTTGAAGAAGCAGTTTGAAATTACAGGAGCCCAGATTAAGGAAACTAAAACGTTGGTAAGTTTGTACTCAAAGTACACTAAAGCTATTGGCGACGTTTCGACTGGACAAGTAGTTACTCTCAAAACTGGGCAAGCTATTTCACGGATTTGGCAAGGCTTAAATCAGATTACACAGGGAAACTTAAGTGGGATTAAGACAACCGCAGAAGCGTACAACTCGTTAGCAGGTATACTTCGTGATATGGCCTCTAAAGCTAGCCCTTCACTACGGGCCGCGTTGGTAGCAGAAGCTAAGTCTTATGAGAAGCAAGCTGGTATACTAACTAAGGTAATGGAGAGGACCAAAGGGAAGGTCAAAATTGATGAAAAATTAATCGAGACTTCCTTCAAAGTCTCCGCTGCCCAACGTGCTGTGAATGACGAATTACAAAGGCACCAAGCAATTTTGACTTACTTACATAAATCGATTTCCGATACAACTGAGGGACTGGGTCAGTTCGCGAATGTGTATTCTAAAGATGTAACAGTCTCGGCCGAAACTGCCGCCCGTGTACAGCTCGCTTTAGCGAAGATCTCCGAAGTAGGTGCTCGTCGCTACGAAGAAGCTATCAATGGTAATATAGACTCTCTTAAAGTGTACCGGAACTATCTTGAAACAATTCAGAAGTCCCAGAACGACGAATTTGCCACTCTTGTTAAGGACGCAAAGGGGAGACAGCTCCTGAATGCTTACTTGGAAGCACAGATTCGAACCGTTGATAACTTGATAAAGTCTTATGAGAGTGAGTCTCAAGTTCATGTAACTTTATCGGCTCGTATAAAAGCACGACTCGCTACTTTGAAGGCGCAGAATAAGGTAACAACGGAAACTCTGAAGCTTCGGAAACTTCTACTTGACCTTTGGAAGTCTGAGTTTAACCTCCATTCTCGGTTAAACGCCCTTACGTTACAGGGGTTGACTACAAGAGAAAAGAGAGCCCAAGCAGAACAGTATCTTAGCGAGGCTTTACAACAAAGTATCGAGCAGTATAGCAGAGCAGGACTTTCTCTCAAAGCCTTTGATGATTACGAGAAAGGGGCTATTTCAACTACTACAGCCGTTAGACAGGCTCTGGTGCAATTACAAGGTCGTACCGACTTGTTAAGTAGGGCTATTAAGGAAACCCTCTTAGAAGCTCTGTCTCGTGCTACATCTCAACAGCGTGAGTATGCGGCTATGACGATCCAAAGTGCGAGGCGGATTAAAGAACTCGAGAAAGTAATTCACCCTGTTTATACTACTTTTGGGAATTACTCGAATCTGATCGCTGATTTGGTTAATCGTTCTCGTGACCTAGCAAAGCAGACAGGGATTTCGGCCCTCGCCTTTGATTCCTCTACGGTTACTGTGAGTGAACTGGCTTCTTATCTCGCCCTTTTAAGCGCACATCAAGTTGATTACAACAATGTTTCAAAAGAGACCGCTCAAGAAGTTACCTCTCTAGTTGAGAAGTTACTCGAGCTGACCAGAGTTGATGTCCCCCAATGGGGGTCAAGCTTAGCTAATGTATTTGAGAGCTTACAAGGGAAGACTAAGGATTTCATTTCAGCGAATGATTACCTCAAACCCGCTCTCCTGAACGCTATCTTTGGATTTAGGGGGTTGGTTGACAGAGTCCGTGAGCTTGATGCTAACCTCGCTCCTGTTATACAAAGCGTGTTAGACAGCGCTTCGGCGATGTATGAAGCTAAGAGTTCTTCTTCGGCTTATAGTGAGGGGTTGAGTAAAATCACGAGTTTGGAAGAGCAAGTACGTACCGCCCTTAGTAGCGTACTCCCTCATTTAAACGCGCAAGTTCAGGCTTTAGCTAAAGGGAAAGTGCAAACTGCTGACATGATCGCGAAGACTCAAGATTATGCTAGGATCGTTTCAATACTGGTTTCCCAGTTAAACACATTGACTGATGCTGAGGAACGTTTGCGAGAAAGCCGCCGTAAGAATTTGGAGTTGAGTTCCTCTTTGGTATTTTCCACTCAGCAACTTCATGAGAATGTGTCCGAGCTCGCTAACATTGCTGTACAAGATCTGATTCAACAGTACCGACGAGCGGGTGTGGTACTGAGTGAATCGCAGAAACAAGCACTGGAGGACATAACAAGGACTATTACAGGTTACACAGAGTTAACTGAGTTGGCTCGTAGACGAGTTGATACTTTTACGAAGTTCGTGGACGCTAAGCTGGCCGAACAAACACGCGCTTGGTCGCGCAATAAGGATGAAGTTGAAGCTTTTGCTAATGGCTTGAGGACTATTGGCGAGAGTGCAATGCAAGGAATCTTGAAGAACTATGCTGAGATTGGGGCGAAGATCGAGGAAATGGGCGGGTTCTTTGGCGCCCTCGGACAAATGACTCAAGAGGCTGTTGCGAGGACCGCTGCGAGCGCGTTTGATGAGTTGAACAGGGCAATAATTGATTCTATAGTATACGGAAAGCGATTTCAGATGAACTGGCAGGAAATTTTGAGAAGCTTTACGGCAGGTCTTGCTCAGGCAATGCTACAGTTGTTAGAATTTAAACTAGCTATGATGGCGCTGCAGGCGATGGGAATTCGAGTTCCTATGATGAGACGTGGGGGTTTGGTTCCTTTAAGGAGGCAGGCCGGCGGCCCGGTACCTGGGCAAGGACGTGGAGATAGCGTCCCCGCTTTACTAGAACCAGGAGAATATGTTGTTCCAAGGCCTGTGGTAGAAAAAATAGGAGTTTCGTTCTTTGACGCGCTACGTAAAGGTGTTGTACCTCCGACGATAACACCTTTTCATTACCAAGCGGGAGGCTTGGTTACGCCGATGCAACAACAAACGCAGGAACCGAAGGTAACGGTTGTGACTATTTTCGATGAGAAGGAGCTTAATAAGTATTATAGCTCTCCCACTTATGGCAGGGTTGTTGCGAACAATGTAGGTGAGAGAATCGCGAGGAGGACTAGCTAATGGCTTTTAGAAAAACGTCTGGAACTGTATCTTCGCTGTCGGATTTATTTGCTCGAATTAGGACTTTCTTTGTTGGCTCTCTCGGATGGACACAAGTTCACTCAGGAACTCAAATGGGGAGTGCTTACTACTTTTATCATAGTACAGGAGAGGCTGGAAATAAAGACATTTACATTGGTGTTAGATCTTTCCGGCGCAGTAGCACTTTGTGCGGCTTTCAGTTTACAGCTTGTACAGATATAAACACGTCGGAGGATTTCGATAGTCAGCCGGGGGGTTTTGGAACTCCAGACTGTTGTTGCTGCCAGTTTGTAAGGTATCCTATCTTAAGCGCTGTTGATGATGGGACGTCGATGGCGTATTGGTTTATTGGGGATAAGGATTTTGCATTTCTTTTGTTTAGAATTGGTTCTAAATATTTATCAGCTTACGTGGGGTTGATTAATTCGTACTGGAGTGATTACCCTTTACCATTAGTAGTTCTTGGTTCTTTAACCTTCGACCCCTATCTTAGATTTGGCTGTACTAGCGTTTGTTGGCGTGATCGTCAGCTTGCAATCCCGTATCGCCGGAATCTGGGGAGTGGTGAAGGTTATGACGCCTTTTTCGGTTGCTGTGGTTCCTGGCTTCGAAATTGCGGAAATACTGAGTGGTTTCGCCGCTTTGTAACTAATTGTGTAGATAGTTATAATAACTGTGAATTTCTAAGCCATACTAATTCTTGTTGGTGGTTGGTTACTTACTTCTATTGCCAATCGTATTCGACCCGGTCTCAAGGGCACGTTTTATTTCCTATTTATGTCGGGAGCCCAGAGATTGACCTACTCGGTGAGTTGAAATATGTTTACTATTCATACTTTTATGGTAATGTACCGTCTGAGTCTACTATTTACGTTGGGGGCGACCCTTACTTGGTTTTTGTAAGTACTTATGGAGAAGACTCCGTTTCAATAGCAATAAGGGATTACGAATAATGGCATATCATATAGAACACTTAACTGATATAAACGGGCCTCAAGCGTTATACAACGCCTTGATTGACTTTATGACAAGTACGTTAGGGTGGGAAGTCAAGAAAACTGGAACTACTGGAGGTAGTTACGGAAGAGATTATACTATCCTTTATTCTAGCGGCGAATCAGAGCAAGAAGATATTTACGTTGGATTTAGTTGGTATTATCGTACTAATATTCGTTGCGGCATTCAAGTAAACGCTTATACAGGGTTCGACAGTGCTTACGGCTTTAGTAGTTTAGGTTCTCTAAATACGGAGAAGTCCCACGGTGTTTATAGGTGGTTGCCCACCGTACTACTTCAGGACACAAATTACGATCACGTGTGGTTTTGTGGAGATAAAGATAGTTGTTTCGGTGTAGTTAGGTGTGTTACTATTTACCCCCACTTTTGTGTTGGCCTCTTACGACGTTATTGGTCACGGTATTTTGATCCTTACCCTCTTTATGCGTTTGGAACTTTCAGTGGCGGATACAATTACCCTTATGACTATGACTGGAACGACTCTTCGCGGTTCAGAGGAATCAGTTCTTACCGACATGGGGATTACTGTAGAGATTACTTGTGGTACAATCAGGATACTTGGCATTCGGATTTTGGTTACTACCCCGTGGATCCTGGTACAGGAGATACTATGCGACATGAACATCCTGAAAGAAAAAAGAAAATCTTTACCGCTAATATGTTTATCCACGCAATGGAACTGCCTAACAACGAGAAAGCTATTGCCCCTTTTATGATCGCCGATGAGACAGGTATACGCGGCGAAATTAAGTGGGTTTATAAGTTATCTCGAGCTGTTGGGCTGGATCCGGAGGACGAAGTTACAATTAACTCGGCTTCGTACAAAGTATTCCCTGGTACAGTAGATCTGAATCTCTCAAGATGGTTTGCAATTAGACTCGCTTAGGAGTTAATTGAGCATGGGTGTGATTAAACTCTATAAGTCAAAAATTGTTAACGATTCGGAGTTCAACGGAGGTTATGAAGATTGCTCGTCCGAGATTTTCTCAGGACAATATGAGAACCTTTTTCCAGATGTCTCGCCCTCCGAACGTGCTTCTGGGTACGTTCGTTATCGAAAGTTCTTCGTTCACGCAACTGCTCAAACTATCTCTAGTTCGTACGTAGGAATCTTTGACAGGAGCCCTGCAGGAGATTATTTTAGACTTCACGCAGCAACTGTTGCTCAGACTCAAGGAAGTTTACTCGCACTTCCTTCGCACAAGTGGTATGGTACTGGTAGGATTACCCAACCCGTTGCCTCTGGGGCTACAGTTGTAGTTGCGTCTTTTGATGGTGATGTCCCTGATATTGAAGTGAACGATACCGTTCTTTTGGCTAGTGCGACTGATAATGAACTGCATACTGTGGCCGCTGTTACCAGTTCCGGACTGAGTGTAACCGTTACTTTGAGTAATGGTACTAACCACTCGTACGATACGGGTTCTCGTTTGTGCCACTTACTTCCGTTGGGTAGTATTGCCCCTAGTTACTCTGATTGGTTGGAGTCTAGCTCTTCAGGGACTTATGATGAAGTGAATTACCCTCCTAGTGTGTATAATGTGGGGACGGTTGAAGATGTTTGGACTTTGACGTTTTATAGTTCCTCTGCGTTTACGTGTGTAGGTTTAACTACGGGAACTGTTGGAACAGGAGATATTAACAACGATTTTTCGCCCAGTAATCCTGTGGGGGGCACCTATTTCACACTCTACGCCTCCGGTTGGGGAGGTTCATGGCAGTCTGGAGATTCTGTCTCGTTTAAAACTCACCCGTCTTCGAAGCCTGCTTGGGCTAAAGAAGTTATCCCTGCGGGCGCTGCGCCTTGTTTCTCGAATGAGGTGCCCTTTATTGTGATCTATGCTTAAGGGGACCCAGATGACTCTTAAGACGACTACTCCAATTCTCGAGTCTTACACTCCTAGTGGGCTACTGCGATTATAACTTAAGGAGAGGAAGTAAATGGGCTGGCTCCCAGAATATTCACACAGAATCAGGTTCAAGATTGATCATGCAAAGATTGACTCTGATCTTACTCACTTCCCTATTACCCTCTTCTTGACTGAAGATAATGCTGATGCAGTCTTTAATGAACTGGGTTCTAACTATAAGAAGATTGCAGTTACTTCTGATGATGGTACTACTCAACTTTATGTAGAAGTTGAAGTATGGGACTCAGCGAATAAACAGGCAGTTCTCCATATTTCTAGGTCGTCTTGGACTATTTCGTCATCTTCAGATACTTATTTTTATCTTTACTACGACGCGTCTGTTGCAGACAACACAACTTACGTTGGAGATCCTGGAGATTCTGTTGCTGCAAATGTTTGGGATGACAACTTTAAAGCGGTTTACCATTTATCTCAAAATCCCACAGGAGGCAATGGATGTATTAAAGATAGCACCAGCAACAATAATGACGGTACTCCTCATGGAAGTATGACTTCAGATGATTTAGTTGATGGGGGGGTAGGAAAGGCTCTGGACTTCGACGGAAGTGACGACTATGTGGATTGTGGGAGCGACGGCAGCTTGGATATTACTGGTCCTCTTACAATAGAGTCAGTTGTGAAGTTATCTTCTACAGGCGGGAGTCAAGCTTTTTTTGAAGGGCGTCTGCAATATACATTGTGGGTGAATTCAAGTGGTAGAGTACGCCTTGCAGACACGCAAGGTAACTACTGTGATTCAGATTCTGGTGATTTTGCCTGGGATGTTTATCAGTACGTAGCTGGCAAGTTTTCGGGTTCTTCTGGAGACTCTATTACCACGTCCAATGCTGCTGTTTTTATAAACGACGCTAATGTAACAGCAGCTACGGGAGGTACGTGGTTGCCACAGTCTCTTTCTACTGCTGTAATTGCGTGTTCTCCTCAAGCTACGCCCATCTCTTTTGCAGATGGTTTGATAGACGAAGTAAGAATTTCCAACGTGGCTCGTTCCGATGCTTGGATCAAGGCGACTTATTATTCTTTATTTAATAGTTTGATAACTGTTTGTGAGCATGTAACGGCGTGGAGTTATAGAAAGAAAATTACTATTTCTGGTTCTCCAGGAGCCGGAACAGGTTATCAAGTCCTTTTAAAAGTAGGAGAAAGTTCTGGAGCTAGTAACTGTGATTTCCATGTTGAAGGGCATTCTGCCAAGTTCCCTTCAGGAACCAATGATTCAGGAGACCTTCGTTTTGTAGATAACGATGGTTCTACTTTTTTAAACTTCTGGGTTGAGAAGGTAGAAGGTGAGGCACCCAATAGAGTAGCTTATTGTTGGGTTAAGATAAACGACAACTTAGATTCGGATGTGAATATTTACTGTTATTATGGCAACCCTGGGACAGGTAATGTAAGCAACGGGAAAAATACGTTTGAGTTCTTTGACGATTTTAGCATTGACTCACTTTCAAACTATGATCTGATTTCGGTGTTTCACTTCGGCGACGGTACTGATGATAAAACAGCAGGAACTTATGATGTAGTTAATCAGAGAGTAAACATTAACACTGGTGATAACCTTGAAACGGTTTATTCCCCGAAAAATTTTACCATCAGAAATTTTCATGCCCAGGCTAAGTTTCTTGTTTCAGGAGGCTACCCGTATGGTGCTACGGGTACTGTAGTAGGACGGTATCAAGATGACAACAATATGTACACAGGCCAAAAGGCAGCACAACAGTATAGTGAGACTGGGGGGACAGGTTCTTATTGTAGTTATACATCACCAATAATACGTAAGTGGGTTGCTAGTACCGAGAGTGACATTGCTACACCCCCGTCAAATAATTACATTCCAATGAATACTGAAACTATACTAGCTCTAGCAATATATGAAAACAATATAAAATTCTTTGTTGACGGTTCAGAGGTTTTATCGACTACAGACTCTGATTTATCTGATGCAGGCAGGGTGGCATTTGGAGCGGGTCAGTGGGAGGGCTGGCTGGATGAGATCAGAGTCCGTAAATATGTGTCTCCCGAACCTTCTTTCTCTACTGCAGGAGACGAAGAGCAACTTGTCGGCCCTACCTGGTATCAGGCTATTTCTTGTATTCGAAATCGCCTTTACGAGATTGCCTACAATTCTAAACATTACCTTACTTCTACCTTTTATATGTTCTTTAGAATTTGGGGAGGTGATATTACTAAAGTCAAGAACAAAGTATTTGCTGATGCGTTAACTTTAATAGCCAACCAAGTTCGATCCTATCAGCTCGTGGTCCCTCATTTGATTCAACATTGGGACGGCCCTGAAGGTGATTACCGGCTCGTTCCTCCTTCTACTCGCGAACGTCCATGGTGGTGGTGGCCTTATTCTTGCGGTGAACCCGTATCTAAAGGGCAGGAGGGTATTAACTATTCACGTATTTCGAAGGATCGTCGTTACGACACGTTTTTCTCCCCCCAACGGTATTATTGGGGTGTAATAGTAGGGACACCGTACTCACGAACTCCCTCATCTTACGCAGGTAAAACAATTGAGGACAAACCAAAGAATTTCTTCTGGAACAGAGTTTACGTTGTCCCTACAAAAATTGATTTCGGATTTACTAAGGTAGGTTCGTCTCGGTTAATTCACATTTTACATCGTTATGAAGACACCTCTCACGATTTACAATCTGTTTCTTCTTCGGATCCTACGTTTTCGGTAACTCTTCCTGAGCCTTTGCCTCACACTATGGCTCCCGGGGCTGAGATGGACGGTCTTGTGAATGTGGCACAGGTGGGGGCAGTGAGAGTAGTAGACGCGCCCATCTACTTCCATTTTGATACAGTAGGAGACGCCATTTGTTATGTTTCTGCTACGTTCGCTATAGTCCTCTTGAAACCGAGAAAGTATGATCAATGGAATACACCTCATACTTTTCAGAAGATAAAGTTCAAGTTCGAAACAGAATTGGTTCACAACTTAGCAAGCAAGCCCACCCGTATTCCTAAACTTTATTACCCTACCCGCTCGTCTTCGTTGCACTTGGGAGCTGTTGATGAGGTTGCATATGATCTTGATTATGATGCTATCAATGCGGCTCGTTATTTAGTAGTAGTGCCTGAGTTTCCTCTTAGAGTACGATTAGTGAGCAACGCGCACCAACATGATACCCAGATAGTGGTAGAAGATGTCACAGACTTTGAGGTAGGGTATTCTGCTGTTTTGTGTAGCTCGCGTCATTTAGAAGCGGGCCAGATCACCGAAATTGACGCAGCCTCGAAAACACTTAAGTTTGCTGGCCAGCTTCAGTATGATTATGATGTGAACGATACCTGGGTGTACCCCAGTTTTACGGGGTACGGCCACGTGCGACGGACTCGTTCTTTAGTGAAACATAATGTTTACAACCTTGAGATTGACGTAGATGAAATAATCCCTGAGGGCTGTAACGCATTGACAGGTACTACTTCGCAGTGGTACAAACGGCCAAGAACGGTGCTTGTTGAAGGGTCTGTAGTTGATAGTAGGGATGTTAAGGGTCTTGAAGTTGGCGTCCCGTCCATTAAAAATCCTTTGAGCTCTCGTCTGCGTGATAAAATTGTTGTAACGCATAGTTACCAGTTCTTTGGAACTGCTTGGAGGGATTTCAAAGACTTGTTTTTATACGCAAAAGGGCGCTATCAGAAAGTCAATATAATCACTTGGTTGAGTGAATTACGCGTTTACGAAGACGCTTATCAAGGTTCTGCTTCGCTAAAGATCATACCTCGGACTTACTCTGAGATTTGGAGTGCTTACAAGAAGGTGGTGATTGATTATGGATCTACTATAGTTCACACGACCGTTACGGGCGTAGTTACTGCTGAGGATCATTGTGTAGTTACCCTTCAAGATAATTTGTCGTTAGACACACCGAAGGGTACCCCACTCCACTTTAAGATTGACGCTTACTTAACAGAGGATACCATCGAGTTTGATTTCAAGGGCGATGGCTGTTTCGTAACTGTTACTTGGGAGGAAGCGTATGACTAAAATAGCACTTGAGCTCACTGGGGGGTTAGGGAAGAATATTGCTTTTACTGCAGTGCTCCCTTACCTCGACTCTAAACCAACCATTTTATGTTCGTTCCCTGTTGCCTTTGAGAATAGTCCTTATGTGGAGGAGTGTGTGCCGTGGCCTTCTTCCAACTTTAGGGTGCTGAGTGAGTTTGATATAAGGAAAGTTGAACCCTACTACGTTGCGGATTACCGTCAAGGGAAGATTACTCTGATTGAGGCAATATTTAGATCCTGTGATGTTAAGCTTGTGCAGGGCGCTGCCCCGAAGCTTTACTTAACTGATAAAGAGAAGAAGGATGCACGGGCCTATCTCGATCGGAAAGGGCGCCCTGTTATTTTATTCCAACCTTTTGGAGCTTCTACCGACGTATCCAGCCCCCTCTCTTCAGGTCAACGCTCTTTGAGTAAAGATCAAGCGCTGAAGTTAGCCCGGTTCTTGAGCGATTTTGGTACTGTACTCGTACTGCGCGGTTTGTCCCAACCCTCGCTACCTGGATTTGAGCATCCTGATTTGAACTTAAGGTTTTCCATCTCTCTTGTGTCAGAAGCGGACGCTCTAGTGGGTGTGGATAGTTGGCTTTGCCACGCCGGGGCTGCACTGGGGAAGAGAGGTTTCTTTATCTTTACGTCTACGGACCCGAGACAGTTGTCCTATCCTCTGCACATTTCAGTTCAGTCACCTAACCGCTGCGATTTGTACCCATGCCGCCGTCCTTGGCCAGGAGTTCCTGACAATTTTGTGTGTCCCTTTGGTTTGAAGTGCCAAGATTTTAATCCTGAAGTATTTTTTGAAGAGATAGAGTCCTATTTGAAGGAGGCCCTCGTTGAAGTTTGACGGCGTAATTCTCGTTTATGGCATGCATACAGACTATTTAATTGCGACTAACTTCCCGTTTACGACCAATGACTCTATTACCTGGGAACCTCTTATCACGTCTGATATTTCATACGAGCTTTCTGGCGTAGATCGGAAAGAAGCGTTTACTATTAAAATTTTACGGGATAAAGTACCCGATCTCTCAAGTTACCTTGTAAATCGAGTTGGTTCTGTGACAGTTCGCGCTGTTGAGATTGATGTGGATACGGCAACTTGGTCAGAGTTTTATCAAGGTAATGTCACTAAGTTTAAAATCGACCTCCACTTTGTCGAACTCGAAGTTGAGAGTATGGTGTCGTTAGGTCTTAGGTCAGCGAATCGTGTCCGCCTTTCTCTAGGATGTATTCGAACTTTAGACGAATGTGGAGTCGCATGGGATTCTTATTCTGCTTCTGGAATAGTAGCTGGTATTAGTGGGAGAACTATCTCGATTAACTATACTACTCGGGGTTCAAACTTCCCAGACCCCGTTCCAAATAATTTTCTGAAATATGGGAAGTTAGTTGCGCCAACGGAAGTTAGGAGTATAGTTTTTAATGATGCGGGTTCTGTGGTGGTGAGGTTTGCTACTCGTGATCTGTCTGTAGGAGATGTTGTTACTGTTTACGCCGGGTGTGATAAATCGATTGCAACTTGTAGAGACAAGTTTAACAATTTGGATAACTACTTAGGTTTTCCTCATACTCCTACAGAGAGTGCGACTTTAAGAGGAAGACAGGGAAAGACTGCGTCTGGTGGAAAGAAGTAAGTGCTACAATTGCGTACTCTTTGAGAAGGCTAATGAATGGATTGGTACCCCATTTAAACTCAGGGATTGTGTTAAAGGTAGGGGGGCTGATTGTGTGAGTGCGCCTCTTTCGATCTTGGTAGATGTAGGTCTACTTCCTAAGGAAACGTTTCTAGATATTTACAGCGCGCGAATGCTCAAACTATTTCGTCAAAACCATCAAGAGTTCTTACGGCAACTGGCGCATACTTTTGGTGACAATTACATGGTGGTAACTGGAGATAAAAGTGTGAAGTGCGGAGATATTGTGGTGCGAGACATTGGGCGCTATAGAGAGATGTTCGCCGCAGTCTATGTGTCCGATAAGTTTCTCGTTGCTAGACCTGTAACCGGAGTTCAGTGGGTTGCTAACTTTGAATTTGACTACAAAATTTCTAAAGTCAATTTTAGGTGTCCTTGTGAAGTGTGAGAATTGTTATTATTATCAGTTAGCACAGAAGTGGGTTAATACCCCTTTCAAGCTCGGGGGTACTTCTCTTAAGGGAATTGACTGCTTTGGAGTCTCATTACGTATAGCACAAGAGAGTGGTTTGATTTCGGAGGATCAGTTCAAAGTAATTCATACTACAACGGTACTTAGGATTCTAAGGAAAGAGGGTGTACATAAATTCAAAACGTTTATTCAGGAAGGGAGTGGTGGACGACTTGTTGAAACAACTAACCCAGCAGACTTGAAGTGTGGGGACTGGGTGTTAAGAATTATAGGAAGAAATTTTGACGTTGAGAGTGCTCTGTTTGTAGGAGGTCAGTTTATTACATCTTTCCCGAAAGAGTGTGTTACTATCACACCTGTGTTTAAGTTTGACTTTGCAATCTCGTGGGGAGGATTTTCGTTTAGGAAATGGCGGTCTTTGCAACTCTAGCAATTTATGCGGCGTTGTTTCTCGCGAGCTACTTTTTGGCGGGGCCACCTAAGACTGAGGACAGTCCGGGCGACCAAAGTGCTAATGAAGTAAAGATTCCTCGCAACCGAGTTGGGCTGGCGATTCCCTCTGTTTTTGGAAGGGGCCAGGTTGCTGGCGTAATGATTGATATGGTTCCTAAAGTAGAGGCATATGGTCGTTTCAAGCGGTCATTTCAAGAGGTTGAACATAAGAAGAAGGTAGGTTCTGGTAAGGCTAAGGCAGAAATTACCTATTACACCTACGTGATGGTTGCTCGTTGGGCCTTTTCTATAGGCCCGGTCGATGAGTTTACGAAGCTAATCCTTGAGTCCACTCGAGTGGATGTAGATCACCCTTCTTCGGGGTGCGATCAGAGTGAACGAGGTAAGTACCTCGGGGGCTATTGGTACTATGGTACGTCTACGCAAACTCGACATTCTCACGACACCGCTCTTCATGACAGTTCCGACCTATTGAACTATCGCAATGTGGCGTACGCTACACTAAATATTTGTTTAGGACAATCTCCATCTCCTATCCACCCACAATGTGAGTTGAAAAGGTTCGTTCAGCCCTTGACTTCACTTGGGAAGAAAGTTGGAGATGACGCTAATTTGATGCAAGTCCTTTACTACATTCTAACGAATCGATGGTATTTGAACATCCCGGAAAGTTTGGTCGATAAAGATTCGTTTATAGAGGCAGGTAATGTTCTTGCGTCGGAGGGAATTGGAGGTTCATATGTAGTTTCAACTTCAGCCGACCTAGGACAGGTAATAAGAGAGATCTTAGATTGGTGCGGGGCCAAGCTTTATTGGTATCAAAACAAAATTTGCGTTAAGGTAATTAGAAATACAGGGGCTGCAACGTTGACTTTAACTGATGATGACATTGACAACTTGTCACTCGAGGGGAATCTTTGGACCGCAGTTCATTGTGCAGCTTCGCTGGAGTGGATTGATCCTCACAATGATTATGAGACGAACTGGATTTATCAGGTTGACCACGGTACCGAAGCAGTTGCAGGTAATTTTAAACTAAACGAGTTTAGTTATAGGATTATTGCTTCTGATACTATTGCAAAGAAAGTGCTTGATCGTAAGATGACTGAGGTTACGTTCCCCCGTATTAAAGCTACTTTCACGACTACTGTGTCTATCGAACCTTACCAAATCATTGAGATTGATTCTGACCAGTTTGGAGTAACGGGTACATTTAGGGTTACATCAATTGTTCGAAAGGGAGTGGGCGTTTACGAGCTTGAGGCTATAGAACTTGTTGAAGCAGAACCTGTTGACATGTCAGACGTTCCTTCTGTTGGTCCAGGAGTAGTTACGCAGGACTTCGAGAGTAGTTGGATTTCCTGGGGTTATCTCGAAAACCCAATTGGAGGTGTTTACTTCTGGTGTAAACCTGATTTAAGCAATCCTTACTTAAAAGGTTTCTCGATAACCTTGAGTTACGACTCTTTAGAGCTTTCTACGGCAGAGATTTTGGTTAACTACTTAGGGACGCTAACTCACGATGTTCCTGTTACTCATAAGACTTCTAGGACTTATCAGATCGATGTTACTAGTGACGTCGCTTTTTCACTACTTGGATCTAGTGATGCTGGTTGGTTCGCTGGTTCTTTGTTATTACTGATCAATAACGAGATAATTTCTGTTAGAGATGTAAGTGTAGATGAGAGTGGATACCATTTTGTAGGAGTAATCAGGGGATTCTTCAAGACAATCATCTCTTCACATGCTGCTGGAACTGACGTGTTCTATCTGAATTACAACTCTCCCGTTACTACGGATAGAAATACGTTTGCGCCTCTTGCTAACCAAACCCTCGATATTGACATGACCCCTCGACATCACTTCCTTGGAGCGGAAATCGACGATACAGAACACGCGGAGACAGACTCCTTTACGTACAAGGGTAATCCTTTTAGGCCATTGCCAATCTGTAATCTCCAGGTTAATGAGCAAGGTAATAATCACCGCGTTTCTTCGGGCGATGACGTCAGCATTAGTTGGAGGAACCAATCTAGAGATGGGGCGGGGTTTCATTTCCCAAGTCAGCAAAAGCCACAGGATCCTACTCCTGATTATGACCAGATCCGGTTAGAGATTTATGATGGTACCACGCAGGTGAGAGAAGAGATATTAGATGGCACAACTACGTCGTATGACTACACGTCCGCGCTGCAATCTTCAGACGGCGTGCTTAACAAGAACTTCACGATTAAAATTACGCCAAGGAACAACGTATGTGAGGCGGACACTGTTGAACTAACAGTACTACGCTGAGGAGGTTAGTAGATGGGATTCTTAGAGCCTTACGAGTTTGAGGAGATGGGGAATGTAATTGGATGGGATGCTATTTGCACAGGAAACACTCAAAAAGTAAGAGATGCAATCGGTGCTCCTTGTTATTCGGTTACAGCTGGAGAAAACCTCTCTAAAGGACAAGCTGTTTATATCGCAAGTGATCAAAGGGCTTATAGAGCTAGCAATACTTCTGACAGTACCATGCCTTGTGTAGGGTTTGTCTATAAGGATGCATCTGCAGGTAACGATGTGTGGATACAGTTTGACGGGCGTGCCGCGCTGTTTTCAGGTCTTACAGTTGGGTCTAAGTATTTCGTAGGTACAAATGGAGGGATTACTTCTACACGGCCTACTGGGTCGAATATAGTTCAATGTGTTGGGATTGCTGTTTCTTCAACCACACTCCTGCTCGTATCTTTGGGGTGCGACTTTGCTAGCACTAGGACGGCAGAAGTAGGAGGTTTACATATAGTAGGGGCAAGTGACAGCTTTGGAACCGCTCAGGTGATTGATGTTGATGCTTCCCAGAGCGACCCATCTGCTATTACGTCTACTGCAGTTACCTATGCCGATGCTGCGGCTGTTACTTTAGGAGACGCAGACTTAACGTATGACGCGAATGAGAGAGACTTGATTAACGATCTGAAATCCAAATATAACGATCTTGTACCTCTGGTAAACGAGATAAAGAGTGACTATAATGCGTTAAGAGCTGATGTTACTTCTATCCACTCTGTCTTGATAGGGACTATTGATTACTGTGATGCTTTAAAAGCGAAAATTAACGAATTACTAGGAGAGCTCCGTAAGACCGGTGGTTGCGGAGTTTTGAATGATTAGAGGAGGTAGCTTATGATAGAGTATCCTGTTGTTGAAATTGTAAGGCTAGAGGAGAATGAATCTTACGGCACCTTTGGAGTGCTTCGTATTCAGAAGCAAGTCTTTTGTGTGACTCTCGAACCTGCGGACCGATTCAATATGCCCGGAGTTTCATGTATTCCCGCACAGCAGTACATATGTAGAAGGCACGTTTCTAGCCGGTTTGGGGAGACTTTCATAGTTACAAATGTACCGGGCCGTGTTGGTATTCTATTCCATCCGGGCAATGAAGTTGAAGATACTGCTGGGTGCATTCTTTTGGCGGAACATTATGGGAAGTTACACGGTGATAGAGCTGTGCTGAATTCGGGTAAGACGTTCAAGAGGTTTATGGAGGTTATGAAGGACTTTGATAAGTTTCATTTGACAATTCTGGAATGTTATTAAAGGGGGTTAAATTGGTGAAAAGAGTTTTAATAGGAGTATTATTGTTGTTTTTAATGAACAGTTCTCTTTGCCTGGCGAAGAATCGGATTACTTGGCTTAGTTTGCTAAACAACAAGCATTTCTCTGCTGGTGAAGTTGTTTCCACTCGAGTCCTCGATCTTGATAAACTACGCGCTACAGGGTACTTTTCGTTACAAGTGACGATTACTGGAGGAGGTGTTTACACTATTAAGGAGAAGTGCAGTCTCGATGAACAGTTTTTCAGAACCCCCGAAGGAGTCCCAGATATTGCGACTGAGCTTACTTCTACTTCTGGTCCGGAGAGCGACGGCCATTTGTTTATACCAGTTGATTTGGGTGCAATGACGAAGTATTTGCAGTTTGAGGTGGTTGAAACTTCTGGGACTTCCGGAGGTACTGTAACAATTCTATTGGGGATAACTGTGGATCGATAAGTGATGGTCAGGAAAGTCCTTTCAATTAGTATATTGCTCTTGGCGATTTTTACAACAAGTGTTTGTGCTCAATGGGTGCGTAAACGTCAATTCGTCTCAGACTCTACAATTACTGTCGCGTGGAACGCTCCTATAGTGCTGTCTACAGGTGACCCGATTCCAACTGATGCTGTTTTAAAGTACCGGGTTTACATTCGAAGAGTTGGGTCTCCTCCGCGAGAGATTACTTCTGCTCCTATTACAGAGACTCAATTTACGTTCGCTCCTCCTAAAGTTGACTTTTGTTTTATTGGTGTACGTGCAGTACTTTACGATTCTAACGGAGTTCAAATTAGTGAATCACCTATCGCGTGGTCGTACGACCTTAGAGTAGCAGCTAATGGTCGTACGTTCGGGATGCGTAACTATTCCTCGAAGTTGATAACTATATTGGGGCGAAGACCTCGATGGGGCCAGCTTTGGCATCATCGATGGTAAAAAGCACACTAAATTCTAAAACAGGAGGTAGTTAAGATGGAGATTAAACCAGGATACAAAACTACTGAGTTTTGGGTAACTGTAACAGCGAAAGCAATTGCCCTGCTTGCGGCTCTAGGTGTGTTTACACCTGAGCAAGCTTCTGTGGTAACTCAAGCGATTACTCAACTAGCCGGAGTAGTGGGAGTTGTAGCAGCTGCATTTGGCTACTCTCTGGCAAGAGGTTCTGCTAAGAAAGGGAGTCAACAATAGAATACTAACTCGCATTAGGGGGTAGAAGAGTGTTTACGAGGCTGGTGATCGCTTTAATCTTGTGCTTTTTTCGTGTTTGTTAGTCACGCTCTGGGAGTAGCACGTACTAGCGCCACTCCCAGACCCGGTCCAGTAAGACCTACAGCACTTAGGGTACTTCATTAGGTGAGTCAGACCGCTTTGAATCATCGGCAGAGCTTTACACGAGGGTACAACTGTATTACAGCTATTATCTTCAATTGGGAGGTCCGAAAAAATGGCCGAACTATTAGTCAAGTCTAGTGATACGACAAACCCCGATCCAATAAAAGATTTACGCGGATGCTACAAAAAGGGTGACGTTGTAGTTGTGAAGCCAGATGGATGGAAATGGGGGAAAGAAGAGTTGAACAAGAATAAGTTCTACATTCTGTGTGTGCCTGACAAAGAAGTCGATGAATTAAAGTTTTTGACAAAGGAAGATGAAATTGTGCTGGGAAATCGGTACATTGCTGAGTCTCCTGAATTAGGAGTAATGGCAGAAGGTCCTGATGCAGAGACAGCATCTAAGACTTGCCAAACCCTAGCTGATGCTGTTCTGAAGAGATTACAAGACCACGATTTATCTCCTAGTTACCAAATCGTAACAAGAATAGAACCTATCAGACACGTTGTGGCCAGGCGCAGACATAGGATCAACATTGAAGATATTGAGGACATCCTACAAAGTGAGGTAGTTGCTGAAGTAACCAGTGACAAAATCAGCGTAACAGACAAACCTCAGAAAATATCAGCAACCTTAGCGAAGCTGGCTAAGTAAAATGGCAACTGAAGTTGTAAAGATAGTCGATACAGGAGGAAGTGGAGATTACTCATCTCTAGCTGCTTGGGAAGCAGACTTCGGGAGCTGTACCCAGTCGAACTACCCTTCTATGTCTGGAGACGGTGACCTTGTGGGAGCGGACTTGATCGCTGTTGCTGATTGTAGGTGTTCAACTGGGGATGAGGATGATAGTGCAGTTACTATTGATGGATGGACTTCTGTAGACTCGGATCACTACATTAGGATTTGGACCGATCCAGATCAGGGGTACAGACACCCAGGGAAATGGGATGACACAAAGTACAGGCTTGTGCTCTCCGAAGGAACTATTTTTGACATACAAGAAGAGTATGTGAGACTTATTGGCTTACAGATGAAAGGAACGAGATCGACAGGGTCTCAGTTGTTGATACATACATATTACACAAGCCGTTATCTGCGGGTCGAAAAATGTATCCTCTGTAGAGAGAATGCTGGTGGAACAGTAAATACTGGAATTAGTTGTGATAATTCTGCTGTACAAATTTATTTGGTCAATAATCTTTTTTATGACATACCTCAATATGCCATTCGTGGAAACGACTATTACTACTTATACAACAATACTATTATCAACTGTGGTACTGGTGTAGATGGTGGATCATCAGGGTATTGCAGAGCTATCAACAACATTGTTGACTGTACTACTTGTTTTGTTGGAGTTTTCGACTCTGATTCAGATTTCAACATCTCGTCAGATGATACAGCTCCAGGACCAAATTCAATCCATAATGCTACGGTCACTTTTGTAGACGCAGCTAATGGCGACTTTCACCTTGATGCTTCTGATACAGTAGCTAGAGACGCAGGTACAGACCTTTCATCTGATCCTTATTTAGCTTTCACTGACGACATCGATGGTGAAACTCGCTCTGCTCCTTGGGATATTGGAGTGGATGAATATGTGAGCGGAGGTGGAGGAGTACTTACAGCTATAGCTGATATACTATTAGCGTCTCTCACTCCGGCCACGTCGTTTAGCGTACTCAGGAGTATATCAGCTTCCCTCAGTTCTCTAAGCACTACTTCTCTTTCCCACTTAGGACTGCTCCTTACCCTTACTTCAAACATTCAACCTAGTTCCTCTACTGACGAGATTATCCTCTCTTTAACTAAACTAGCGATGGTCGGTGTAAGTAGTCAATCAACTACTGCCGATTCGGATTTAGTCATCTTACGGTCGCTGTTAAGTAACGTACTCCCAGTCTCTGACTCTAGCATCTTTCATTTAGATATACTGAGGAACGCTTTAACACAATCTCAGGTTGGTACGTTTACTCCGAGTGGTGCTCTCTCAGTACTACGCCGTGTAACTAGTTCTGAGCCAATTCAGTCGTACGCAAGCACTACTGCCCTCAGAGTTTTGAGGAATCTCACAAGCTCGCTACAAGCGCAGTCTTTTACATCAGCTCTGATTCACTTACACGTAGTTAGGGAGTTGCTGGCAAATATACCCTTGCAATCCGACGCCTCTGACGAAGTCATACTTTCGCTGGCCGAGCTGTTTACAGCGATCGCGAACATTGTCACTGGAACAAGTACTAACACGCCACGTCTCTTGGTACTCCGGTCACTTGTAACGAGCGCTTCTGTGTTGACGGACTCCAACAGTGTAGTACTTCGACTACTGAAAAGGGTGTTTACCTACGTTTTGAGTCACACTGTTACGTCACCTACGACATTGAACGTTCTACGGATTGCTTTAAACTCGATCACCGCACAATCGTCAACTCCCGACGACGCCGAACTTCTCCTAGCGCAGTTGATCACAGCAGTCTCAAACATTCTTGCGCTAGTTATACCTTCAACTACTTCTCTGGCAATAAAACGAGCTCTCGTATCACATATTCAAACGACTACTGGCACGGGCGATGTACCTCTTGAGTTATTGAGAGAAGTGCTCGTTAATATTTTAAGTCAAGCAAGTGGTTCAACAGCTCCGCTACGAGTGCTAAGACCTGTTTCGAGTGCTACCTCAGTCCAAACACTGGCTGCTGATGACGTTGTCTTGTTGTTAGTCGAAGTGCTTATTGCTGCGGCCAACGTTGTAACTACTGTTACTACCAGTGAAGTTAGTTCGAATGTACTACGCGAGTTGTTAACACTAACCGAAGTTAAGACTACCTCTTCAGATTCTGTTGAACTTTCTATTGCCGCGCTCATAAAAGCAGCCGCTGATGTTGTTTCACAAGTTCTTACTGGTAATGCGAAGTTCTCGATATTAAGACTGATTTCAACTGAAGTTCAAACTCAAACCGCTTCGCACGCTGTGGTACTCGAGCTGATTCGCTCTGTTACTTCTGCTATTCAGGCCGCTGTTACGTCGTCGAACAGCGTCGGGCTAATAATCGTTAAAGTTGGGCAAGTAGAGATTGTAGTCACTGCTCAGGTTGCTCAAGCAGCTCTCGCGATTCTAAAGGCACTTGCTATAGATATTACCTCTAACACCATTACTGCGGATGTGTTGCTCAGGGTACTAAGATCGACATCTTTGGGAGTAGATAGTACGACCTTAACTGGAGCGGTTGAGTTGATCACTACCATGTTAGGTTTGATTGTAGACACAACTATAGAATCGCTTACGCCGAGGCGAACCATAGAGGAGGTTTAAAAATGGGATCACTATCAAATTATTTAGAGAATGCATTACTAGATCATGTTCTTAATCAGAATACGTACACACCACCTACTACTATTTACATAGCTTTGTCTACTGCAGATCCTCAAGATGATGGTTCTGGAGTGAGTGAACCATCTGGAGGTGGTTATGCTAGGCAACCTATTACATTTGGAGCAGCTTCTAATAGGAGAGTGGTTCAAAACACGGATGTTGAGTTTCCTCAGGCCACCGCTGATTGGGGTACTATTACTCACTGGGCTCTTTTTGATGCTAGTACAGGTGGTAATATGTTAGCGTATGGCGAATTGGCGTCTGCTAAGACAGTTTATGAAGGCAACACTCCTTCGATAGCGTCAGGTGAAGTGTATATAGAATTCACTGCAGGGTACATTTCCAGCTACCTTGCCAACGCATTACTTGATTTTGTATTTCGTAACCAAACCTACACACCGCCTTCTACTTACGTAGCTCTAACTACTGCTACTATTAGTGATAGTGACACAGGGTCAACTATTTCTGAACCGCCAGGAAATGGCTACTCTAGAGTGTTAGTGAATCCCAATGGAGGTAGCTCTCCTGCTTGGGGAACAGTTTCGAATGGGGCTATTGAGAACGCGGATAACATTGATGTGGGCCCTGCTTCAGGGGGTTCTTGGGGTACTATAGTAGCCACTGCCTTGGTAGACGCTTCGAGTGCAGGTAACGTGTTGTTCTACGATAACGGAGTAACAGATCAGGAAGTCGGCGATGGAGATACTTACCGGTTCCCCGCTGGAGATTTCAACATAAGTATGGACTAATAGTACGCGCTTTCACATTTTTTAAATTAATTTGCGATACGAGACTTTTTGAAGATGATAGTCGAAGTCTTCTACTTAGGGCATGACAATAGCATAGATTTGCTTCTGAAGTCTAATAACTCAGTTGTTGACCTTTCCCCAGTTACGAAGATGGAACTGGAGATCAAGGGGGTTACTACTCTTTCAACTGAAGATTATCCCGGACTGATACAGTGGGCGGGTTCACTGGAAAGGGGAAGGGTTGTGATTGACCTAAATAGGTACACTGGTACGTTGCCAACGGGTAGATTTATTGCTCGATTAATCGTTTACGACCCATCTCACCCACATGGTATTGTGTGGGGTGAGTTTGTGCTTTATATTCGTGATTAGGGAAGGACTTAGGAGGTTTGACGAAAAAAGACAACCTCTCTTTCAATCTTAATTGGTGCCTTTCTTTTCTCAGTGATTGTGCTTGCTCAACAAGTAAATTGGCACGTAGTTAATCAAGTTACAGTTACATGGGACCTACAATTCTAGCAAACGGTAATCCTGTCCCCAGGGACAATTCACTTAAGTATCGTGTTTACGTCAAGCGAGATGCCTCTGATGTCCAAGTTCAAGAAGTGACTACAGATCTCATTTCTGAGGCACAGTATACAATTACACTATCTGAGGAAGGTTGCTACTTCGTTGGAGTACGTGCTTTAATCTAAGGGATTCATCCTCAGGTGTTAACATGAGTCCGTTCACAACACCTTTGATAGTAGAACCTATAAGTACTAGACGTTGGAGATTGGTAGCGCCGTTTGAGTATCACGTAGGAAGTTATCCAAGTTCTAAGCCTAAGTGGAAACGTTTCATCAAAAGTCTTCGGAGAAAAGAGGATTTTAATTTTAGACGATGACGGGATGGCTTATTAATTTTCTATAGTGGTCTAGGCTAACTATAGCTGACCTATTGAAAAATTGGAGGGTGTACCTACTGATGAAGAGCTGAGGGCGTAACAGTGGTAGTCTACATCTGTTAGGAAGGTGGTTCTTATGTCGATAACATATGATTCAGAAAACAGTACAATTATCATTACGGATTTTACACTGGAAAGTCCTTGTACTTTTGAAGATATTTATCAAACTGACGTGTCAAATGGATGGGGAGTTGTAGAAAAGAAGGAGACTGCATATTTCATACATGCTATTATCCAGCTTGGTGATAGTGACCATGATGCTTGGCTGGTTGATAAGAATAAACAACTATTTTTCTTTGCTGATTGTGCTTTTAAAAATTCTGTTCGGACGGGGCATTTAATTTTGGGAGAAATTGAAAATGAATAAGAAAAAACTGCAAAGAATGGATGCTATATAGAGTGTTATGGAAATTATTTTATTGATGGTAATATTCAAGAAATTGATTTGCTTGATATAAAAGTTGTTTCAAGAAATGCTGATAACTATAGTATCTTGGCAGTTGATAACTGTATCGGAAAGATTTGGAATAGTGAATTGCATCTTTTTGTATTAAGAGGGAGTGCTGCAAATTTAGATATATACAATGTGGAACTTGGTAATTTTCCCCAAGATAGCTTTGTTTCACCTTTTTTGTATTTTAGTGTTGGCTCTGGAAATATGGAAAAAATCACTGTTGTTAATTGTTCATATACAGCTATTATTTTTATGTACGCTGGATTTGCTATCAAAAATCTTGTTGGGAGAAATATCAGGAATGCTCTTGTTTTGTGCAGGTTTGCTAGAAGTGAATCTTTTGCGATTGATTGGGATGTTGATTGGAATATGGCCGTTCTTGAGGGAACCGCATATGAAGGTCTTAATAAACTTTGGCGGCAGTATTCTTTTAACGTTAGAGTTCAAGATGAAAGAAATAATCCCATATCAAACGCATCGGTTATTTTGAAAGATAATAACGGTAATACTGTTTATTCTGAAACGTCAGATGAGTCAGGAAGGAGTCCCATTCAAGTCCTCGACTGGGGATATTATGCTCTCGACGACAGTAGTAATTGTATTGAGTATCCATCAACTCCTCATACCCTTGTTGTTACAAAACAAGGGTACCAAAAGTATGAAACAAAGATCGAACTAACTAAAAAACTGGCGGACTTTCCAGTAGTTCTTAAGAAAGAGAATATTAATGTTGACCAAGAGGCCTTAGTATGAGGTATGCCAAATCAGAGTCCACAAACATTTTAGCGTTATTTAATAGCGGAGATACTGTAACGATTAATGTGTACAGGTTGTCAGACAATACGAAGGTGGTGGATGGTGCTTCTTGCTCTGAAGTGGCAGAAACAGGGATATTTAAGTATCTTTTTAGTCAGACGATTTCGCAGAAAGAAGAATACTTGTGGGTAATGAACAATGGAGAATATAGCAAGTATGGGAAGATAGTGTTAAGCGGGTGGATGGATGATACTGCTGACGAGATTCAAAACCACCGTAATATGGTAGAACCTAAGATAGATATAACTATCAGCTCCAGGGCTTCCCAAGAGTCTGTTGATGCCATTCCTACAGCAGATGAGATTGCCGATGTTGTATGGGATGAGACAACCTCTGATCATACTACTTCTGGATCATTTGGTGAGGAAGTTCAAAGTCACGCAACCAAAACTGAGTTGGATCAAGCTGAAGCGAACATAAGAGGTGTTGACAGCGACTCTCTCAAAACCCTTTCTGACCAGATAGACTCAGTAAAAGAGCAAACGGATAAGATTCCCACTATTCAGTTAGATGTGTCTTTTATTAAGGACATTGAAGGTGGTCGTTGGGTGCTTGACGGACATCAAATGGTGTTTTATAAAGAAGATAACACTACGGAAGTTGCTCGATTTGATCTCTACAATAAAGACGGGGCATTGATTAGTGAAGAAGATGACGCCTATGAAAGGCGTCGAGTTTAAAAAAAGAGAAGGAGGGATTAGGATGATTAGGATGTCGAAAGTATTGACAGGAATTTTTCTTCTGGCTTTTTGTATTTTCATGGCAGGGAGTGCATTTGCCGCTCCTTATCTAGTTTGCGACCCCCAAACTAACGTAACCTCTTACATAGTTACCCTAGATGGAACTGAGACCGAAGTACCTGCTCAAGATTTGGGTAATGGTACTGTACGTCTCCATTTCGATCTAGCTAGTGTAACAGAAGGGGAGCATCATGTTGAAGTAAGAGCGAAGAACATTTGGGGGGTGAGTGATCCGGTCCCTTTCGACTTTACAAAAACACTACCCGCTCTTCCTTCGGGCTTCTCTATATCGACAGAATGATCTACTACTTGGAGGTTGAGCCTTGTCGGTAGGAAGAGTGAGTACCTTATTAGGGGTGCTGGTGGGGCTTTGCTCTCTGATAGGAGCTGTAGCGGCAGTGGACTCCCGTTATGCTAAACAGGTGTACGTGGAGAAAATAGAGCAGCGCTTGGACCAGAAGATATGGTCTGATAGGTATTACCAAATACAGCAGAGAATTTGGCAGCTTCAAGATCGTTACCCAATTCCCCAAAATATGCCCCAATCTGTGAAGGAGGAGCTGCGTAAACTCAAGTTTCTGAAAGAGCAGATTGAGAGAAAACTGAGAATTCCTGCTGACCAACTAGGGACGATAGAACTGGCAGTGGCTCATGCTAAAGCCACTGCCGGCGCCCCTGTACCTCCTAAACGTATTAAAGTTTCCGAGAACTACAGTATGGGAGTGTAGGTGATGTTATGACGAGTTTGATTATCACAAGAGGTTTTGGAAAATGTAAAGGTGAAGCTCAACCTGTAGTAGTAAGTGGGGGTGAAGTGATTACTCAGGAAAAACCCCGAATTTATATTGATAGGTTAGTTACCAAAGATGCTCCTGACACAAGTCAGCTCTTGAAGGTGATTGTGGAGTCGGTACATGATTGAGGCATATTTACAATCTGCAAAAACGTTCGAATTCAGAGTTACCATTGAAGGGGTCCACTACTCCGTACTAACAGCTTATTTAAGAGTGCAAGTCGGTAAAATTGAGCTGGGGTTTCCTGGTGAAGTCCTACGAGACAAGATCGTTGTTACCATTCCCGCATTACAGAAGTTCGTGAGTCTTGCGCTTGATAGGACTTATAAAGTAAGATTAGAAGTGATTGGCGGCGGTTTCTATTTGGTTCCTTGGGAAGATAGCATTGTGTTTAAACCTTCGATTGCAGTCAAGAACGTTGAGGTAGTAAATGAGAAGACGCCGTGTATAGTTTTGAAAAGGAGGTCAGTATGAAACTCGCTCCTAACAAACCTTACAACCTCTCCTTCGAATCCGAAATCACGGGAGTTGATACGTCCAACTTAAAGGGATTCCTGAGAATGTCCATCAATGGCATTGAATATGGAGTTCCTGCTACAATTCGAAAGAACTCGATCGACGTTTCTATCCCACCTTTTGAGAGCTTTGTTAAGGTCTCTTTCGAGAAGGAATTGAAGGTACCAGTTAAGTTGGAGATAGTAAGCCCTGAATTCTGTTTGTGTGTTTGGGAGGATACATTTGTAGTTAAACCTGTAGTTAAAGCTCGTGTCGCCCCAGTAAATATCCAGGGTTCAGGAAAGGTTGTAGTTAAAGGGTTGAAGAAAACTACTGATATTGACAAGCAGTTTGAAAGAGCCGGGATTACAGATCCCCGTGTTAAAGAGTTGATCAAAAAGAAGATGAAGAAGTAAAAGGAGGTTAACATGATCAAAGTTGAAGTTCTTGCTAAAGATGGTGGTACTAAAGTGGTAAACCTCACTCGTACCAAAGCGGTACATGAAAGGTGCTTGAACTGTTCCGCGTGGAATGCTTACGCAGTTTCACAGTGTACCTTTACAGACTGCCCTCTGTACCCTTTCCGAACTGGTAAAGGTGTACGAGGTAGATCCGCTGAGAGAAATAAAGCAATAGTTAGATATTGTCAATGGTGTTCAAATAGCAGAACACCTAAAGATTGCACTGCGAGATTGTGCCCTTTATATGTGTACAGAACAGGTCGTATTGATAACAATGTAGTCCTGGAGAGGGTCAAGAGTCCCCGAGAGTTTCGCTTCAGTAAGAACATGAACGACTAGTATAAAATTTTCTTTTTCCACTACAACGAACTTACCCCACACCCTCGGGTATAACTAAGTATAGGTTGAGCGTTACCTGCGATTTAAGTGCCAAAGGTATGCGCACTTCTGGGCTAAAAATCGATTTTTACAAGCAACTGAAGATCACGTCTCCCCCTTGCTTTTACGACACGTTAACGTAATAATCACTATTGACATCCCTCTTTGCTTAGAAAGGGAGAAACCTTGCAGACTTGAAATTAGGTAAAAACTTAGGAGGAAGCTTGTGAAACAAACACGAAAAGTCAAGGTATTTGATCTCTCGAGGTTGATCGACGACGAGTGGATTCACAAGGCTCCACATGAAGGAGTTCCCTTTACTACGTTGATAGGCGACGCTATTTCGCTGACTCCTATCTCAGAAGCGCGTCTGCTACGTCGTAAACTCAAGAGAAGGGAGAGGAGGAAATGAACTACTTTCGCACTTCTTTTTTCCACAAGATTCGCAACAAACTTTTCAGGATCTACTTGAATGGAAGTGGAGAAGAGGGTGTCTTCATTACAAAGGGAGGTCGGAGGATATTCCTAAAGTTAAAGTCCAAGGGAGCTCGCGTCAACGAGCAACGTGTTAAATACTGGATGGATAGAATTGACGAAGTAGGACTATACAAGCTGGTAAAGGATCGTAACTTTAAAACCTTCTTAGGGAACACAGGAAAATATGTACATCCTCTCTTCTCAGAACTATATCGTACTTGGCCAAACAAACAGGATAAGTTGTGGTATAGGAAGTTGATCGAGAACTGGCATTGGAACCGTTCTAGAGCTAGGGATACTCTACAGAAGCTAGTTTCTGGGGAACTTAAGAACCCTTTTTGGGATGAAGTATCCGCACTGAACAGGGCACTTTTGCTAAAAGAGTCTAAGGAACTACCTCGTATTACTTTGTACAGAGGTGTGTGGGTTTCAACCCCTTATTCGCCAACCTACGCGCACCATATGATCCAGTTTTTTGCAGACTTAAAAGAGATGCAACTCAACCCACAGAAGTACATTCTCAAGGACTTCCCGTTCGCATCTTTTTCAACCCTTCAAAGTCAGGCTCAGAAGTTTGGAATGGTCGATCACGCCAAAATCCCTGTCTCCCGTATTGTTGGGCACTATAGGATTGGTTTTGGTTCAACAAGAGAGAAGGAATTTATCGTCCGTACATCGTACAGGAGAGTTCCTGAGTTAATAACACGGGCAAGTTCGAGTTTAAAGAGCGCGAAGAAGTGGCCGGACATACAGTATTCCCCACTCCCGGAGACCGCTACTAGAGTTTACAGGTTTAATAGAGAAGTGTTCTCTGAAGTACCTTTTCGGAGGAACTTCGCTTTTCGCGAAATTCGCCTAGTAACACACGCGGGTGACACTGATTACGTAGCGGGCTCCCACCGCATTCACTACGTAACACTTCAATTTAACAGCGCGTTCTATGACCGAACAAAAACGTTTTTAGAATCCATGCAAGTCTTAAACAGGGAATGGGTGTTTTACGTTAAGAATCGAGACGACGCCCTCGAACTCTACTCAACTTTCTGTGATCAACTGACTCGCGGCCGTAGCCGTGATCTTGTTTCCAACATCCCCAAAGTAATTGATCGAGTTACGAAAAACTACGACTTAGAGTGGTATTTTGCAATTCCAACTACTCCTAAGAGTCTGCTCACGTCTCCATTTAGTACTACCAAAGACACGACGCACGCTTTTTACTTCGCCTCAAGGGATATACTCAAACCCTTCTAAAATAGTAATCCCACAAAAGGGAACTGAGTTCAATTTTACTAAGTGTTTAAATTTATTTGAGTTACTATCGACCCTGTTTACTTCCATAGGCAACGTAACTGCCTCGGGTCAACAACTGTTTCTTAGAGAGCCACTGAATTCGCTTTTCCCATCTATCGAGCTCGACCTCTTCCTTGAACCCTCCGAGGCCAAAGTTTGATACCTTTACTCCATTCCAGGAAATACTCCTTTCTATAACTAGAAGTTCCTGTACGGTGAAGTTACCTCCCTCGAAGCGGCCCAGCTCGATCCAACGTGCATCCCATCCCAGCCAAAGGACAGTAGGGAGGACACGTACGTCAAACAATCTATTCACGTACCAACGTAGTGGTTTGAAGACGGCTATGTGTAAGGTCTTTCTTAAGGTAAGTCGGTAGATTAGATCGAGAGGTATACGGTAGCTCTTACTCTCGTTATCCGAAGGCCAGACGAACAGGACGCGTTGGAACGTATGGGAGCACCTTCTGCGAAGATCTAGCCAATTAGTTACAACAAGTTCGGAAAGGTTTAAGGGAGTGTAGTACAGAGGGAAGTCCGTCCTCCGTAAGGAGACTACGTATTCTCTCTCCTCAAGGGAGAGCCTGTACTGAGATTTGTTCTTCCAAGTTTTCTTTGGTACTCTCATAAGTGGGCATCCCCTTGACTTAAGAGTTTAACCTACTAGAATAAGGTTAGCACTTGGTTAAGAAGGAGGAATTAAGAATGCCGCGGAAACTCGCTCTTGCAGCGGCGCCAGCGAAAGTCAATCCCAGGATTTCAGTGAAGTGGGGTTGGAGGGAGGCTGGCGTTTCTACTATCCCCTTGTTTAGAGAGATCTTCGAGGAATTCCTTCCCCGATTTGAGGAAGTGTATAAAGAGGAAGGAGCGGTCACTCCGATATCTCAAGCACATAGAGTACTTGGGTCCAAAGCATTTCATCAGTCTAACTTCGGCGAGTATCTATCTCTCAAAGCACAGGAGAAGGATATTGGTAAACCGAAAACAGAGAAGCTCTTTGAGGAGTTTATTTCTCGAATTAAAAAGGAAAAGCCCGCCGATTACATACCTAAGACACCAATAAGAGTGTTTAAGACACCACTATCCTCTAGGTTCCGTCCTACTCGAGATAAAGGAAAAGTTCAGTTTGAGCTCACTTCAGTGGTTGATAAGAATGGGTATATCGTTCTCGAGATTGTACTCACACCTAGAGAGAACCTCAAGAAAGGAACGGCTCTCCTTCAGAGAGCTGCAAAGGAAGACCCGGTTTCCAAAGTTTCCAAACTAACTACGTGGAAAGGCGAAAGAGGATACTGGGTGACTCTAAAAAATGGTAGAAAGATCTTCATTCCCGAAAAATATCAAAAGCAATACCATAATTGGAAGGCTGTAGAGGGGGTAGGAGCTTTTGCTGCGGTGATGGGAACGCTAGGCCTTTTCACGACTGCGGGAATAATGAGTGTTCCTATACTCACAGCAGGTCTTACCAAAGTAGCTTCCCTAGCTGTTAAGGATCCTGCGAAAAAGGCAGCTCTCAAGTCAATTCAATCTGCCATTAAAAAAATTGCGGAGAAGACTACGCTTAAGGTCGCTGCCATTAGCGCTATTGGGGTTGTGGGAGGATTCCTAACTCACATAATTGCCAGAGCGATACAATGGGGGATGAGACTTTGGGCTGCTAATGCACGCGCCGCAGCGCGCATTCTCAAGAAGGAAAGATAACTTAGAGAGCACAAACTCGCAATTGAAAGGGCACCCTCACGTGCCCTTTTTAGTTACATTGTAGTGGGAGGTTGCAGATGAGAGTGTATATTGCAGGAATGGATGGTTACTTGGGTTGGACTTTAACTGTTTACTTACTTGCTAGGGGTTACGTAGTAGGTGGCTGTGATTTGATGTTGAGAAGAGAGTGGGTTGAGGAGATGGGATCTCAATCCGTGACACCCATCGCGAGTATGGAAGAGAGGATACGTGCTTGTGAGGAAGTGTTTGGTAGGAAACCTATTTTCTATTTCGGGGACTTAAGGAACCCCAAATTTGTGTTGAACTCCATTAAAGAGTTCAAACCAGATGCAATTGTCCACCTAGGTGAAATGCCTTCTGCACCTTACTCAATGATCGATGTACATCACACTACTTTCACCCAAGTCAACAACCTAGTGGGGACCTTAAACCTTTTGTACGCCATCAAAGCTGTGAGTAAGGATATCCACTTAGTTAAATTAGGATGTTATGACGACAAAACAGAGGTGCTAACAAGTAAAGGATGGAAGTTGTTCAAGGACCTAGATTACTCTGACAAAGTATGCTGTCTCAACGGAGAAACAGGAGAAGTATCGTTCAACTGTCCAAACCATATAGTTGAGTATCCGTATGCGGGAGAGATGCTGAGAATTGTGAACGACGATGTCGATTTCGTGATTACTCCCAATCATAGAGTGGTCTTTAGAGAATCTCCTTCGGGAGTTGTGCAGATAAAGAGGGCTGATCACGTGGCAAAGAAATCTAGCTTCATAATTCCACAGATAGATAGCCAAACTAAAGTAACTCCTTCTGATATGGAATGGGTTCCTTATGCAGGAAAGGTGTACTGTTGCACCGTTCCTACAGGAATCATATATGTACGCCGGAACGGAAAAGCGGCTTGGTCAGGAAACACAATGGGAGAGTATGGCGTCACAAACCTCGACATTCCTGAGGGATTCTTTGAAGTTGAATATAGAGGGCGTAAAGATACTCTTCCTTTTCCTTGTCAACCTCCTAGTTTTTATCATTGTACGAAGGTACACGATTCTGTCAACATTAGATTTGCTTGCGACGTTTGGGGGCTTAGATCTACTGATATCATGCAAGGAGTGGTTTATGGGATTCAGATCCCCGAAATGAAAGGAGATGAGAGATTAATTACTCGCTATGATGTAGATGAATGTTTTCCTCCTAACACCAGAATTACATGCTTAGAGGGCGTAAAACCTATAAAAGACGTTCAGGTAGGAGACAAAGTCTTAACTCATAAGGGTCGGTTTCGAAAGGTGCTTAAGAAGTTTGAACGAGAATACGTTGGGGAAGTGATAGAGATAGAACTTGAGCGCGCTTTTGGAAAAATTGTTTGTACGCCAGGTCATCCCATCTTAGTAACGACGCTCTCTTCAGCGCACGGTAAAGAGACGACACGGTGGATGACAGCGCGAGAACTAAAAGAATGGCTCCAAGTTCAAACTAATCCGTTCCTTGAGAAGTATGAGAGGTTTAACAGGTTAGTCGCAAACGGGACTTCGATCATAAGCGTAATGGATTTGAGCTGTCCTATCTATTTACATTCAGGAGGGTTTGACAACCTGGTGCGAGTAAAATCAGTTTCAAGTAAGATGTACAAAGGGAAGGTATACAACCTCCATGTTGAAGAAGATCACACGTACGTCGCAAACAACGTCCAGGTGCATAACTGCTTCGGCACTCTCGTAAATCGTACTTGCGCTCAGGCTATTGTAGGAATTCCACTAACGGTTTATGGAAAAGGGAAGCAGAAGAGAGGGTTCCTTCCCATTCAAGACTCCATGCAATGCTTCCGTATTGCTATTGAGAACCCTCCCAAGGAAGGAGAATATAGAGTGTTTAACCAATTCGAGGATGTATACGAAATCATCTGGCTGGCTCGGTTGGTAAAGAGGGAGGCAGAAAAGCTGGGGTTCACTGTCAAACTCGCTCACTATGAAAATCCACGAGTTGAAGCGGAAGATCACTACTACAACCCTGATAGGAACAACTTACCTAGACTTGGCTACAAACCTACAGCAAACCCCGCTGTAGTGATCAAAAACATCTTAACCAACCTAATCAAATACAAACACAGAATAATACGTGAAAAGATAATCCCGGAAATTCGTTGGAGTGGTGATAAGAACAAGTGTAGGATTATTACAGTTGAGGAGTAGGAGTTCCCTTGCCTCTCTTAGCAGATTAATGGATATACATAGTCAACGACTGATTAGAGAGGAGAGTAAAATCGTGGAGATTCCCAAAGTTAACGCAATCAAGGATCTTCCCTTATATCCCCTAGCAAACGCGCTCTCTCCAACATGTTATCAGTGTAAACACTACCTCAAGAACGACAAATGCAAAGCCTTCCCTAAAGGAATACCTCGAAAGCTCCTGTTAAGTCCGTACTGGCATATCGCCCTTCTTCCACAACAGCAAGGTGACTACATTTTCGAGCCGAGGGTATAAATGAGGCTCAGGATCCTCAAGTGGATAACGTATAAGGGCAGGAGGATTCCAATCACGGAGAGAATCCTAAGAGGAGCCCGCTTTCTCTCGAAAAAAGAAGCTATACCAATAGCTGAAGAGCTTGATCGAAGGTATTGGAGAAGGTACGGCGACATCGAACCTCATTTCACGAAGTACGACCTGAAGAGCTTGGGGATTTCAGTTCGAGCCGTAGACGAAAAGTTCCCGGGAATCCTACACGGCACCAAGATAATCCCAATCAAGACAAGTAGAGGAACGTCAGTACTGAGTTTTGTCGTTAATGATACTCTGGGGCGAAGAGATTTACAGGTACTTACCATCATCAGTAAGGAATTACGTAGTGCAACCTCACGCACTGAACTTCGAAAGATCGCCGCGAAATACGGTTTGGGTACCTCCAACCCAAACTTGACGTACGACACCCTGACTCATCTTAAAAACTACTATCTTACTCAAATAGAGAAGCTGAAACCCTTGGTAATACTTCCTCTCAGGGGAGGAAGACCTCAAAAGAGCGCTATTACTCCGGACGATATAATCATTTGCTTTCAACCTTCCGTTTTGAATAAACGAGATCCACTAACACAAAGACACGCGTGGATTCACGAGTTCGGGCACGTCCTAACTGCTAAGCTTCAACCTTCTCAGTGGAAACGTTGGGTTGATGTTTACTATCCCAACCAGCTAAAGTTACGTTCGGAGTACGGAAGAACTAGCCCCACTGAAGGGTTTGCAGAGGAATTTTGGTTGTTCATTTCAAGAGGAAATAACTCGACAAAAGAACTTAACGAGTATTTTAGAAGCCTTCACAAAGAGTGGAACTTACTTTAGAATGACGCTAGTTAACAAGTAAGTAATGACTTATGAAAGGATCATAACGTGGATTACCTACAAAGGAAAAAGGATCCCCATCCGAGAGAGCCTTTTTAAGGGAATTAAGTTTGTTCGTAGAGCAGACACGGAATCTCTACTTAAGAGACTTTCACACTCCTCACCTCATACCTTCAAAGGGTTAGTTCCATATAAGGGGAAAATCGACTGGAAATGGCTCGCCGCCGCGTGCAAGGACACCGACAAAAAATTCCCGGGACTACTCGAGAACGTAGAGGTCCACTTCTTTTCTGATACAGAGAAAAGGAAACTAAAGGGGTTTGCTCTTAGTACAGATGTCGGAAAGCGCAAGATAGCCTATTACCGTCAGATAATCTCTGAGCTAGAGAAATCCAAAACTTCCCAAGAGAAGTTCATCGCAACAGCAAAGAAATTCCATTTAATTCCCTATGGTGTGAAGGAATTAGACGAAAACTTTGTAAACTTCCTTCAAGAATTGGTAGAACACGACTTAAAAAGGTCCCTTAGGTCTTACTACCAAAACAAAAAACTACTAGGTGACCGAAACTACCTCTTTATGAACCCTGCCTTACCTACAAGGAACCCTTCTAGTTACGTAAAGACAGAAAAAGACGTGTGGATTCACGAATTCGGGCACCTTCTTATGGGAAAGATTTCCAATAAAGAATTCGAAGCTTGGAACATAATCTACGAGAGGCAACGAAACAGGATCCAATCAACCTACGGCCGCTCCAATCCCTCTGAAGGGTTTGCAGAGGAGTTCCTTCTCTACATTAAAACAGGTAAATGCTCAACCAACGCTATTACCCTCTACTTCGAAACACTTGAGAGATCTTGGAACTTCCTAAGTAAATAACCTTCTCTTTAAGCGCACCTATACACAACATTATCGTTAAGAGTCAAAACCGATCTATCACTAAAGTACTTCCCAGTTTTTTGGTAGAAACTGTTCACTTCTTTCAGTTTACCTTCTCGAATTATCAGTACACTAGAAGGGAGTTCCTCTCCCAACTTGAACATTACCTTATCCCAGTCAAAATCTTTTTTTGTCTCGCCGAAGTACTTTTCAAGGAAGGAATGTGAGGTAGGTTCTTTGACCAGTACAATATCGTTCTTCAGTATCTTAGGAAAGACATGTCGTACTTCGACTCTCCTATACCTTCCAGTTTTTAAGAGGATCTCTCCAATTTCTCTCAACTCAGACAGATCGACATTTCCTATCTCTTTATGTCGGAGGAAATACAGAATTGCAGCTGCACGGACGGTTAGGTTCTTATGCTTAAGTAACTCAGGTAGTTCCTCTGGCAACCTCTTTGGGATCCTCTCCCTCTTAATTACTGCCTTCTGAACCTCCTTCGCCCATGGTCTATCATCATACACAACACACCTACAATACTTCTCGTTTGTTAGGTGATACAACAGAGAGAAATCACCTGAATTGATTACAATCACTCGTGATCTCACGGGTATCCAAGAACTAACTACATCCTCGAGGTCTCTCCTTCCATTTAGATATCTATTTAGGTTATACAGGTGCCTCGTTCCTCCACTCTTCTCAAACACCCTCCTTGCCGCTTCCAAAATAGTACTACTCATAGTTCTTTTACTAGGGTCAAACCACATATACAATTCTCTTATACCATATCTATCTCTAGCCTCTTTCAGCACTTTCACCCAATGCTCAACCCTCTTAGTCTCGAACTCATCGTAATTGAACACTTCTGCTTCCCTTGGGACTATACCATACTTCCAACTAACAATACTCGCAGGTAATTTATACTGATCACAAAACTCTAGGTATTTTTGAATCCTCCTACTATCCCAAAGTACCTCAGGAGTTGCTTTCACCACTTTACGCTTGCTTTGCGAACATAAAGTTCCCGTTAAAACTTCTCTCTTACCTATCTCAGCTCCACTCTTCCTAACCATCTCAACACCCAACTCTCCTTCTCCCTTTTTAACACTCTTCACTCTCAACACTATTACCTCTTCTTTCCCCTTGAGCAAGTCAACATCCAACTCTACCTTCTCTCCTAACCTCCAATTTCCTCTAACCAAAACCCTTTTTACTCCTGGTATTTTGACCAAGCACACTTCCCCAATTTTCTTAGTTACCAAACCTACCGCCTTCATTTTTCCTCTCCTACTAAAGTAATGTCATTCTTAAATTCATGTGCTCTTCTTACCTTCCAATACTTCCTCATCATCCTCTCAATCTCATCCACTTTAGGTACCGCCTTCTTGTAGCATTCCACAATCACCTTCCTAACCCCCACCGCGCTCACTAACTTAAATAACCTCTCATGATGTTCTCTTACATTACTCTCATTCCACAATTCATACTCTACTTCTTTACCTATTAACCAACTGTCCAACTTAGGAAAATTCTTAAAAACACTCTCCTTCGCCGACCTAAATACTTTAGGAGTATCTATATATACAACACTACCTCTTCCCACTCTCTTAACTTTCCTCAAAAACTCATCATAACTCCCTCTACTAACTACTAACCTTCCTCCTCTAACCCTATTCTCTCTTAACCTCCTTGCTATCTCTTCCATCTTATCCTTCTTCAACTTCCTATCGTACCCTTCACTAGGTACCCTTCTAACACTTTCTAGTACACTTACCACTCTCACTGCGGTGCCAAACCACTTCCCATCTCCAACCAACGCCCGCCCTATACTATACGACCACCATCCTATATCATTACTAATTACATGCAAACCTTTCCTAACCATTAAATGACTAATAGTATAAGTACCTGCAAAAGGTTCTATAACCCTTCTTGTTCCTTTAACTTCCTTATCAATAACTTCTTCTATAGCTTTGATATACTTGTACTTACTTCCAATAGTATTGACATACCACATAATTAATTACTCCTTCTGATACAAGTTTTTTAGAGTTTACCTCCGATCTGTTCCCTTTTTCAAGAGTTCGTGATATACGACACTTATCTAAGAAGAAGTAGATAAGAACTGAGATTGAGAAAAGAAGGGTATTAACAGTGAATAGGAACTCAAGGTAAAAGGCGCTTAAATTGGTACCTTAGTGAGGAACCTAAAATAGGAATAGGACCTAGATGGGAACCTAAATAGAACTTAAACAGTACTTAGTAAGAACCTACACGATAGGGACCTATATAATGAAGGTTCATTTAACTGGGGATTCATATAGTAAGGACTTCATATATTAACGAGGTTCATATTAGTGAGGTTTATATTACAGAGGGTTTGTACAACAGGAGAGGAAGAGGGTTATATAGTAAGGACTCTATATAACAAGGTCTATGTAATAGGAGTTTACATAACAAAGGTTCATATAGTGAGGTTTATATTACAGAGGGTCTGTACAACAGAGGAAGAGGGTTATATAGTAAGGACCCATACGAGTTAAATTCGCCTCCCCTATTATAATTTACCTAAAATTAAAACATCACTTAAACTTAAGAAAGGAGGAGGTAAATTATGAAGAACTTGAAAATTTACAACCCTGACCTTAAACCCCAGGTCACCATCAAAACCCTGATCTCCCAGGTAAAAACCCAGAAACCACAACGTACCTTGGGACACGTGTCCCTCTCCCGAACATACATTCGGGAAATAAAGAGAGAGGTTGGGACCGAAGAGTTCGGGACTCTCGGACCCACCACTGTGTACAAAGTGGTGGTGGAACTGATAAAACAGAGAAAACCTGACCTTCTTCCCCGGATTAAAGAAGAGGTAGGGGAAGAAAGGTTTAAAAGGGAGGTATTCAACCTCTACTACAGGGAAAAGTAGTAGAGGTTGAAGGTAAGGTAAGGAGAGTCCTGTAAACCCTCTTTACACACAAAGGTCCGTTAAGGCCCGATCCGTAACGGGTACGGACGGTCGGGAGCTACACTGACGGACCTTCAAAACCAACCCGAACCTACTGTAATGAGGTTACAAGGTCACAAAGGACTGAACATCCTTTGTGACCGTCCTAAATACCTTAACGACACGGGCCATGATGGCCCGGTCAGGAATTGTAATGATTTCAGTAGATTACCCTGAAAAACTCGTAAATTTCGGGGGCAAAAAAGTCGTTGAGGTATTTAGGGCAACCGGCCCAGAAAGGAGGTGAGAAAAGTGAATATTAAGGAGCTCCTTCAACAGGCTCGTGCTCAGAGTCGACGGAAGAGAGGTCGTGGTCACCGTCCTGTGATAAGTGACCGTAAGGCCTCCAAACCTAAGGCTCTGTTGGGCACGAAACTTAAGAGGAATGAGTGGGAATGGCTTCCGTACCACTCTCCATCAGCATGGATGGCGGAGTGGTCAGCTAACCTACAGTATCAAGAAGAGGTACGTAGGTTAGAAGAGAAGACCACTCCTGCTCCAGAAGGCTCCTTAAGGGATCTCCTAACTAAAGCGAAGGCCTCGGTTAAGAGAGGGAGACCTCGTAAGCAGAGGCCGGAGTTGGTTAGGGACCCGGAGATTCAGACCGGATACGGATTAAAACTCCTCGAGTTAGAGGAGAAATACCCGGTTAATCCGTATTATTGGAACGATTCTCCAGGTGATCCTAGAGAGATTCCTTGGGGAGATTTGGATGACCTGGCCCGGTTGGTAGATAAGTTACTGTAGTACCACGGGTTTAGGTCAGGTAACAAGAACCGGGTTCTTAAAAGGGACCTTGGGATCCCTCCGTCTGCTTTGTTAAAGGAAAGGGAAGGTTAGTTTGGTTCATCTGCCGGGGGTTGTCTCAGAAAGTAGTGACAGACGGGCCACCATGGCCCGGTCAGGAGTTGTAATGATTTCAATAGGTTAACTTAGAAAAGTAGGAATTTTTTGAGGCAAAAAATGAGGACAGGTTAGGTCATATTTTTTTATTTACATATAATTTTATCTAAAATTTTTTTAAAATTTTGCGTGAATCCTGTAAAAAAGAGAAAAGGGGGCAGAAAAATGGAAAAAAAGGAGAAAATTTTGAACCTAACACAACATCCAGCCACGTCGGATCAGATTGAAGCAGGAGTAATTGAACCGAAGGATAAAGAGAAGGTAAGAGAGTTGCTAACGTTTAATGAACTCCCGTCTTATGAAGAAGTGATGTCTAAAGCACAGGCTCTAGCCGACATTGCCGTTGAACACGGAGTTACAAAAGCGATGATTGGAGGAGCCTTGTTCTTCATGACTCCGTTGGCGGCAATATTGCGGTGTAGAGGAGTAACACCGCTTTTCTCTTTCACAAAGAGAATGGTTGAAGAAAAGGTGCTTGAAGATGGTACAGTTGAGAAGAAAGCTGTCTTCAAGCATGAAGGGTGGATTGTGGCCTTTTAAGAGAAAAGGAGGTGATGGTCGAGTTACATTTTCTTATTTATAAATAAAATTTTTATAATTTTAAACGTTAACCGGTAAAAAAGAAGAAAGGAGGAGAAAAAATGGAAAAAGTGACAGTTATCCACAATCCCGATCTTCAGAAAAGAGAGGAACAGGTATCCTTGAGGGACTTATTGACCCAAGCCCGTCAGAGGAAGAAAGGACAATCGGCCGGCCTAGGACACATATCCTTTGCCAGGGAAACCTTACGGACAATTAAGAAGGAAGTAGGTCAAGAAGAGTATGAGACATTAGGACCAGGAGCGGCCTTCTATGTGGTATGTAAGCTAATGGAACAGAAGAAGCCCGATCTGTACAAGAAGGTAATGTCCCAAGTTGGAAAGACATTGTATAGGTCGGAAGTCGGTCAATTATACTACAGAGTAAGAGATGAGAAATAGCGAACCTTAAGTTGATAAGGGACCCTTTTGTTAGGGTCCCTTATGTTAATAACCACTTAGGAAAAGGAGGTAGAGTAATGAGAGAAGTACAGGTATAGTGTAACACGTGTAAGGAATGGCATACCATACATAACTGGAATACAGTTTCAGAACTCAATAATTGGTCCTGTTCTCTCGACTTCAACACAATCAAAACCGTCTTTGTGACCGAAACGAAGAGTGGTTCACTGAGACAAGAAAGGAGGTAGTATGGCCAAGAGAGGCGCGGTTAGGATACTAAACGAGAAAAGAAAGAGACAGTTCAATAAGTACTGGGATTGGGATTGGACGGACCAGTTCAGATGGTGCCGTCCTAAAGTATATGCCCAATCTTTGAGAGAGAAGTTAGAGGAAATACAACCAAAGACACACAAGGAAAAGATAAGGTTAGATATTGCTAAAGGGTTCCTTAGAATTGCTGCGGAAGGACTGTCCAACGAAGTACAAGGACAACCATATGATGTGTGGGATACAATACTAGAAGCTCTAGGGTTCACTGCAGAACATAAGAAAGTACTAATCACAGAGTTCAGTGACCGTACAGGAGAGTACAATCCTAAGTACGATCTGTTCGAGCTAGACTGGAACGCGATTAGAGAAGGTAACGGATTGGTACTATGTGGTGCTAAGACAATGAAGGTACGATGGGAAGTGCTTCATAGATGGGTAGCTCATTTGTTAAGTGAGTAACCGAACTGATTTTGAGTAAGTACTTACTCTTACATTAGTTAGGTACCGATTGTACTTGTCATATACTCTGAGAAAGGTACTAATCAGACAAGTAAGTATTTAGTCAAAATTGGTTCGGTTTGAATAACAAACATACATTTTTTGAGCCAAACGGGCCATGATGGCCCGTGTCTGAGTTGTAATAATTTCAACGAGTTAGCTTAGAAAAGTAGGAATTTTTGAGGACAAAAATGAAGTACGGTTCGCAACAGTCTACTAAAATTTATAGTTTTACATAGTAGAACCTTACAAAAAAGACAAAACAGCAAGTTTTTGTATAAGAAACTGAGGAAATTTTATCTATGTACAACCGAGCTTCTTTAATTTTTTCACAAGTACCGAAAAATAAAATCTCAATTTTACTATGTAAAACCTAACATTTTTGACTTTTTCACGCGGTTTTGCATAGTAAAATTGAGATTTTTCAAACGGGCCATCATGGCCCGTTTGGTTGAGTTACTATGACTGTACTACAGTAGATACAACTCTTATTAGTTCAGGATTTGACAGTTGCATCAACATTGTCTTCCATTGAGGTCCAGCAACTTGATGAACTGTCCTAACCAAAGTACACACTGTCTCTGCCAGTTCTTTAGGTTTACAACCAAGTTCCTGTGCAAGTCTTTTAATACGACACTTCTGTTCACTTGACTTAACCTGTCCTCTCTGTTTCAAGTACACATACTTAGAGATTGTCTCTTTACTTAACTGCAGACCATACTTCTCTTTCAACACCACACAGAACTCTTCAAAAGACAGATCAGAGTGTACTTTTCGTAATCTTTTTACCAACTGTCTCTTACTTATCTGTCGACCTCTCTTTTCCTGCAAATTGAGCTTCAATCCTAATTCTACTAACTCTTCCTCATTCCTCACTTGAACCTCTTCTAATTCCAAATCCAAACCTAACTCCACTGCGATCTGAACTCTATGTACACCATCTAACACTACATACCTTTTGACTTTCTTGTCACTGAACAGTACTACTCTCAAAGGTTTTGTTAATCCTTCCATCTTAAGAACTTCTCTGAGGTCCTCAATATCTGCTTTGGTAAGGTTAGGTAGTAGTCTTTGTAGAGGTTTGTAAGCATAGAACACTTTATCACTAACCTTTGTGATCCGTTTGAGTTGTTTTCGATCAACTTCTAACATGATAACCTCCTTTTTTGTTAGTTTTGTCAGTAATTATACTTCAAACTTGACAAAAACACTACTAAAACGCGCAAATTGTCGTATCTGACAGATACCTGCATTCATTTTTGTCTACAAAAAATTCTGTATTTTCTCAGCTAACTTATTGAAATCATTACAACTCAGGAACGGGCCATCATGGCCCGTCTAAGGAAAAAATTTCCAGCAAAACAAAGCGTAGAATAGCAAATAATAATCTAAATGACAGACTCTTACTGCCGGGGGTTGTCTCAAGGAACTAAACTACGTTAAGTACCTCACAAAACACCCCCTTAGGAACTGAACCCGGGGCGGTTGAGTTACAATAACAGGAGTAAGTACCCCATATCTAAAAAATTTAAAAATCGGAGAATGACTTTTAGTACACTCTCATTAAAAGAGGAGAATGACTTTAGTACACTCTCATTAAAAGAGGAGAATGACTTTAGTACACTCTCATTTATAAAAATCGGAGAATGACTTTTAGTACTCTCTCATTTAAAATCGGAGAATGACTTTTAGTACTCTCTCATTTAAAAATTTGAAGAGTGAATCCGATACTCTTAATTTTGAAAAAACGAAAACGAACCTAGTACTCTGTATTTAAAAAAGTAAATCATAAGAGAGATTAGTTAGAACAAGAAAAGAGGCGATATATCATGTTAATAGGTCTACGCCGATTCGGCGAAGGTTCAGATCGAGATGTAACAGAAGTTGAAGCTAAGGAGATTTTGGTAACAGTAGAAGGACAAGGTTTGTGTGCAATTGAGGAACTGGGCGTTGTAGATCTGTGCACGTTGAAGCAACTAGAGGAAAGTTCGTTTTGTTGCATTCCTTCTCTGACTGGAGAGATTGAGTTGTTGATTGTACCGTTGAGAATGCTTGTTAAGTTAGGTTTACGTGAGGAGACTGAATTGGATGATAGTACTTCGTGTGCGCTTCTTGCGAGAATGAAGAGTGAAGACGAGTTTCATGTGTACGAACTTTCACTTATGTTTGAGTAACAGTTAAGTTAGAAGGGTTAGTAATTATGATTGTTAAAGTACATGCAGGATCAGGTAAGTGTGGTTGTATTGTATGTCCGAATTGCGGAGCACATGAGTTGCTTAATTGCCAATTTAAAGATGTACTATCTGCGGAAAAGTGGCGATGGCAGATACGACCTTTTAAAGTTGATAATTGGTCACATTGTTTAGTATGTGGTTGTTGGTTCAATTTGGAAGGTAAAGTACAAGGCAATCGAAAAGTTCCTTCAGCTACTGTTATTTTCTCTAAAGCAAGAGAGTATGTAAAGAGTAACTTTTCTGAGGTTAGTGATCGTACTAAGTTGCGCAAGTTTGTGGAAATCTGTCGAGCGAATCAGTTGACAATGGAGCACTGGTCGGATCAATTAAGTGACAAACAAGTTAACTTAATGGTTCAGGGTTATGAATTAGTGTGAGCTGAACAGATTTTCTCGCAAAATATGACTAACTGTAAAGTAACATTTTTTTAATTTTTAAAAATTTTTTAATTTTTTTTTCGAAGTACTATGCTGAGCGAGTTAAAGGATTTGTTAGAAAAAGTGAAGCGAGAGCAACAGAGAAAAAGAAAGGAAAGAGGTATACTTCGTATATTAGTACTAACAAAGCTAGTAAACCTAAAGCTTTACTAAGTACGAAGTTGACTCGGTATGAATGGGAATGGTTACCTTATCGTTCTCTATCAGCGCGGATGACAGAGTGGTCAGCAGAAAGTAATCAGAAAAAAGAGAGAAGATAAAGAAGAATAGTGCACTGACAGATTTGTTGTTGACAGCAAAGAGTGAAGTTAAGAGAGGACGACTGAGGAGAAAGAAATCTGAGTTAGTTAGAGATCCTAAAGTCCAAACCGAGTATGAGTTGAAGTTGTTTGAATTAGAAGAGAAGTACTCGTCAATCTGTACTATTGGAACGACTCTCTTGGAAATCCTAGAGAGATTCCTCAAGGAGATTTGAATGATTTAGCGAGATTGATAGATTAATGTAGAAAGGAGGCTATCATGGAAAAAATAGTAGGTAAGATAGTGTACGATCGAGACTCAAAACGATATCATAGATACTTAGTGGAAGGAGAAGAGATAGTAGGTACGATTTATCTTACAAAAGGAGCTGCTAAGGTGAAACAATACCAAATTACACTTGTACCTCTAACTGAGGAAGAAGGAATTGTACAGAAACAATTCTAACAGATCAGACAGGCATTGAAGTTGCTATTAGTGATTCATTATGTTATTAGAAAGCTGTAATATTTGTTTCTCCGTTAGTGTTAAGGAGAGGTTGAAGCGCGAGCTTGGTGTTACGCCAAGACTAATTTACTTACCATTGTGCGTAGTCTTGAGCAGGTTCGCCTCGCTTCGTCTCGGCAAAGCTGCGCAAGATAGAACCTCTCCAACTTTCACAAAAGAGGTCGCTGTCGTGAATCCTTTAAGTTTGTACTCTCAAATTGTGAAAAGAACTTTCAGAAGAGAAAAAGACGAGAGTTCGCCGAGTTCTTCATAGGTACTCTTAGTTTGGTTGTAAACCCTCACGACTGGTTGGACTGTCTCACTCTAACTATAAACCATATAACGCCTATTAAAGAGGAATAGTATGTTCAGCTTGGACGAACTGTTGTCGATCTTTAACGATGTTGAAGAAGTTGAGATGTCTCCTTCCTTTGCTTTTGTTTACTCACAGTTGGTAGAGAAAGGCACTTCTGCTTTTTGGTTAGGAGTGCGTAAGCACGCTTTGAGAGATTGGTATGAACAGTACCATAATGTGTTAAGCGAAGACGTTAAAGTTGAGTATACTCCTGTTAGGATCCCTAAAAGGTCTGGTGGTTTTAGAACTCTGTACATTCCTTCAGATCAACTCAAGGAGAGACAGCGAGCGTGGTTAAAGCTAACCTACATTTTGGTTCCTAAAGTGACGCACGCTTATGCGTTCGAGAAACGCAGATCTTTACGAGATGCTCTTGAAAAGCATGTAGGTAACTACTTGTTCCTAAGACTGGACATAAAGGATGCTTATCCTTCGATCAGAAAAAAAGTTCTCGACTCAGTACTGGTAAAGCACGATGTGCCGCTTTCTGTTAGACAAATGTTGATAAGAGATTGTTACTTTAAAGGTTTACCTCAAGGAGCTCCTACTTCGGGCCGGTTGTTCAATATCGTGCTTTCTCAGACTGATTTAGTAATTGCAGAAGTAATTGCGAGACTACACGGTGTATACACTCGTTACGCAGATGATATACTAGTGTCCTTTCCTAAAGACGCTAAAATCTCCATCTCAAAAACGAGTCAGGTCATTAACCGTTACCTAAACAAAATCAGTCTTGAGCTTCATCCTTCTAAGTTAAGAGTCGGAAGAGGCAAGCTACGAGTTTTGGGTTGTGTAGTTCATTCTGACAAAGTTACGATATCGCGTAAGGTTAGAAGATTGTACCGAGCTATGCTTCACAACAATAAGACAGGTAAGATCTCATTAAGTAAACATAAAATCAACGGTATCAAAGGTTGGTTAAATATGGTGTACCGAAGTGAAACGGTTCCGGCTATAGGACCTATCTCATAGTGAGTGTTACGCTCACTTGCTACTTAGTCACTTCGCAGTCGTAAAGGTACAAGGTCTCAGCCGGAACTACTAAATTAAGAGGAGGTAAAATATGGGAACACAAGCTACTGTTACTGTATACGATGAAGACGACCGTCCTATCTGTTTAATCTACATACTGTTTGATGGATATTTGAGCGGTGTAGGAAAGCAGCTACAAGAGTTTCTAAAAGTACGTCGCTATGTTAACGGAATTCCTGTAGGAGCGACAAATGTCTACAACGGAATGACAGACCTTGCGGCTCAGCTTGTTTGGTATTTGAAGAAAGGAGAGTCAGGTAATGTGTACTTAGTGCCATTAGAAGAAGAACTCGGCTGTACAGACTACGAGTACGAAATTCGGTTTGTAGACGGCAACGCTCACTTACGGGAATTGACACAGAAAGTAGTACTTTATCCTGAAGTAAAAATTGAGTAAAGGAGACTGGATATGCAACTAAGACAAGGTTCTGTAATTGCGGCGAAGGTATGGTTAGACAAGAAAGTAGTTGATCTCTCATTAGCTCTAGTGAAAATAGAACATCAAGACAAGCCTGTTCTGCGTTACGTCTCAGACGACTTGTCTATTGTTACTTCTTACTTCTCTTCGAGCAGCACAGGAGCCAGTATTAGTGATTACGTTCTCAAGTGTCCTGAGAAAGTAGAAGAAGTAATAACAAAAGACATTCAGGAAATCGATGCTTACCTCAGAGCCGAAGAAGAAAAACGAAAGAAGCTTGAGGAAGAAAAACGTCGTGAAGCTAAAGCAAAATACGAGCGTATCAAACAGTCGCCTGTTACTAAACCTTCTGTCATTCCTGGACTTATATTCCGTCGCTCAGACCCCGTGCTGGCATTTGGCAGAAAGTATGTTCACTACTATCTTTCAATTGTGTCTGAAGAGACTGGAAATGAGTTGTACATATCCAATTATGTTACAAGAAATGGAAGGTATCTCGTAAAGAAGTTTAGTTGCGATATGTACTTGTACTGGCAAAAGAAAGTTCCGTCTAAAGGACCAAAACAGATTCTACAAATTTTACATCGTGAGTACGAAGAATTACGTAAGGATTGGTGTTAAGAAAGGAGTGTATTATGAACTTCCTAAAAGGATTAATATTTGGCGGTAGTATATGTTTGATTAGTAGTGATGGTTCATGGTTTCCTGTAGCGAACTTTATAGGTTTATTGATTTTATGTGTAACTGTTAAGTACTTAGTAAAGGAGTAAATGATGACTGAGTTTAAGAGAAAAGAAGAAGTCTATGTTGTGATTCGTTACCTACCTGGTGACAATCACAGAGTTGATGTGTTTGAGATTACCGCTAAGAGTTTCAACGACGCACAAACTAAAGCCTTTGACTACGTTAATTTGGACTATGCGGGATTTTGTTGACCCAAAGTCAATTTCAAGAGTTGTGTAAGAAGATTAGTAACTTGTAGAAAAAGGAGATAGAAGTATGAGAAGTCGTTTGATCGAAGTTTTCAAAGAGTTGCGTAAAGAAGGATTCCTCGCTCGAGCCAATTTTATGTGTTGTCGAAATTGCGCAGGATCAGAGCTTGCTTGTAGAGCTGAAAAACTTTATGAGAAAGGAAAGGAAGTTAAAGGAGCTATCTTTTGGACTCGGCAAGATGAGGAGAGTCTTAGAAATCATAGTCGAATGTACATTGCTTATGGACCTTGTGTTACTCAAAAATATGGTACAATAGGATTGTCAACTAAAGAAGTAGGAAAGAAATTATGCGAAAAACTCGATGCTTATCACATTCCTTATCGCTGGAACGGCGATCCTAATGTAAGGATCTTAGTAGGCGAAAATATTGATCAGGAGGTATGACATGTTAACAATCGCAAGAAAGTTCTCGTTTAATGCCGCTCATCGATTGAGCGAGACTGTACCAGAAGGACATCCGTGTTCTCGAGTTCATGGACACACGTACAAAGGTGAATTTTCGATTACAACTACTCAAGAGCCGCACGAATTTAGAGGAATGCTCGTTGATTTTTCAGTGTTAAAACAACTCCTCAAAAGAGAAGTTGAGGACTTTTTCGATCACAAGTTCTTGACAAGTGATGCTAGTACTGATAAAAAAGGAACGGTAATACTACCTATAGATCCTACAGTTGAATACTTAACCTATCTTAGTACCGTTAAGATGTACTTTGCGTTAAAGAATACTCTCTCACAGCCTACTTTTGAGGCTATTGCGTCTTTGTGCACGACTCTGTATGAAACTGAGCGTTCTTGGGGCGCTTACAGCTTGATGCTGCCTGTTAACACTGAAGATGCTTTGACTGAGGAGTTGTCCTCAATCAAAACACTTTAGGAGTAAGTCGTGAAGGACTACATTACAATTTGTTGTAGAAAGTGCGGCAGAGAGCTTGCTCTGATCGCTTGTAGAGAGTTCGAGGTAGTGTCTTGTGACTACTCTGACTTTAGCTACTCTAAGGCATTGAACGAGTTTTGGATCGGCGAATACTGTGAAGAGTGTGCAGCGTCGTTGAGTAAATACGACTAGCGAGTTCTACCAGCACCTTTCCCGCGACCGCCTCCCATTCCGAAACCAGGTCCTCCAAATTTACAAGGACCTCTATTACGACCTTGTCGTTGTCCTCCCGAAACGCCTCTACCTCGGCCTCTACCATCACGCGGTCTTGGTGGTTGTCTTAGTGCCATTATTTACCTCTTTTTGTTTTTTCCTAAGTATAGATGCTGATCAACGGATTGTCAACATGTACTTGCAATTAACAATGTTGTTAATGCTGCTTCAGGTACTCGATGTAGTATTAACTATGTACTTAGGATGTGGGGAAGCTAATCCGCTTGTGAGACCGTTGTTAGAGAATTCACCTAGACTGTTGATTGTAGTGAAAGTGCTGTTGGCTTATACCGTAGGACTGTTGTGTTGTTTAGACAAAAAAGTGAATTTACTGATATTTGTATGTGTAGTATACAGTTTGTTGGTTTTGACAGAATGTGCGTTTGTTATGTGCTCTTTTTTTTATTTTTTAGAAAAATTTTTTAGAAAAAATGTTACTTGTTCATAGTCCTAGTAAATAAGGTAGTAGGAATATGGGAACTCGTTCGGCGATGGCAATAATTCAGCCTATAGGGATTTAGGAAGTTGAGAGGACTTTCGATGGAGCGATGTTAACCGACGCCGCTCGTCGTGTAGTTGATAATCTGATCGAGACTGGAGAACTAGTACTACTTGACGTTGACGACATTGGTACCGGTGCTGTAGAGTACAATGAAGAAAGGAAGTACGATCAAGAGTATTTCATGGCGATTGACCCTCATCGTAAGTTGTTGTGGTTAGATCCTTCTACTCTCTACTGTATTGGTCGAACTCTAGTTGAATGTTGCAGAAAAGTAATTGAGCTATACGACAAACGAGGTTGGGAAGTACGATTAGCGTACGACACTACAGATGTGAAAAACAATACATACGGTCGAAGTTATTAAGAACTACAACTTTTTGTACAGGAGGCTCGCGATGCAAGTAGTTCGTTCAGAGGTTATTACATTAGATAAGTTACGAACTGTTTTAGAAGAAAACAAAGGTGTGTTGTTGTGGGTTTGTTTCTACTCGCCGTCCTACAGAATCCTCAAAGGACCTTACGACGCTGCTGGTAGAGAACGAGCGTACAGTTGGTTTTCGGCCTATCTCGATAGAGGCATGGACCGTGAAAGTATGGGTGCTTCTAGTCCAGAAGAGTTGATCAGGTTCATTCAAGAGAGAATGTTAGTTGGAGACCAGTTTTATTGGTTTGCGTCTGAAGCTGATCTAATTGCTTGGTTACGTGAAACACCGATAGTTAAACAAGATTAAGGAGGAGTGTGCTATTATGTATAGAATCGAAGGAAGTTACGCGTTAAAAGAAGTACTAGTAAAGTGTCTGCGAAACAATTTATCTGTTTTGGCCTCAGGGGCGCCAGGTATTGGGAAGAGCGAAATTTTCTTCCAAGCTATAAGTGAAGTCTCAGAATCGTTTGCTGTACTGACACCGACTGAGGTACGACTCTATTTAATGGAGCCAGGTGAGGCTAAAGGCATTCCTTGGCTAGTTGAGAGAAGGACTGTTTGGTCTCGGCCTGATTGGCTACCAGAAAAGGAAAACACGGCTCTGTTTTTCGACGACATTCATTTAGTTCGTGAATACAATCAAAGCCCTTTATATGAGTTACTATTGTGCAGAAGACTGCATGGACATACAGTTCCAGAGTCGACCAGGTTCGTTGCAGCTGGAAATATTGGTCTGGCGTCAGCTAGCGCCTCTGAGATAATGGCGCCTATTATGGATAGGTTCGACCTTTTCGTCGGGTACACTCCTACTCTAGAAGACTTCGTAAAGTATGCGATTTCTCAAGGTCTTGATAATAGAATTATTACATTCTTGTCTTCTTATGGAACAGACTACTTATATACGCCTGATCCAGGAACGAGTCAGAAGTTTCCATCGCCTCGAGCTTGGTTTTCTTTAGATAAGGCACTTAAGGCAGGATTCTCAATTGAAGTGGCTCCAGGTGTAGTAGGAATCGATGCTGGATCCAAAATAGTAGATGCTTGGCCTTTTCTGAATCAGTCTCTCAATGATCTTTTGTCGAAAGATTTCACTGACGCTGATTTGAAAGATCAAGTAGCCGCGGCAGCCTTTCTATCGTCATACAAGCCCACAGACCGCATACTTGTGACAATTAAGAAGTTGACTCCGGACGCTCGAGCTTGTTACTTCAGACTAGTTCTCACTCGATTTCCCGATCAGGTCAAGTTCCTGTATCGTAATAGACACATGAAAGAAATTGTAGATGAACTAGCAGCTATTTTAGGAGAGTAAAATGAAGAAACAAAAGGATACAAAACTAAGAATTGATGCTTATCGAAAGGTAGGAACATCTGCTGCATTACAAATTCCGATCTACTTCGATAAGTTGCCTAGTGAAATAGGCGGTTGTCTGGTTCGAGATAGTCACATTGTAATATCTGAAGAAGAAGATTATCAAACTCAGTTGTTTGTGTACTGTCACGAACTGCTACACTACATATTCAACCACATTAGAAGAGGTGCTGGAAAAGATCGAGTCCTTTGGGGACTAGCTATTGACCATGTTGTAAACAACTTATTAACTACTGTCCTCGAGCTTGAGTCTGTGAATTGGGTTGAACAACATAGGTTTATACTGTTTCGAGATATTCCTGATGGGCCTGCCGAGTTGATTTATCGAGAGTTACAACGCTTAGTAGATAAGACTAAAAAGGAAGGAAAAACCGAGTTTAAGTTTGGCGGCAAGACAATACGATTAGTACCGCTTACTGTAGATGGTATCAGACCCCCTAAGCACTTTACTGAACCTCTGCCGATAAGTACTGGATCATTATATGAGTTTGGGAATCATCTCAAGTCCCAAGGTAGTGTTTCTGCCGACGTGCTGCGTGAGATTGACCAAGGTTATAAGTCTCAAGTTCCTTGGGAGCGAGTAATCGCGGCTAGGATTTTGTCTTTCATAGGAAAGAAAGTTGCTACACCAACCTATACGAAGTTACCGTACTACCAAATCGCTTGCGACGTTCGTTTAGCTGGTAACTACAAGAAGGAGTTTAATCTCGTTACGGCTTTTGATACCTCAGGTAGTATTTCGCAACAAGAACTTTCGAAATTCTGTGCTGAATATCAACGAGTTGAGAAGTTAGTTTCAGAACATTGGGTTTATGTGATAGATGCTGATATTCACGCTGTATTACATAACCCGTCGTATGACGAGCTGGTTGCGAACTTGAGAGGAGGTGGAGGTACTAGTCTAGCACCGCCTTTTGAAGATGTTGAGAAGAGAAAACTGAAACCTGACTTGTTCGTATACTTTACAGACACTTTTGGTACCTTTCCTCAAAAGACACCTACTTACTCTGTGATTTGGATTGTAGTTAGAACTTTCCAAACGTTAGACATACGAGTACCTTTTGGTACTGTTTACTATATTGATTAAGTGAAAGGAGGAATCAAGAAGTGAAATTTCTAGGAACTTGCCGTAAGTGCGGCGCTCGAATGTATCGTAATAGTAACGGCAGTATAGTTAGCTCGCCAGCGTCAGATTGTTTGTGTGAGTTAAGTTTGCGAGATCTTCCTTTAGAAGACGAGTACAAAATTACTCTGACTAAAGAGGATCTCATCTCTTTAGATGAAGGAGACTATGTTGAAGTAGAACGAGTAATAGAGAACATTTTGGATCAAGTAAGACAACGTATAGACGCTCAGTAACCTTTTGTGTAAGGAGGTCAAAACGATGTTTGATCACGAACGTGATAGTTTAGCTGAAGCAGTAGGGATTGAGAAGACAGTACTCTTTCAAGAGTTTATAGATTTGCAGCGACGAATAATGTCATTTCTAGAAGGAGACTTGGCTAGGTTTGAACAGACGGTCGAGTATCTCTGTGAAAAACCGAGAGTTTTGGTTGCTACGCTGTTAATGACAGCTCGTAGACAAACGGCGCAAGTGTGTTCATTAATGTCTGAACCTGTTAATCGGTTATCTAACGTACTAGGAGCTCTGGCACAAGGAGCTAGCGGTGCTCCTGAACCTTATTCAATGCGGCCTTCTGAGGAAGTAGAAGTATTGAGTATTCTACCTCGTGAATACTTAGCGACTCAAACTATCTTGTGGAATGTCTGTCTACTTATCTTAACAACTATACTGATTAGTGATTATGAACCCTAAAATGATAAATAAACCCAAGGCAGTTTGTAAGAAGTGGATAAGTTGTCCGCTTTACGATAAATGTCTAACGAAAGCGGCCCAGCTCAACGCATTGGGCTGGACGTGTATAAAGTGTCCTTATTTCAAATTTGCTTCTCCGGACCAGATCGTTGAGTATAAGACAGGTCGTCCGTTAAAGTATTTACTAGCAGAGGCTTCATGAACAGAAGATTAGCTCAACTCTTTGCAGGTAGTACTATCTGTCTTGCTGCTCTTACTTCATTTACAGCAGGTAAATACATTAGCGACAAATTTTCTCAGTACGACTATATCATTGCTCGACAACAAGAGATCATCTCTGATTTAACCAAGCAAGTAAGTTCCCTCACAGTAGAGCTCAAATCCCTGAAGTACAAGAACTATGTCATCGCTACTGTTACTGCATATTCGCCCTCCATTCGTGAATGCGACTCTACTCCCTATACCACTGCTTTTCTCAAAAGAGTTCATCCTAAGTACGTTGCTATTTCTCGAGACTTACTGCGCCAAGGTTGGTCGCCGGGTCGAAAAGTTTATATTGAAGGAATTGGAGTCAAAATCATTGGAGATCTAATGTCTCCAAAAGTAAAAGGACCACACGTTGATGTATTCATGTGGCGTAAAGAAGACGCTCTTAAGTTCGGTAAGTCCAAGAGATATGTTTTCTTAATGCAAGACTCGTTGTAATACTCATTAATATAGGAAAAGTTTACTCTCGTTCGTGCCATCAAACGACAAGGAGTTAGACAGTAGCGCAACTCGGCGAAAAATCTCTTACTGTTCTCAAACTTTAGAAATGAGGAGGTTGTCGTGAAAGTGATTTGTTTATCTATCCCTGACGATCTTCTAGATCAGTTCGACGAGATTTGTACACAATACCATCTCTCGCGGGCTACTGTCTTGAGGACTTACGTTAGAGCAGTTGTTGAGAATAAAGGGTTCCTTGACGTAGTTCTTCAAATCGAGGATCCGATAAAAGGGCCAGGACGAAGAGTATAAGTACGGAGGTAGAGGTTATGCACTTTATACCGTCTAGTGTAAAAATTCTAACTGCGCGATTACCTAATTCGCGAGCAAGCTTAGAATTTCAATTCTTCAAGAAAACGATTACTATTCGTTTTGCGCCTATGTATACACAAAGTACAATACTCAAAAAACTAAAGAAAGATCCTGATATGACTTATTCAGATCTCGTCGACTTCTCTAGTTGGTATTGCGAGCGCCTTTATACAGGCAGAATGCGCTTTTTTATTGAGATGGCGTCCGAAAAGGAGCTAGATCAGACGCTTAAGCAGTTACTCGATGAATTGGAGTATGAGAAATTTACCTCGTCTGCGGCATCGCCAAAGGAATTTCTCCGTTATGTAGCAGTACGCGGACGGATTAGTATACCACCTATTTCCTTCTTAGTAATGGGTCACGGCTCAGTTGACCGTAAGTTTTCAGAAGCGTTATACTTCCAAGCTAATAAGGACTTACCTGCCGACGTGGTAAGCGTGATCCTCGAAAAGCTGGGCGTACTAGTGCCTACTAAGACATCGTTTGATCTTAAAAGCTCGTTCTTCTCAAATGAAAAAATCTCAGTGGTCTTAAGCAGCAACACGTATGCCTCAAGAATAATTAAGGACCGTTTGAGATTGTTAACTCTAGACCAACTAATCACAGGTAGTAGTAAGGAGGTATCATGAAGAAAGTTACGATTACATTTTTAGTGAATGATACCGATCCGTGCGCGAAGCTCATCAACGGAGCACAAGAGATTGAGGACTCTTTAGTCTACCTCTTCGGAGAGTCTTTTAAAGGGGGAGTGACTTTCGATGCTATTGACTGTACAGATGTAGCATACGAAGTAGGAGAGTTTTACATCCCTCAGCGCATGTTTCGTGGTTTACGGTTATACATCGAGAAGAGAGTACCAATAGGAGACTTTCTAAGAGCTGTGTTGAGTAATGATCTTACAGGAGCAGTGCTGTGCGCAGATGATGTTAACATTCGAAATTTACCTGCTTATGTTTACTATTTGTATAACGAAGCTCCGGCCGACTGTTGGGGTTCTGCAGCTAAAGTAGGGAAATGGCTTAACATAAATGACTAACTTATAAGGAGTTAAGTTATGTCCAGTGAAGGATTAAGGACGAAGTCAAGAGATGCTTGCACAGTTGTAATAGAAGCCCTTATGTCAGGACTGAGAGTTAAAATTGGTGACTACATTTATGTATATGACTCTGACCAGAATGAAGTTTTTATTGTAGGTAAGACTAGTTCTGGGGAAGAAGTCTTATTCAGAATTGATACTCTTACCCTTAACGGATTCATTAGAATAGTCCATAAGGAATTTTCTGATGAAGAACTTCTGGCTTTGGTTAGCCAGCTTACTCTTAGGAGGTTAAGTTGTGAAACTGTTAAATACAGGAGCTAGCAATACTAAGACTTTCAATGTACAGTTCTCTTTAGCATATCAAGAAGATAATTGGGGAGTTTGTCCTACTGTAGCTTACGAAAACTAAAAGGTTATTTGAACGAAAGGTATCATTGGTATATTGAGCCTGATACTCCTGTAGTGAGAGTACAAATGCCGGGCAGTATAAATCCTGCAGGAGGTACAACTCCCCGGGAATTTGAATCCGAACCATTACAGGCCGCTGACATTAAATTAATTAACTGTTATTACCCGCCTCCTAAAGAAAGTGAGCTGAGAGATTTAATTTCCAAAGGGGTCCAAGAACTTGCTCGTAAAGTTCCAGGGCGTTTTTGTCCTGAACCTCCTTTATCTCAGAATTGGTTGTCTGCTCCTGATTTAGGAGTAGAAGATATTGTAGAAATTCTAAATGACTCTGAATACATATACAAATTACCTCGACTCGGGCAGTGTAACGGTAAAATAAAACTAAAAGGTAGCGTGATACCAGGGCTGCGGCAGAGAGCTTTCTTTGTAGCTTCTTCAATTTCTTTTAGTCGACTGAAACTGTTTGTTTATCCTTCTTGTGAAAAAAGTGATGGGTTTGACACGTTGGTTCAAGGCGATTCTTTTAACATGGGTCATCACGAAATCAAAATAGTTGAAGGAGCTCTCTATATTTGGAGAGCCTACTCTGAAGACTACTATGGACACGAGCGAGCCCAGGCTTTATTCCGAACTTACGGAAAAGCCACTTTGAGTGTCAAAGACTTAGTTGAAGGTGGCTCTAATACAGTGACTGTAAGAGGATCTTTTATTATGGTTCATTGGCCTATGTTAGGAAGATTAGACTAAAAAAGTAGCAGAGTAAGCTATGAAATGTTACATCTATGGCACGAAAGACAAATACTTAGCTTGCGGCAAAGCCTTGCCTAAGTGTAGTGAAGATTTTTTGTGACGCTTATGCCGGTCGTCTTATATGTTATAGCGAGGACGAGCGTATTTGTAGCAAGAGTAACAATGTTATTCAAGGCACGAGACTCTCTTTAGAAGGTTCACTGTAAGCTTGAGAAAGAGAGTTTTGTAGTAGTAGCTCGATTTAACTCAATATCAAATAAGGAGGGTTAAAAACATGAAGAAGCTCTCGGAGTTGGAAGAAAGGTTTGACGTAAAAATCCGCTTGTTGGAGAAACTTTTAGGTACTGTGCCAAAAGATCCAGAAGTCTATACTCGTTTTGTAGCAAGTAAGGCACCAGAACCTGAACTGGAAGAGGAAGAAACGGAAACCGTCGAAGAAGTAGAGGAGAGAGGTTGGACCGGATTTCATAAGAACGAGCAAGGTATTTTCATCTACAACTACATGATCAAAGGCTTCCTTAAAAGCGCATGCGAAGTGTGCATGTCCGCAGGAGCCTTGTCTAAGATCGTTGCTTATAAGAAGTGGATCGATCTGGTAGTTTTTATTGACCCACGGCAGATACCGTTAGGAAAGAAGGAACCAGATGGTTGCTTAGAGCGACCTTTGAGAACGTTAACAGCGAAAGGTCCTCGAGTGACTGTTTGCAGAAGTGATTATGTAGATGCAGGGACTGAAATTCAGTTTACAGTGAGAATTCTGAAGAATAAAGTTGGGATTAATCGTGACGCTATTGAGCAAATGCTTGATTATGGTAAATACGTTGGGTTAGGACAGTGGAGAGGCTCCGGTGGTTATGGTCGTTTCGAAATAGTAGAAGTGTCACCTTGAAGTATGTAGTAGTGGTCATATGATCCTGTGTTAAAACATCATGACTTTCTCTGTATGGCGTTTGTAATGCACTGTAACGAAGCGTGAAGGTTTGTCTTTATAGAGCTAAGCATGAGCACAGTGATGCTCAGTTCCGTGAGCGGAAAATCAGTTTGCAAACCAGAAGATTACAGAGCCATCGTAGGTAGAATGGGGAAAGGTAGTATTAGCACGGAAAAGTGTAGTCGTGTAACCGGTATCGTGGTGTTATGTAATTTGATGTAAAAGTAAACTACTTTGACTAACTGAACATACGATGACTCATAGGTGGTTAGAAGAAGGGAAGTTCCTTCTCAGATGTCTCTTAAAGAGAGATTGTTCCATTATGTGGCAAAGAATGTTGTACAGTGCAGTCAAAGAGTTTTTACGGGGCGTGAAAGCTTGGTTCAGTAGAGCAAACCAATGTTGTGTAAAGTAAAGGTATTGTATTGTTTTGCATGCGACGCACTGTCTTGGTCATAGCAATTAAGTACTGAATAACTTAGATGTAAGGAGTTTTATCAAAAGTTTTCAGAGAAAACCTAGAAGTTTGTCTCTAAGGTAGTTGACTGCACTGTTTGGTAGCCTTTTCAACATGCGTTGGTAGTTTTTGTTAAGAAAGTAAGGAAAAGTGGAAGAAAAGACAGCTCTGAGGAGAAGCTATTGCAAAGTCAACTAAAGTGAAGGTGGTGTATCGTACTATGCTGTGGAGGCTTGAGTAAGTTTAGCGAACTCGAGTGGTGGCTTCGTAATGCTCCGTGTTGTGGGGGAGTATGGTAAAGAGAGGTACCGTATCATATTGCGAAGGTGATGTAAGGCCTGGTCCTGCACCGGTAATGTAAAGTCAACTAAAGCAGTCTGAAGTTGTGTGTGGTAACGGTTAAGTGTACTGTGGTATTTTGAAGTGCAGTAAAGTGAAAGGTGCTGTCGCGTAACGTAGTGATCTGTATTGGCGTCTTAGATTTTTTTCTTCGCTTAAACATAGTCACATGATTAGGTGCTAAAGCATCACGGTTTTCTTCACGTGATCTGCAAAGTACAGTGTCGTATTCCAATGTGTGGGTTCTGTATCGTAGCGTTTAGAGTACACTTAAACTCCGTCACATGACTAGGAGCTAAAGCATCCTGGCTTGTGATCATGCCAATGGACTATGGTGATGCACCCAGGGGTGTCGTTCCAGCTCCTGGCTCTGCGAAGGAGCATTCGATTGAATGCGTTCGTACTTTCAAGCCATAGCTCAGGCCAGGGACGTATTACTGCTCCTGCCCTATAGGGGCATACACCAGGAGGAAAATCGATGCAACATCAACGATTAATATTTCTTGTAGATGGAAGAAATAACATTTTACATCCAACACGAAAGTTGGATATGGTTAAACGTTGGTTGCGACAGATGAATGCTAAAGTCATTCGATTTGTCGGTAAAATTATGGTCGTACAAGTGTTCAAGACACTATCGCAGCAAAGAGATAACCCTATATACTGGATTGGAGTAGATCCAGGAGATACGATTGGTATTTGTTTAGTCAGAATCACTATGTATAACAAAGTCAAGCAATTGCTAAGTATCGAATTTCACACAAGGTCGAAAGAAATCAAGCAATTACTTGAGATAAGACGGGGATATCGAAATATGAGACGATACTTCAGACGTAAACGTATTAAGAGAAAAGGACTCGTACCAAAGCATAGACCAGCTAGATTCGAAAATAGAAGACGTTTAGATGGACGGTTGACTCCATCAGTTCGACATTTTCTAGAGTCACATAAAGCTGCTATACAGAAAATAGTTGAATACGTTCCTGACGCTAACATCTCACTTGAATATGCTAAGTTTGACATCCAACGTATGATGAATTCAGATATTGAAGGTGAGCAGTATCAACACGGAAGATTATTCGGTTACCAAAATATTCGTGCTTATGTACTACACCGTGATAAGTATGCATGTCAGCTATGCGGAAAGAAGAACGTTCAATTTCAGCTGCATCATGTAGTACCCAGATCTCAAAACGGTAAAGATCATCCGGATAATCTTATTACACTGTGCCCAGATTGTCACGTTAAAGTACATACTGATGCTCAGTTGCTGAAAAGAGTACAAAGCAAAATCAAAACGAAAATAGCAGACTTCACATCTACATCCAGACTCAATATCATTATGCCGTTTTTAAAAGATTGGTTGTCAGATGCTTTCGGTAAAGAACATGTTTGGTTCTGTATTGGTGCTGATTCATATGTTATTCGTAGAGAGCTCAATCTTGTCAAATCTCACTGTAATGATGCTTACTGTATTGCTATCAACAAACTGATGCGAAACAACGTTGAAATCAAACATGAACCATTCATCGATAAACATGTGGTACGTTTTGAACAGAAACGACAGCATAATCGTAGAATGAAGAATAGCGAACGTAATCGATTGTACTATGTCATCAAAAACAAGAAGTGTATTCGTGTAGCTACGAATCGAAATGGAAATCCAGAGTCATTTCATAACGTATACAGTACGAAAATTCTACCACTGTTAAAACAGGGTTATCAAGTCAAAGTAAATCCTGGTGTCAAAGGCTATCGAAAGAAGTTCTCTGAAGTTGGATTCAAGGAAGGTGCTACAATTGAAATCGACAATCATATTGATGTGTTGAAGGGTTATAGTTTGACAGGTGGATTTGGATATACATACGATGGAACACGATTCAAGCTTAAGGATATGAATGTAGTATATCCATATGGAGGATGGAAATGCGTAGAAACATAACACAGATTCATTCATGCGCTAAAGCATCATGGCTTTCTCTGTATGGAGATTGTAAAGAGTATGTAACTAGTTTCTTTGAAGTTCGTTGGTGGAGTACGAAAGAAGGGCGTTATAAGAAAACGAAAGTGAGTATCAGGCGGAATGGTGGATATAAGAAAGCTCTAAGAAAGACTTTGGAAGTTCAACAGGAGAAGGAAAATGCGGAAGCAAACTAAGATCTGGACTACTAAAGATGGCCGTAAAATCAGGATTTGTGATATGACTGATGAACATTTGTTGAACACAATTAAGCTGCTCAGAAGAGCGAAAGAGAAGGTTGTATTAGAAGGTTACAAGACTCTTTGTTTCCTAAGAGGTGAGCAAGCTACCTTCGATCTAGAGTGTGAGCTTTATCACCTCGAGGTTGGCGACATCGACGTTTTTCATCCCTTAGGTGAGGCCCTATTACAAGAGGTTCACAGAAGAGGGTTGAGAGTGTAAGAAGTTGTTATGAGTAGAGAACGGTTGAAATTTTAACCGGTACGTAGAGAAGAAATTAACTGTGAAGTACTTTTGTGGAAGTTTGATGCTAAGAAAATTGAGTTGTACAGTTTCACTAAACATAGTGATATCTACGCTTTAGCGAAACGTTAGTATCTCTTAGAATTCTGAAAGGAGCAAACATGATGATACATGTTACTCTAGATAATTTACTGATGACAGTTGCGAAATACTTTGAAGATTGTAGGTTCGACGACAGAGTGCACTTAGGACTAGGAGATATACGACTGACGATCGGGATGCAAGAGGAAATATTAAGGATGATAGCTGAAGCAACCGGTAAAGAGTTTGACAACATTGACTCAGTGTCGACAGAGATGAAGGAGAAAGAAAAGAGGGTCGAGCGTTACTTCTCTAACACAGCCGATGATCAGTTAGCTGTTGCTGTAGAAAAAGCAAGTTACTCATTCTACAAGAATGTTAATCCCGAGAACGACGGACTCAGGCTAGCACCTAGTCAAAAGAGTCCTACTAATAAAACCAAGGAGGTAAGGTAATGGATAGTTTAGTTCTAGTACTTAACGGTGAGAGAAACACTGAAATGGTAGAGGAGAAAGATGAGAAAGGGATCTTAAGTTATGTTTATGCTGAGAAGAGTTACTACGGAAAGATTGTAGTTGAAATAGAGGACGGTGAAGGAAGCTACTTCACCGAGGATGGGACATCATCTTGGACGATACCTAGTGAATTGGTACAAAAGATAATCGGGCGAGAAAAAAGAATATCGGAGCTCGAATTGGAATTAGGCAAATCGCTAGGAGGTTGTGATGCTGAGATCGAGGATTACCGACAAAAAGTTCAGGAGTTAGCATCGAAGTTGGAGGAGAAACAAGAAATGAAGGAAATAGAGGTCTTCCAGTGCAGAAGACATAACCGAGTCTTATCAGCATCGGAGCTAAGAGATCTCCGAGCCGGCGGTTTTGAGGTAGAGGATATTATCAAACTTAGAGAAGCCCAATTAATCTAACGCATTATTTGGTTAGTTGAACGAATACTTGTTACGTACTCTTTTTTTTATTTAAAAAACTTTTAATTTTTCTTGCAGAGGAGGTGCGTTAATGAGCGTAGAAGGAGAGAAAATGCCAGAGAAGGTAGTGGTCACCTCTGATCAAGAAGTTTGGGTTAAGGAGAGGATAAGAACGGCGATTCAGATGGCAATGTCATTGAAACAAGCTAGAAAAGTTCAAGCAGACCACTATGCTTATACGTACGGTTTAGATGGCGTGATTGAGGGAACTGCGCTCGAGATAATCCACTTACTTGGTCTGGAGCCATCGTACGTGAATTTAAGGCGAAGATGAATTTTGGGTAGTCTGTAACGTTCGAGAAGCCGCATTCTAATAGCTTACTAAAAGGAGGAAAGTTATGGCATGGCTAACACTTAAACCAGTGAAGGAGTTTTTGACAAACAAAACTATCAAAAGGATTGATACCAGTGATTGGCCCGAAGCAGTAATAGTTTTTACTGATGATACAGCTGTGAGATTGATACCTTGTGTTGATGTCAAAAATTCACTTACCTTTACAGGAGGAGATGTAAGTGTGTCTCCTTATATCCTAGCTACTCCATTGAAGCTGGAGAATGGAGAGTTTAAAGTTGTTCAATTGGAAATTCACTGAGGAGGTTATACGGTGAAGGACCACAAAAATGAGTGGTTAGCGAAAGTGTTTCCTCTTTGGTTCAAAGTAATCAAAGGTAATCCTTATAGGTTGCCTATAGGAAAGGTATTACGAGGGCGATACAAAGATGGCGATGCTTCTCCATTTCCCGTAGAATTACAAGGCAATCAAATGTATCAAATGAAGTTGGAAGAAGTTGAAGAAATTAAATGAAGGAGAGAAACATGGATAAAGAGGAATTAGCGCAGATATTAAAGGAACACAAAAAGTGGTTGACAGGGAAGGGAGGAGGAACTAAAGCTGATTTAAGAGGAGTTGATTTAAAAGGAGTTGATTTTTCAAAGGCTAACTTGAGAAAAGCTAACTTTAAAGACGCTAATCTTACAGGAGCTAACTTTAGAGAAGCTAATCTTAGCTGGGCTAATCTTCAAAGAGCCGATCTTAGAGAAGCTAATCTCATAGGAGCTAATCTTAAGAAAGCTATTCTCGCGGAAGTTGATCTCCAAGGAGCCGATCTCACGGAAGTTGATCTCACGGGAGCTAACCTCTGGAGAGCTAATCTTAAGGAAGCTGATCTCGCGAGGGCTGATCTCAGAGGAGTTGATCTCAGGGAAGTTGATCTCTCGAGAGCTAATCTTACAGGAGCTAATCTCAGGAAAGCTATTCTCACGGAAGGTGATCTTGAGGAAGCTAATCTCACAGGAGCTGACCTTTGGAGAGCTAATCTTAAGGAAGCTGATCTCGCGAGGGCTGATCTCAGAGGAGTTGATCTCACAGGAGCTGATCTTAGGGAAGCTAATCTCACAGAGGCTGACTTTAGGGAAGCTAATCTTAAGGAAGCTATTCTCACGGAAGCTGATCTTAGAGGAGTTAATCTCAAGGATGCCAGAATAAATTATTTGACCACGGGCATCCACCCAGCACCGGAAGGAGATCTAATTGGTTGGGGAAAGAAAGACGGGTACATCGTCAAACTCCTCATCCCTAAAGAAGCTCGCCGGTCATGTGCTACAACAAGAAAGTATAGAGCAGAATATGCTATTTGTTTAGAGGTAGAGGGAACAGATGAGGTAATAGTAAAGAATAGTCATGCTACCGCCGTTTATCGACCTGGAGAAAAGGTGGTAGCACATGAATGGTGTGAGGATAGATGGCAAGAATGTGCGGGAGGAATTCATTTCTTTCTGACTAGAGAAGAAGCAGAAGCATGGGGTTAGATAAATAGTAGAAGGAGGAAAACATGAATAAGGAGGAATTAGCGCAAATATTAAAGAACCACGAAAAGTGGCTGACAGGAAAAAAGGGAACAAAAGCTAATCTGGAAGAGGTTGATTTGAGAGGAGTTGATCTCACAAGAGCTGATCTTAGGGAAGCTAATCTCAGAGGAGCCGACCTCTGGAGAGCTAATCTCTGGAGAGCTGATCTCTGGGGAGCTAACCTCAGAGAAGCTAACCTCAGAGGAGCTGATCTCTGGGAAGCTAACCTTTGGGAAGCTAATCTCAGAGGAGCTAATCTCTGGGAAGCTAACCTCTGGAGAGCTAATCTTAAGGAAGCTGATCTCACAGGCGCTGATCTCAGAGGAGCTGATCTCACAGGCGCTGATCTCACGGGAGCTAATCTCAGGGATATCAGAATAAATTATTTAACCGTGGGTATCCACCCAGCACCAGAAGGGGATCTAATTGGTTGGGGAAAGAAAAACGGCCACATCGTCAAACTCCTTATCCCTAAAGAAGCTCGCCGGTCATGTGCTACAACAAGAAAGTATAGAGCAGAATATGCTATTTGTTTGGAAATCGAAGGAGCAGATGAGGTAAAAGTAGAAAATTACTATGCTACTGCGATTTACCGGTCCGGAGAAAAAGTGGTAGCACATGAGTGGTGTGAGGATAGATGGCAAGAATGTGCAGGAGGAATTCATTTCTTCCTGACTAGAGAGGAAGCAGAAAATTGGGTTGACTCAAAGGAGGTAAACCATGATTAAAGAAGTGTTCCTTTTCACAAACCGGAATTTACTCGTCCTTGATGAAAAAGGTGAGCAAATAGCTGATATACAAAGAGTGATAGGATGGGGAACTGAATGGTTTGAGCATGAACGCGAAGAAGAGGCTTTAGAAAGGATTATTCAAGATAGACCTAAAATTTACTTAGCGAATTATGTTAAAGGATGGAAGCATGAAATTACTGTTGATGAATTTTGTTCACTGCTGGGTCACGGGCCTTGGTATTGGGAAAAGTATAAGAAAAGTAAGGCTAATAAAGAGGAAGAGTATTGACATCCTCTCTTACCCAGAGGGAAGGGGCCTTGCAGGCTCAAATTAGAAAAAGAAGAAAGTGCTCAGGGGGTTGAAATGTTACATTTATGGCACCGCTGGAAATATGTGTACAAATATTCAGGTACTGAATGTTTCGAAGAAGTAGAACTTCCTCAATTTAGACGCGCTTATAGAATTTGTACGCAGTGCGGCAAAGTGCAAGAACGTTTTACGCACTTTGATGGTGGCGTGTCTTGGTATAACTTACACGGAGTCAAGAAAAGAATCTTAATGCGGAGACTTGTTGATAAAGGAGACCACTATTATCTTCGGCCACGTGCACAAGTCAAAAGTACTGACGCCGCGCATAAGCGCCGATTAAAACAATTATTGATTGATTATGCTCTAATTTTCGATGATGTTAAACTTTCGTCCGGTAGTCAAAGTACCTACTATATTGATGCTAGAATGGTTACAACTTCGTCAGAAGGAGCGTCAATTATAGCTGAGATAATGAGAGATGTAATTGAAGAGGTTGATGCAGTTGGTGGCCCTACAATTGGTGCTGATCCAATACTTGGAGCACTTGCGGGCAAAGGTTACTATCGTACTTTTATCATCAGAAAAGAGCCTAAAGAATACGGCTTGTGTAAATGGATTGAAGGTCAGCTTACAGAGAAAGACAAGAGAGTGGCTATTGTAGATGATGTGGCAACAACAGGGCGTTCTCTGGTGAAAGCAATCCAAACTGTCAAGGGCCACTTTCCTCATATCAACATAGCTAAGGTCGTGGTCCTGGTTGATCGTGAGGAAGGGGCGAAAGAAGCCTTAAGCGAGCACAATTATCAATTAGTTAGTATTTTTAAAGCAAGTGAATTGATTAAAAAGTTGAAGGAAAAACAAAAAGAGGAATAGGCAGATGGATACATATAGAAAAAAGCCGGTTATAGTAAAAAGCAGAGCAATGGATGGGGAATTTACACCTGAGCTATTAGAGGCCTTACAATTGAGCGGGCGTCGTTTTGCTAAAGCCAGCGATGGAGATTTGCTAATTTCAACACTGAAGGGTATCATGCGAGCAACTAAAGAGGATTATATCATTTTGGTGTTAATGGCGAGCCATACCCCCGCAAGCCCGATATTTTTGAAAGAACTTATGAAAAAGAAAGTGATAAAGGCGGTGTAACTATGTCAGAACAAGTATTTGCCATACAGATGGTTATGGTAATGCGTTCAGACCTTCCTGATATTGTAGAGCGTCCTTGCGACAATTGTTTTTTCAAGGAAGGTTGCCCGTTTTCTGAGTTTTTGATTGTGGATTGTCCTATGGTAGATAAAAAGCCAACAGAGGAAGATCAGGCCATGATTTTTGTGCCACAAGAAGGAAGACAGGTAAAGAGGAGGGATTATTGAGAAAGATTTTTATTGATGAAAGAGAGGTATATAATAGACCTAAATGAACGTAGAGCAAAGTTTGTTTATGAAGGGGCTAGGTTACACGCTGTTCAATTACGGTGTCCTGTCATTCCAAAACCATGGGATGAGCGGGAAAAGGAATTTAAAGAGCAATTCAGGGATTTAACTGCGGACTTGTGTTCTGGTAAAAAGAAATTTCAAAACTCCGAAGAGGCTCATAACTCATGGATGAAGAAATACCTTGAAAATGGGATGGAAGTATGGCGAAAAATATGATCCAGAAAACAAAATTCATCCAGACTTAGTGCCTTACAATAAACTTCCCTTAGAAGAACAAGTCAAAGATGAGGTATTTGTCCGGCTAGTTGAAATCGCACGGGACTGTATTTGGTAAATAAGGACACCAACGATGACAGAGAGGAAAATTGACTTCATTGACCTAATAGCAAATGACATCCTAAGCCTAGCCAAAAACTGACCCGTAAGTGGCGAGGTTGCTGCTATCCACGGAGTATGGATTGAAGGTCAGCTTACAGAGAAAGATGAAAGAGTAGCTATCATAGATGATGTAGCAACGACTGGGCGTTCTTTGGTGAAAGCAATCCAAACCGTCAAGGATCACTTTCCCCACATTTAAGTGGTTAAGATAGTAGTATTAGTTGATCGTGAAGAAGGTGTGGAACAAGTTTTGACCAAACACGGTTTTTCAGTTGGTTAGTATTTTCAAGGTAAGTCAGTTAATTTCTAAAGGAGGTAATGAAAAATGATAGTTGAAACACATAAGTGTGAGTGGTGTGGAAAGATCACTCTCGATGTTCATGCGGAAAAAGGATGGGTCTTTTTTGACGACCTTGGAACGCATATTGTTAAAGGAGAAACTGGAGAAGGTTGTTCCAGTTTCATTACGTCTTTCGAATCTCTTAGGTATACGGGCAGTGGCTCTCTTGATTTCTGTTCGTTAAAGTGTTTCTTAGGTTGGTTACTATTATCTAATAGAACTAACGGAGACCGTAGTTTGCCTTCGGAAAAACGAAAGCAGCTCGTAGAAGAGTTGTTGAAAAGTAGTGGAATTATACAGACCTGTGATTCGTTTCTAACTAAGAGACAGGAGAATGAAAGCGGTATGAACCTAAGTGAGCAGAAAGAAGATTGAAAACATACTCTGTTTAGTGGGAGGTGTTTATTTATGGATTTAAAAGAAATGCTCTCGGTAGCGAAGAAGAAAGCAGATTCAAAGTATGAAGAATGCCCAGAATGTGAGGAGATTGCAAAGGATCTTATGCGCAGGTTTCCTAACCTCTTAGAACATGCTAAGGAGGCTAACATTAGGTATTTGAAGAAGTGGAGTGAGAAGTCTCGTTACTTAGGCAAATGTTCAAGAGCGACTGGAAAATGGGCTTATTTAACCGGCTACGATTACGTAATTGAAGTATGGGCTGATTGGTGGGCAGGTGCGGAGCTGCAAGAAAAGGAAGCTTTGTTACTCCACGAGCTTCGTCATATCGTGAAAAGTATAACTAGTCAAGGAAAGGTCAAGTGGGGGCTGCGTCAACATGATGTGGAAGAGTTCTTTGATGTAGTTCGTATTTATGGCGCTTGGGATAATTCTCTTATGAAGTTGAAGAAAGTGTTAGAGGAGAGTGAAAATGAAAGTTGTGCAAGGGAAGAACACACTGATTAATTGGCGCTTTTCGCCATATACGGGCGAACCTGAAGTTGATTCTTGCTTAGTTGTGAGAACTTACCCGAAGAGCTTCTTGGAAGTAGCAGCTCAACTAGCACCTCCTGAAGTGCAGAAGGAACTAGAAGCTGAGGCTAGTGCTATTCGGGCCTTTTTCCTGCGACGACGTCATCATAGTGAATTACGTTTGTTGAATTTGAAGGATCTGGAACTGACACTTGAGGGTGCAGAATTTTTGGTCAAGGAGGTTTTGCCTAAAGAGAGGTTGCTAGAATTGAGCAAATAGGAGGGTTTTCATGAGCGCTGCTCAAATCAAAGAGTTGAAACAAACATGCTTTGCTTGTCCTTCTCAATGGGAGATTAAACTCGTTGACGGAAGGATGGTTTATGTTAGATATCGATGGGGCTATTTAAGTATAAAGATTTCTCCTAGTGTTACAGATGACATATTTGACGCGGTGAGAGGTAAGGAAATTCTAGGAGTACAACTAGGTTGTGGTTTAGATGGAGAGATTACCGAAGAAGATATGATGGCGTATCTTACTAAGGCTTTGAAGGGTATTACACCCGTTGAAGAGGAGGTGTAGGATGGAGTTTGATGTAGTTAGAGAGTTTAGTGAAAGATGTTTTGATGTAGTGAGCCCTTTCCGCATGACACCGCAAGGACAGGTGGTTTTAGAAGGACAATTTTATCCCTTAACAGACTGGGCTAGGCAGCAAGTTTGTAAGTTAGCTGGATGTACACCTAAGTTCTTTGAGGCATTGGTTGAACATGAAGAATGTGAGGTTTTCAACAAAGTAGTTGGGGACAAGATCCTCTTATTCAGAGGTGTCCGCGATTCTTCAGAGGATTATATTCGCGCTGTACTAAGTACACAGTACAACACTAGCATAAGTAACGTTTGGGTGATAGACGAGATAATCAAAAAGGTCAACTTCGTAAAGGTACTAGCTAGTAAGGACGTCCAAATTAGCCTCGAGAAATTTGATGAAGACTTCTTAGGTGTTGGAGTTAGTGCTGGTGATATTGGACTTTTAGTCCTCAATGGAGAAACAGGACGTGTTGCTTTGTCTTTCTTAGTTAAAGTAGTACTTAACGGATTTCCTCTAACTACCGTAATTCACAGAAAAATTCACACTAATTTAGACCCAACTGTTACTGAGGACATATTACTGGAAAGTGTGACAACAGTAGTTACTAAGGTAAACTCTCTAACTGCAGATGTGTTGGAGAGAAAATTCAAAGTAAGGAAAGTTGATCTGAGACTGTTTTCTTACCCTCGAGAAGTAAAATCTGTTCTCTTTGATTTACCTCGACTTAAAGTAGATGACGTGACCGAAATTACCCTCTCGCAGTTACTTGAAAGAGCGAAGGAGATAGAAGACTTTAGGTGGAGCTTGATCTTGAGTTGTGATCTGTATAATGTTTGTACATCATTTACGACTTACGTAAAGGAAGGGTGGATCGTAAGATGGCCGGTGAGAACGAATTGGCTAAAATGAGATTCGATCAGATTTTAAGTGCGGATCTGAGTTTGTACCGAGATATTATTCAATGGTCTGCTGTTTTGTTTAGCTACAATTTACCCGGAGTTCCTGATTCGGTATTGATTGAACTGTACTACAAATGGTTAGGTAAACTACCTATCTCTAAACAGGCTCGTGCCGCGAGCGCGTTTTTCTTAGGGTTAAGTCGGGGGCAACAATACTCTTTGGGCAGCTTTTTCGAGGAACCCGTCTTCATTAAGAAACAAGATGAGCGTAACCTCGAGCTTAATCATAACAGCCCTTTTTTGAGTGAATCAGCGGGCCTTTCACAACAGGATATTACTGAAGTGTTCGATATCGATGTTAACTCTTTCTGCCTCGTTGACGTTGTTAAGAAGTGGTTTGAAGAGGGAAAGACTTTAGAACAAATTTGTGTCTTGTCTTTTCTTTGTGGTGAGAGCTACTTCAAAGCCCGGATAAAGGAGATTCAGTAAAAGTTGAGGGGGTACCTATAGTGGGTAAAGGTGATGATTTCGAACGTGATCAGTGCCGGTTCTTATCTCTTTGGTGGACTAAAGGGGCGCGAGATGACATTTTCTGGCGTAATAGAAGGCACCGTACTATTAAGGATCCGACTGGACGTCATCAACTTGGAGATATAACAGCTCTTCAACCGGAAGGAATCCCTTTTGTTGAGATATTCAATGTAGAACTCAAAACAGGTTACTCAAAAACTAAGAAAGGAAAAAGGGTCAAGAACATACCTTGGGATGTACTTGACCTAATAGATCATACAGGATCAGAACCTCAAGATCCAGTGTTACTTCGTTTTTGGGAGCAGACATACAAAGACGCCTCTTTGAGTAAAAGGTTACCTCTCTTGATTTTTAAGAGAGATTATCACGTTCCTGTCGTTTGTATTGAAGAAGGTACCCTTCGTTCCTTGATTCCTCGCCTAGAAGAACCCTCCTACCCGTGGGTCCAATTCTCAAAGGATGGTGTCGCTTTGGTAATGTTCCGAGAGGAACATTTTTTTAGTTGGTTAACTCCTGAGGTAGTGAAAGAAATTCATCGCGGTTACTGATACTGAAATACAGTACTAATTAGTCGCGCGTATTTTCGCACAAAATCATAGGAATTTGCGCAGTTCTTTGTTCAGAGTATGTCTTAGTATTGCTAGTAGGGGAACCATCACAAATTCGCGCATTTTGTGAGTTTTAGTTACTTTATGGTTCAACAAAGCCCTCAATTAGTTGCCTTAGTACGAATAGGAGAGGTTGTTACGTCCGTTTGAACCTAGGAGGGGTTCCCTTTGAACTCCCCATTGTCACATGATCAGGTGCTAAAGCATCCAGCTTTCTCTGCATGAAGTTTGTAAAGTTATTACAAACCTGCGGTCCATAGGAACTAATAAACTTATATAGGAACCAATAAACTTATATAGGAACCAATAAACTTATATAAGATTATACAAATTTATGTTTTCGGAACTGAGTTTCGAGGGTTTTTGGAAAAGTTTCGAGGGTTTTTGGAAAAGTTTCGAGGGTTTTTGGAAAAGTTTCGAGGGTTTTGGGAAATTTTGACGGTCTAACTCGGTGAAATCCTTAGCAAATTTTGCTTAATAAGATTTAATAAGATCTTATAAGATCTTATTAAATCTTATTAAGCAAAATTTGCTAAGGATTTCACCGAGTTAGACCGTCAAAATTTCCCAAAACCCTCGAAACTTTTCCAAAAACCCTCGAAACTTTTCCAAAAACCCTCGAAACTTTTCCAAAAACCCTCGAAACTCAGTTCCGAAAACATAAATTTGTATAATCTTATATAAGTTTATTGGTTCCTATATAAGTTTATTGGTTCCTATATAAGTTTATTAGTTCCTATGGACCGCAGGTTTGTAATAACTTTACAAACTTCATGCAGAGAAAGCTGGATGCTTTAGCACCTGATCATGTGACAATGGGGAGTTCAAAGGGAACCCCTCCTAGGTTCAAACGGACGTAACAACCTCTCCTATTCGTACTAAGGCAACTAATTGAGGGCTTTGTTGAACCATAAAGTAACTAAAACTCACAAAATGCGCGAATTTGTGATGGTTCCCCTACTAGCAATACTAAGACATACTCTGAACAAAGAACTGCGCAAATTCCTATGATTTTGTGCGAAAATACGCGCGACTAATTAGTACTGTATTTCAGTATCAGTAACCGCGATGAATTTCTTTCACTACCTCAGGAGTTAACCAACTAAAAAAATGTTCCTCTCGGAACATTACCAAAGCGACACCATCCTTTGAGAATTGGACCCACGGGTAGGAGGGTTCTTCTAGGCGAGGAATCAAGGAACGAAGGGTACCTTCTTCAATACAAACGACAGGAACGTGATAATCTCTCTTAAAAATCAAGAGAGGTAACCTTTTACTCAAAGAGGCGTCTTTGTATGTCTGCTCCCAAAAACGAAGTAACACTGGATCTTGAGGTTCTGATCCTGTATGATCTATTAGGTCAAGTACATCCCAAGGTATGTTCTTGACCCTTTTTCCTTTCTTAGTTTTTGAGTAACCTGTTTTGAGTTCTACATTGAATATCTCAACAAAAGGGATTCCTTCCGGTTGAAGAGCTGTTATATCTCCAAGTTGATGACGTCCAGTCGGATCCTTAATAGTACGGTGCCTTCTATTACGCCAGAAAATGTCATCTCGCGCCCCTTTAGTCCACCAAAGAGATAAGAACCGGCACTGATCACGTTCGAAATCATCACCTTTACCCACTATAGGTACCCCCTCAACTTTTACTGAATCTCCTTTATCCGGGCTTTGAAGTAGCTCTCACCACAAAGAAAAGACAAGACACAAATTTGTTCTAAAGTCTTTCCCTCTTCAAACCACTTCTTAACAACGTCAACGAGGCAGAAAGAGTTAACATCGATATCGAACACTTCAGTAATATCCTGTTGTGAAAGGCCCGCTGATTCACTCAAAAAAGGGCTGTTATGATTAAGCTCGAGGTTACGCTCATCTTGTTTCTTAATGAAGACGGGTTCCTCGAAAAAGCTGCCCAAAGAGTATTGTTGCCCCCGACTTAACCCTAAGAAAAACGCGCTCGCGGCACGAGCCTGTTTAGAGATAGGTAGTTTACCTAACCATTTGTAGTACAGTTCAATCAATACCGAATCAGGAACTCCGGGTAAATTGTAGCTAAACAAAACAGCAGACCATTGAATAATATCTCGGTACAAACTCAGATCCGCACTTAAAATCTGATCGAATCTCATTTTAGCCAATTCGTTCTCACCGGCCATCTTACGATCCACCCTTCCTTTACGTAAGTCGTAAATGATGTACAAACATTATACAGATCACAACTCAAGATCAAGCTCCACCTAAAGTCTTCTATCTCCTTCGCTCTTTCAAGTAACTGCGAGAGGGTAATTTCGGTCACGTCATCTACTTTAAGTCGAGGTAAATCAAAGAGAACAGATTTTACTTCTCGAGGGTAAGAAAACAGTCTCAGATCAACTTTCCTTACTTTGAATTTTCTCTCCAACACATCTGCAGTTAGAGAGTTTACCTTAGTAACTACTGTTGTCACACTTTCCAGTAATATGTCCTCAGTAACAGTTGGGTCTAAATTAGTGTGAATTTTTCTGTGAATTACGGTAGTTAGAGGAAATCCGTTAAGTACTACTTTAACTAAGAAAGACAAAGCAACACGTCCTGTTTCTCCATTGAGGACTAAAAGTCCAATATCACCAGCACTAACTCCAACACCTAAGAAGTCTTCATCAAATTTCTCGAGGCTAATTTGGACGTCCTTACTAGCTAGTACCTTTACGAAGTTGACCTTTTTGATTATCTCGTCTATCACCCAAACGTTACTTATGCTAGTGTTGTACTGTGTACTTAGTACAGCGCGAATATAATCCTCTGAAGAATCGCGGACACCTCTGAATAAGAGGATCTTGTCCCCAACTACTTTGTTGAAAACCTCACATTCTTCATGTTCAACCAATGCCTCAAAGAACTTAGGTGTACATCCAGCTAACTTACAAACTTGCTGCCTAGCCCAGTCTGTTAAGGGATAAAATTGTCCTTCTAAAACCACCTGTCCTTGCGGTGTCATGCGGAAAGGGCTCACTACATCAAAACATCTTTCACTAAACTCTCTAACTACATCAAACTCCATCCTACACCTCCTCTTCAACGGGTGTAATACCCTTCAAAGCCTTAGTAAGATACGCCATCATATCTTCTTCGGTAATCTCTCCATCTAAACCACAACCTAGTTGTACTCCTAGAATTTCCTTACCTCTCACCGCGTCAAATATGTCATCTGTAACACTAGGAGAAATCTTTATACTTAAATAGCCCCATCGATATCTAACATAAACCATCCTTCCGTCAACGAGTTTAATCTCCCATTGAGAAGGACAAGCAAAGCATGTTTGTTTCAACTCTTTGATTTGAGCAGCGCTCATGAAAACCCTCCTATTTGCTCAATTCTAGCAACCTCTCTTTAGGCAAAACCTCCTTGACCAAAAATTCTGCACCCTCAAGTGTCAGTTCCAGATCCTTCAAATTCAACAAACGTAATTCACTATGATGACGTCGTCGCAGGAAAAAGGCCCGAATAGCACTAGCCTCAGCTTCTAGTTCCTTCTGCACTTCAGGAGGTGCTAGTTGAGCTGCTACTTCCAAGAAGCTCTTCGGGTAAGTTCTCACAACTAAGCAAGAATCAACTTCAGGTTCGCCCGTATATGGCGAAAAGCGCCAATTAATCAGTGTGTTCTTCCCTTGCACAACTTTCATTTTCACTCTCCTCTAACACTTTCTTCAACTTCATAAGAGAATTATCCCAAGCGCCATAAATACGAACTACATCAAAGAACTCTTCCACATCATGTTGACGCAGCCCCCACTTGACCTTTCCTTGACTAGTTATACTTTTCACGATATGACGAAGCTCGTGGAGTAACAAAGCTTCCTTTTCTTGCAGCTCCGCACCTGCCCACCAATCAGCCCATACTTCAATTACGTAATCGTAGCCGGTTAAATAAGCCCATTTTCCAGTCGCTCTTGAACATTTGCCTAAGTAACGAGACTTCTCACTCCACTTCTTCAAATACCTAATGTTAGCCTCCTTAGCATGTTCTAAGAGGTTAGGAAACCTGCGCATAAGATCCTTTGCAATCTCCTCACATTCTGGGCATTCTTCATACTTTGAATCTGCTTTCTTCTTCGCTACCGAGAGCATTTCTTTTAAATCCATAAATAAACACCTCCCACTAAACAGAGTATGTTTTCAATCTTCTTTCTGCTCACTTAGGTTCATACCGCTTTCATTCTCCTGTCTCTTAGTTAGAAACGAATCACAGGTCTGTATAATTCCACTACTTTTCAACAACTCTTCTACGAGCTGCTTTCGTTTTTCCGAAGGCAAACTACGGTCTCCGTTAGTTCTATTAGATAATAGTAACCAACCTAAGAAACACTTTAACGAACAGAAATCAAGAGAGCCACTGCCCGTATACCTAAGAGATTCGAAAGACGTAATGAAACTGGAACAACCTTCTCCAGTTTCTCCTTTAACAATATGCGTTCCAAGGTCGTCAAAAAAGACCCATCCTTTTTCCGCATGAACATCGAGAGTGATCTTTCCACACCACTCACACTTATGTGTTTCAACTATCATTTTTCATTACCTCCTTTAGAAATTAACTGACTTACCTTGAAAATACTAACCAACTGAAAAACCGTGTTTGGTCAAAACTTGTTCCACACCTTCTTCACGATCAACTAATACTACTATCTTAACCACTTAAATGTGGGGAAAGTGATCCTTGACGGTTTGGATTGCTTTCACCAAAGAACGCCCAGTCGTTGCTACATCATCTATGATAGCTACTCTTTCATCTTTCTCTGTAAGCTGACCTTCAATCCATACTCCGTGGATAGCAGCAACCTCGCCACTTACGGGTCAGTTTTTGGCTAGGCTTAGGATGTCATTTGCTATTAGGTCAATGAAGTCAATTTTCCTCTCTGTCATCGTTGGTGTCCTTATTTACCAAATACAGTCCCGTGCGATTTCAACTAGCCGGACAAATACCTCATCTTTGACTTGTTCTTCTAAGGGAAGTTTATTGTAAGGCACTAAGTCTGGATGAATTTTGTTTTCTGGATCATATTTTTCGCCATACTTCCATCCCATTTTCAAGGTATTTCTTCATCCATGAGTTATGAGCCTCTTCGGAGTTTTGAAATTTCTTTTTACCAGAACACAAGTCCGCAGTTAAATCCCTGAATTGCTCTTTAAATTCCTTTTCCCGCTCATCCCATGGTTTTGGAATGACAGGACACCGTAATTGAACAGCGTGTAACCTAGCCCCTTCATAAACAAACTTTGCTCTACGTTCATTTAGGTCTATTATATACCTCTCTTTCATCAATAAAAATCTTTCTCAATAATCCCTCCTCTTTACCTGTCTTCCTTCTTGTGGCACAAAAATCATGGCCTGATCTTCCTCTGTTGGCTTTTTATCTACCATAGGACAATCCACAATCAAAAACTCAGAAAACGGGCAACCTTCCTTGAAAAAACAATTGTCGCAAGGACGCTCTACAATATCAGGAAGGTCTGAACGCATTACCATAACCATCTGTATGGCAAATACTTGTTCTGACATAGTTACACCGCCTTTATCACTTTCTTTTTCATAAGTTCTTTCAAAAATATCGGGCTTGCGGGGGTATGGCTCGCCATTAACACCAAAATGATATAATCCTCTTTAGTTGCTCGCATGATACCCTTCAGTGTTGAAATTAGCAAATCTCCATCGCTGGCTTTAGCAAAACGACGCCCGCTCAATTGTAAGGCCTCTAATAGCTCAGGTGTAAATTCCCCATCCATTGCTCTGCTTTTTACTATAACCGGCTTTTTTCTATATGTATCCATCTGCCTATTCCTCTTTTTGTTTTTCCTTCAACTTTTTAATCAATTCACTTGCTTTAAAAATACTAACTAATTGATAATTGTGCTCGCTTAAGGCTTCTTTCGCCCCTTCCTCACGATCAACCAGGACCACGACCTTAGCTATGTTGATATGAGGAAAGTGGCCCTTGACAGTTTGGATTGCTTTCACCAGAGAACGCCCTGTTGTTGCCACATCATCTACAATAGCCACTCTCTTGTCTTTCTCTGTAAGCTGACCTTCAATCCATTTACACAAGCCGTATTCTTTAGGCTCTTTTCTGATGATAAAAGTACGATAGTAACCTTTGCCCGCAAGTGCTCCAAGTATTGGATCAGCACCAATTGTAGGGCCACCAACTGCATCAACCTCTTCAATTACATCTCTCATTATCTCAGCTATAATTGACGCTCCTTCTGACGAAGTTGTAACCATTCTAGCATCAATATAGTAGGTACTTTGACTACCGGACGAAAGTTTAACATCATCGAAAATTAGAGCATAATCAATCAATAATTGTTTTAATCGGCGCTTATGCGCGGCGTCAGTACTTTTGACTTGTGCACGTGGCCGAAGATAATAGTGGTCTCCTTTATCAACAAGTCTCCGCATTAAGATTCTTTTCTTGACTCCGTGTAAGTTATACCAAGACACGCCACCATCAAAGTGCGTAAAACGTTCTTGCACTTTGCCGCACTGCGTACAAATTCTATAAGCGCGTCTAAATTGAGGAAGTTCTACTTCTTCGAAACATTCAGTACCTGAATATTTGTACACATATTTCCAGCGGTGCCATAAATGTAACATTTCAACCCCCTGAGCACTTTCTTCTTTTTCTAATTTGAGCCTGCAAGGCCCCTTCCCTCTGGGTAAGAGAGGATGTCAATACTCTTCCTCTTTATTAGCCTTACTTTTCTTATACTTTTCCCAATACCAAGGCCCGTGACCCAGCAGTGAACAAAATTCATCAACAGTAATTTCATGCTTCCATCCTTTAACATAATTCGCTAAGTAAATTTTAGGTCTATCTTGAATAATCCTTTCTAAAGCCTCTTCTTCGCGTTCATGCTCAAACCATTCAGTTCCCCATCCTATCACTCTTTGTATATCAGCTATTTGCTCACCTTTTTCATCAAGGACGAGTAAATTCCGGTTTGTGAAAAGGAACACTTCTTTAATCATGGTTTACCTCCTTTGAGTCAACCCAATTTTCTGCTTCCTCTCTAGTCAGGAAGAAATGAATTCCTCCTGCACATTCTTGCCATCTATCCTCACACCACTCATGTGCTACCACTTTTTCTCCGGACCGGTAAATCGCAGTAGCATAGTAATTTTCTACTTTTACCTCATCTGCTCCTTCGATTTCCAAACAAATAGCATATTCTGCTCTATACTTTCTTGTTGTAGCACATGACCGGCGAGCTTCTTTAGGGATAAGGAGTTTGACGATGTGGCCGTTTTTCTTTCCCCAACCAATTAGATCCCCTTCTGGTGCTGGGTGGATACCCACGGTTAAATAATTTATTCTGATATCCCTGAGATTAGCTCCCGTGAGATCAGCGCCTGTGAGATCAGCTCCTCTGAGATCAGCGCCTGTGAGATCAGCTTCCTTAAGATTAGCTCTCCAGAGGTTAGCTTCCCAGAGATTAGCTCCTCTGAGATTAGCTTCCCAAAGGTTAGCTTCCCAGAGATCAGCTCCTCTGAGGTTAGCTTCTCTGAGGTTAGCTCCCCAGAGATCAGCTCTCCAGAGATTAGCTCTCCAGAGGTCGGCTCCTCTGAGATTAGCTTCCCTAAGATCAGCTCTTGTGAGATCAACTCCTCTCAAATCAACCTCTTCCAGATTAGCTTTTGTTCCCTTTTTTCCTGTCAGCCACTTTTCGTGGTTCTTTAATATTTGCGCTAATTCCTCCTTATTCATGTTTTCCTCCTTCTACTATTTATCTAACCCCATGCTTCTGCTTCTTCTCTAGTCAGAAAGAAATGAATTCCTCCCGCACATTCTTGCCATCTATCCTCACACCATTCATGTGCTACCACCTTTTCTCCAGGTCGATAAACGGCGGTAGCATGACTATTCTTTACTATTACCTCATCTGTTCCCTCTACCTCTAAACAAATAGCATATTCTGCTCTATACTTTCTTGTTGTAGCACATGACCGGCGAGCTTCTTTAGGGATGAGGAGTTTGACGATGTACCCGTCTTTCTTTCCCCAACCAATTAGATCTCCTTCCGGTGCTGGGTGGATGCCCGTGGTCAAATAATTTATTCTGGCATCCTTGAGATTAACTCCTCTAAGATCAGCTTCCGTGAGAATAGCTTCCTTAAGATTAGCTTCCCTAAAGTCAGCCTCTGTGAGATTAGCTTCCCTAAGATCAGCTCCTGTGAGATCAACTCCTCTGAGATCAGCCCTCGCGAGATCAGCTTCCTTAAGATTAGCTCTCCAAAGGTCAGCTCCTGTGAGATTAGCTTCCTCAAGATCACCTTCCGTGAGAATAGCTTTCCTGAGATTAGCTCCTGTAAGATTAGCTCTCGAGAGATCAACTTCCCTGAGATCAACTCCTCTGAGATCAGCCCTCGCGAGATCAGCTTCCTTAAGATTAGCTCTCCAGAGGTTAGCTCCCGTGAGATCAACTTCCGTGAGATCGGCTCCTTGGAGATCAACTTCCGCGAGAATAGCTTTCTTAAGATTAGCTCCTATGAGATTAGCTTCTCTAAGATCGGCTCTTTGAAGATTAGCCCAGCTAAGATTAGCTTCTCTAAAGTTAGCTCCTGTAAGATTAGCGTCTTTAAAGTTAGCTTTTCTCAAGTTAGCCTTTGAAAAATCAACTCCTTTTAAATCAACTCCTCTTAAATCAGCTTTAGTTCCTCCTCCCTTCCCTGTCAACCACTTTTTGTGTTCCTTTAATATCTGCGCTAATTCCTCTTTATCCATGTTTCTCTCCTTCATTTAATTTCTTCAACTTCTTCCAACTTCATTTGATACATTTGATTGCCTTGTAATTCTACGGGAAATGGAGAAGCATCGCCATCTTTGTATCGCCCTCGTAATACCTTTCCTATAGGCAACCTATAAGGATTACCTTTGATTACTTTGAACCAAAGAGGAAACACTTTCGCTAACCACTCATTTTTGTGGTCCTTCACCGTATAACCTCCTCAGTGAATTTCCAATTGAACAACTTTAAACTCTCCATTCTCCAGCTTCAATGGAGTAGCTAGGATATAAGGAGACACACTTACATCTCCTCCTGTAAAGGTAAGTGAATTTTTGACATCAACACAAGGTATCAATCTCACAGCTGTATCATCAGTAAAAACTATTACTGCTTCGGGCCAATCACTGGTATCAATCCTTTTGATAGTTTTGTTTGTCAAAAACTCCTTCACTGGTTTAAGTGTTAGCCATGCCATAACTTTCCTCCTTTTAGTAAGCTATTAGAATGCGGCTTCTCGAACGTTACAGACTACCCAAAATTCATCTTCGCCTTAAATTCACGTACGATGGCTCCAGACCAAGTAAGTGGATTATCTCGAGCGCAGTTCCCTCAATCACGCCATCTAAACCGTACGTATAAGCATAGTGGTCTGCTTGAACTTTTCTAGCTTGTTTCAATGACATTGCCATCTGAATCGCCGTTCTTATCCTCTCCTTAACCCAAACTTCTTGATCAGAGGTGACCACTACCTTCTCTGGCATTTTCTCTCCTTCTACGCTCATTAACGCACCTCCTCTGCAAGAAAAATTAAAAGTTTTTTAAATAAAAAAAAGAGTACGTAACAAGTATTCGTTCAACTAACCAAATAATGCGTTAGATTAATTGGGCTTCTCTAAGTTTGATAATATCCTCTACCTCAAAACCGCCGGCTCGGAGATCTCTTAGCTCCGATGCTGATAAGACTCGGTTATGTCTTCTGCACTGGAAGACCTCTATTTCCTTCATTTCTTGTTTCTCCTCCAACTTCGATGCTAACTCCTGAACTTTTTGTCGGTAATCCTCGATCTCAGCATCACAACCTCCTAGCGATTTGCCTAATTCCAATTCGAGCTCCGATATTCTTTTTTCTCGCCCGATTATCTTTTGTACCAATTCACTAGGTATCGTCCAAGATGATGTCCCATCCTCGGTGAAGTAGCTTCCTTCACCGTCCTCTATTTCAACTACAATCTTTCCGTAGTAACTCTTCTCAGCATAAACATAACTTAAGATCCCTTTCTCATCTTTCTCCTCTACCATTTCAGTGTTTCTCTCACCGTTAAGTACTAGAACTAAACTATCCATTACCTTACCTCCTTGGTTTTATTAGTAGGACTCTTTTGACTAGGTGCTAGCCTGAGTCCGTCGTTCTCGGGATTAACATTCTTGTAGAATGAGTAACTTGCTTTTTCTACAGCAACAGCTAACTGATCATCGGCTGTGTTAGAGAAGTAACGCTCGACCCTCTTTTCTTTCTCCTTCATCTCTGTCGACACTGAGTCAATGTTGTCAAACTCTTTACCGGTTGCTTCAGCTATCATCCTTAATATTTCCTCTTGCATCCCGATCGTCAGTCGTATATCTCCTAGTCCTAAGTGCACTCTGTCGTCGAACCTACAATCTTCAAAGTATTTCGCAACTGTCATCAGTAAATTATCTAGAGTAACATGTATCATCATGTTTGCTCCTTTCAGAATTCTAAGAGATACTAACGTTTCGCTAAAGCGTAGATATCACTATGTTTAGTGAAACTGTACAACTCAATTTTCTTAGCATCAAACTTCCACAAAAGTACTTCACAGTTAATTTCTTCTCTACGTACCGGTTAAAATTTCAACCGTTCTCTACTCATAACAACTTCTTACACTCTCAACCCTCTTCTGTGAACCTCTTGTAATAGGGCCTCACCTAAGGGATGAAAAACGTCGATGTCGCCAACCTCGAGGTGATAAAGCTCACACTCTAGATCGAAGGTAGCTTGCTCACCTCTTAGGAAACAAAGAGTCTTGTAACCTTCTAATACAACCTTCTCTTTCGCTCTTCTGAGCAGCTTAATTGTGTTCAACAAATGTTCATCAGTCATATCACAAATCCTGATTTTACGGCCATCTTTAGTAGTCCAGATCTTAGTTTGCTTCCGCATTTTCCTTCTCCTGTTGAACTTCCAAAGTCTTTCTTAGAGCTTTCTTATATCCACCATTCCGCCTGATACTCACTTTCGTTTTCTTATAACGCCCTTCTTTCGTACTCCACCAACGAACTTCAAAGAAACTAGTTACATACTCTTTACAATCTCCATACAGAGAAAGCCATGATGCTTTAGCGCATGAATGAATCTGTGTTATGTTTCTACGCATTTCCATCCTCCATATGGATATACTACATTCATATCCTTAAGCTTGAATCGTGTTCCATCGTATGTATATCCAAATCCACCTGTCAAACTATAACCCTTCAACACATCAATATGATTGTCGATTTCAATTGTAGCACCTTCCTTGAATCCAACTTCAGAGAACTTCTTTCGATAGCCTTTGACACCAGGATTTACTTTGACTTGATAACCCTGTTTTAACAGTGGTAGAATTTTCGTACTGTATACGTTATGAAATGACTCTGGATTTCCATTTCGATTCGTAGCTACACGAATACACTTCTTGTTTTTGATGACATAGTACAATCGATTACGTTCGCTATTCTTCATTCTACGATTATGCTGTCGTTTCTGTTCAAAACGTACCACATGTTTATCGATGAATGGTTCATGTTTGATTTCAACGTTGTTTCGCATCAGTTTGTTGATAGCAATACAGTAAGCATCATTACAGTGAGATTTGACAAGATTGAGCTCTCTACGAATAACATATGAATCAGCACCAATACAGAACCAAACATGTTCTTTACCGAAAGCATCTGACAACCAATCTTTTAAAAACGGCATAATGATATTGAGTCTGGATGTAGATGTGAAGTCTGCTATTTTCGTTTTGATTTTGCTTTGTACTCTTTTCAGCAACTGAGCATCAGTATGTACTTTAACGTGACAATCTGGGCACAGTGTAATAAGATTATCCGGATGATCTTTACCGTTTTGAGATCTGGGTACTACATGATGCAGCTGAAATTGAACGTTCTTCTTTCCGCATAGCTGACATGCATACTTATCACGGTGTAGTACATAAGCACGAATATTTTGGTAACCGAATAATCTTCCGTGTTGATACTGCTCACCTTCAATATCTGAATTCATCATACGTTGGATGTCAAACTTAGCATATTCAAGTGAGATGTTAGCGTCAGGAACGTATTCAACTATTTTCTGTATAGCAGCTTTATGTGACTCTAGAAAATGTCGAACTGATGGAGTCAACCGTCCATCTAAACGTCTTCTATTTTCGAATCTAGCTGGTCTATGCTTTGGTACGAGTCCTTTTCTCTTAATACGTTTACGTCTGAAGTATCGTCTCATATTTCGATATCCCCGTCTTATCTCAAGTAATTGCTTGATTTCTTTCGACCTTGTGTGAAATTCGATACTTAGCAATTGCTTGACTTTGTTATACATAGTGATTCTGACTAAACAAATACCAATCGTATCTCCTGGATCTACTCCAATCCAGTATATAGGGTTATCTCTTTGCTGCGATAGTGTCTTGAACACTTGTACGACCATAATTTTACCGACAAATCGAATGACTTTAGCATTCATCTGTCGCAACCAACGTTTAACCATATCCAACTTTCGTGTTGGATGTAAAATGTTATTTCTTCCATCTACAAGAAATATTAATCGTTGATGTTGCATCGATTTTCCTCCTGGTGTATGCCCCTATAGGGCAGGAGCAGTAATACGTCCCTGGCCTGAGCTATGGCTTGAAAGTACGAACGCATTCAATCGAATGCTCCTTCGCAGAGCCAGGAGCTGGAACGACACCCCTGGGTGCATCACCATAGTCCATTGGCATGATCACAAGCCAGGATGCTTTAGCTCCTAGTCATGTGACGGAGTTTAAGTGTACTCTAAACGCTACGATACAGAACCCACACATTGGAATACGACACTGTACTTTGCAGATCACGTGAAGAAAACCGTGATGCTTTAGCACCTAATCATGTGACTATGTTTAAGCGAAGAAAAAAATCTAAGACGCCAATACAGATCACTACGTTACGCGACAGCACCTTTCACTTTACTGCACTTCAAAATACCACAGTACACTTAACCGTTACCACACACAACTTCAGACTGCTTTAGTTGACTTTACATTACCGGTGCAGGACCAGGCCTTACATCACCTTCGCAATATGATACGGTACCTCTCTTTACCATACTCCCCCACAACACGGAGCATTACGAAGCCACCACTCGAGTTCGCTAAACTTACTCAAGCCTCCACAGCATAGTACGATACACCACCTTCACTTTAGTTGACTTTGCAATAGCTTCTCCTCAGAGCTGTCTTTTCTTCCACTTTTCCTTACTTTCTTAACAAAAACTACCAACGCATGTTGAAAAGGCTACCAAACAGTGCAGTCAACTACCTTAGAGACAAACTTCTAGGTTTTCTCTGAAAACTTTTGATAAAACTCCTTACATCTAAGTTATTCAGTACTTAATTGCTATGACCAAGACAGTGCGTCGCATGCAAAACAATACAATACCTTTACTTTACACAACATTGGTTTGCTCTACTGAACCAAGCTTTCACGCCCCGTAAAAACTCTTTGACTGCACTGTACAACATTCTTTGCCACATAATGGAACAATCTCTCTTTAAGAGACATCTGAGAAGGAACTTCCCTTCTTCTAACCACCTATGAGTCATCGTATGTTCAGTTAGTCAAAGTAGTTTACTTTTACATCAAATTACATAACACCACGATACCGGTTACACGACTACACTTTTCCGTGCTAATACTACCTTTCCCCATTCTACCTACGATGGCTCTGTAATCTTCTGGTTTGCAAACTGATTTTCCGCTCACGGAACTGAGCATCACTGTGCTCATGCTTAGCTCTATAAAGACAAACCTTCACGCTTCGTTACAGTGCATTACAAACGCCATACAGAGAAAGTCATGATGTTTTAACACAGGATCATATGACCACTACTACATACTTCAAGGTGACACTTCTACTATTTCGAAACGACCATAACCACCGGAGCCTCTCCACTGTCCTAACCCAACGTATTTACCATAATCAAGCATTTGCTCAATAGCGTCACGATTAATCCCAACTTTATTCTTCAGAATTCTCACTGTAAACTGAATTTCAGTCCCTGCATCTACATAATCACTTCTGCAAACAGTCACTCGAGGACCTTTCGCTGTTAACGTTCTCAAAGGTCGCTCTAAGCAACCATCTGGTTCCTTCTTTCCTAACGGTATCTGCCGTGGGTCAATAAAAACTACCAGATCGATCCACTTCTTATAAGCAACGATCTTAGACAAGGCTCCTGCGGACATGCACACTTCGCATGCGCTTTTAAGGAAGCCTTTGATCATGTAGTTGTAGATGAAAATACCTTGCTCGTTCTTATGAAATCCGGTCCAACCTCTCTCCTCTACTTCTTCGACGGTTTCCGTTTCTTCCTCTTCCAGTTCAGGTTCTGGTGCCTTACTTGCTACAAAACGAGTATAGACTTCTGGATCTTTTGGCACAGTACCTAAAAGTTTCTCCAACAAGCGGATTTTTACGTCAAACCTTTCTTCCAACTCCGAGAGCTTCTTCATGTTTTTAACCCTCCTTATTTGATATTGAGTTAAATCGAGCTACTACTACAAAACTCTCTTTCTCAAGCTTACAGTGAACCTTCTAAAGAGAGTCTCGTGCCTTGAATAACATTGTTACTCTTGCTACAAATACGCTCGTCCTCGCTATAACATATAAGACGACCGGCATAAGCGTCACAAAAAATCTTCACTACACTTAGGCAAGGCTTTGCCGCAAGCTAAGTATTTGTCTTTCGTGCCATAGATGTAACATTTCATAGCTTACTCTGCTACTTTTTTAGTCTAATCTTCCTAACATAGGCCAATGAACCATAATAAAAGATCCTCTTACAGTCACTGTATTAGAGCCACCTTCAACTAAGTCTTTGACACTCAAAGTGGCTTTTCCGTAAGTTCGGAATAAAGCCTGGGCTCGCTCGTGTCCATAGTAGTCTTCAGAGTAGGCTCTCCAAATATAGAGAGCTCCTTCAACTATTTTGATTTCGTGATGACCCATGTTAAAAGAATCGCCTTGAACCAACGTGTCAAACCCATCACTTTTTTCACAAGAAGGATAAACAAACAGTTTCAGTCGACTAAAAGAAATTGAAGAAGCTACAAAGAAAGCTCTCTGCCGCAGCCCTGGTATCACGCTACCTTTTAGTTTTATTTTACCGTTACACTGCCCGAGTCGAGGTAATTTGTATATGTATTCAGAGTCATTTAGAATTTCTACAATATCTTCTACTCCTAAATCAGGAGCAGACAACCAATTCTGAGATAAAGGAGGTTCAGGACAAAAACGCCCTGGAACTTTACGAGCAAGTTCTTGGACCCCTTTGGAAATTAAATCTCTCAGCTCACTTTCTTTAGGAGGCGGGTAATAACAGTTAATTAATTTAATGTCAGCGGCCTGTAATGGTTCGGATTCAAATTCCCGGGGAGTTGTACCTCCTGCAGGATTTATACTGCCCGGCATTTGTACTCTCACTACAGGAGTATCAGGCTCAATATACCAATGATACCTTTCGTTCAAATAACCTTTTAGTTTTCGTAAGCTACAGTAGGACAAACTCCCCAATTATCTTCTTGATATGCTAAAGAGAACTGTACATTGAAAGTCTTAGTATTGCTAGCTCCTGTATTTAACAGTTTCACAACTTAACCTCCTAAGAGTAAGCTGGCTAACCAAAGCCAGAAGTTCTTCATCAGAAAATTCCTTATGGACTATTCTAATGAATCCGTTAAGGGTAAGAGTATCAATTCTGAATAAGACTTCTTCCCCAGAACTAGTCTTACCTACAATAAAAACTTCATTCTGGTCAGAGTCATATACATAAATGTAGTCACCAATTTTAACTCTCAGTCCTGACATAAGGGCTTCTATTACAACTGTGCAAGCATCTCTTGACTTCGTCCTTAATCCTTCACTGGACATAACTTAACTCCTTATAAGTTAGTCATTTATGTTAAGCCATTTCCCTACTTTAGCTGCAGAACCCCAACAGTCGGCCGGAGCTTCGTTATACAAATAGTAAACATAAGCAGGTAAATTTCGAATGTTAACATCATCTGCGCACAGCACTGCTCCTGTAAGATCATTACTCAACACAGCTCTTAGAAAGTCTCCTATTGGTACTCTCTTCTCGATGTATAACCGTAAACCACGAAACATGCGCTGAGGGATGTAAAACTCTCCTACTTCGTATGCTACATCTGTACAGTCAATAGCATCGAAAGTCACTCCCCCTTTAAAAGACTCTCCGAAGAGGTAGACTAAAGAGTCCTCAATCTCTTGTGCTCCGTTGATGAGCTTCGCGCACGGATCGGTATCATTCACTAAAAATGTAATCGTAACTTTCTTCATGATACCTCCTTACTACTACCTGTGATTAGTTGGTCTAGAGTTAACAATCTCAAACGGTCCTTAATTATTCTTGAGGCATACGTGTTGCTGCTTAAGACCACTGAGATTTTTTCATTTGAGAAGAACGAGCTTTTAAGATCAAACGATGTCTTAGTAGGCACTAGTACGCCCAGCTTTTCGAGGATCACGCTTACCACGTCGGCAGGTAAGTCCTTATTAGCTTGGAAGTATAACGCTTCTGAAAACTTACGGTCAACTGAGCCGTGACCCATTACTAAGAAGGAAATAGGTGGTATACTAATCCGTCCGCGTACTGCTACATAACGGAGAAATTCCTTTGGCGATGCCGCAGACGAGGTAAATTTCTCATACTCCAATTCATCGAGTAACTGCTTAAGCGTCTGATCTAGCTCCTTTTCGGACGCCATCTCAATAAAAAAGCGCATTCTGCCTGTATAAAGGCGCTCGCAATACCAACTAGAGAAGTCGACGAGATCTGAATAAGTCATATCAGGATCTTTCTTTAGTTTTTTGAGTATTGTACTTTGTGTATACATAGGCGCAAAACGAATAGTAATCGTTTTCTTGAAGAATTGAAATTCTAAGCTTGCTCGCGAATTAGGTAATCGCGCAGTTAGAATTTTTACACTAGACGGTATAAAGTGCATAACCTCTACCTCCGTACTTATACTCTTCGTCCTGGCCCTTTTATCGGATCCTCGATTTGAAGAACTACGTCAAGGAACCCTTTATTCTCAACAACTGCTCTAACGTAAGTCCTCAAGACAGTAGCCCGCGAGAGATGGTATTGTGTACAAATCTCGTCGAACTGATCTAGAAGATCGTCAGGGATAGATAAACAAATCACTTTCACGACAACCTCCTCATTTCTAAAGTTTGAGAACAGTAAGAGATTTTTCGCCGAGTTGCGCTACTGTCTAACTCCTTGTCGTTTGATGGCACGAACGAGAGTAAACTTTTCCTATATTAATGAGTATTACAACGAGTCTTGCATTAAGAAAACATATCTCTTGGACTTACCGAACTTAAGAGCGTCTTCTTTACGCCACATGAATACATCAACGTGTGGTCCTTTTACTTTTGGAGACATTAGATCTCCAATGATTTTGACTCCAATTCCTTCAATATAAACTTTTCGACCCGGCGACCAACCTTGGCGCAGTAAGTCTCGAGAAATAGCAACGTACTTAGGATGAACTCTTTTGAGAAAAGCAGTGGTATAGGGAGTAGAGTCGCATTCACGAATGGAGGGCGAATATGCAGTAACAGTAGCGATGACATAGTTCTTGTACTTCAGGGATTTGAGCTCTACTGTGAGGGAACTTACTTGCTTGGTTAAATCAGAGATGATCTCTTGTTGTCGAGCAATGATATAGTCGTACTGAGAAAATTTGTCGCTAATGTATTTACCTGCTGTAAATGAAGTAAGAGCAGCAAGACAGATAGTACTACCTGCAAAGAGTTGAGCTAATCTTCTGTTCATGAAGCCTCTGCTAGTAAATACTTTAACGGACGACCTGTCTTATACTCAACGATCTGGTCCGGAGAAGCAAATTTGAAATAAGGACACTTTATACACGTCCAGCCCAATGCGTTGAGCTGGGCCGCTTTCGTTAGACATTTATCGTAAAGCGGACAACTTATCCACTTCTTACAAACTGCCTTGGGTTTATTTATCATTTTAGGGTTCATAATCACTAATCAGTATAGTTGTTAAGATAAGTAGACAGACATTCCACAAGATAGTTTGAGTCGCTAAGTATTCACGAGGTAGAATACTCAATACTTCTACTTCCTCAGAAGGCCGCATTGAATAAGGTTCAGGAGCACCGCTAGCTCCTTGTGCCAGAGCTCCTAGTACGTTAGATAACCGATTAACAGGTTCAGACATTAATGAACACACTTGCGCCGTTTGTCTACGAGCTGTCATTAACAGCGTAGCAACCAAAACTCTCGGTTTTTCACAGAGATACTCGACCGTCTGTTCAAACCTAGCCAAGTCTCCTTCTAGAAATGACATTATTCGTCGCTGCAAATCTATAAACTCTTGAAAGAGTACTGTCTTCTCAATCCCTACTGCTTCAGCTAAACTATCACGTTCGTGATCAAACATCGTTTTGACCTCCTTACACAAAAGGTTACTGAGCGTCTATACGTTGTCTTACTTGATCCAAAATGTTCTCTATTACTCGTTCTACTTCAACATAGTCTCCTTCATCTAAAGAGATGAGATCCTCTTTAGTCAGAGTAATTTTGTACTCGTCTTCTAAAGGAAGATCTCGCAAACTTAACTCACACAAACAATCTGACGCTGGCGAGCTAACTATACTGCCGTTACTATTACGATACATTCGAGCGCCGCACTTACGGCAAGTTCCTAGAAATTTCACTTCTTGATTCCTCCTTTCACTTAATCAATATAGTAAACAGTACCAAAAGGTACTCGTATGTCTAACGTTTGGAAAGTTCTAACTACAATCCAAATCACAGAGTAAGTAGGTGTCTTTTGAGGAAAGGTACCAAAAGTGTCTGTAAAGTATACGAACAAGTCAGGTTTCAGTTTTCTCTTCTCAACATCTTCAAAAGGCGGTGCTAGACTAGTACCTCCACCTCCTCTCAAGTTCGCAACCAGCTCGTCATACGACGGGTTATGTAATACAGCGTGAATATCAGCATCTATCACATAAACCCAATGTTCTGAAACTAACTTCTCAACTCGTTGATATTCAGCACAGAATTTCGAAAGTTCTTGTTGCGAAATACTACCTGAGGTATCAAAAGCCGTAACGAGATTAAACTCCTTCTTGTAGTTACCAGCTAAACGAACGTCGCAAGCGATTTGGTAGTACGGTAACTTCGTATAGGTTGGTGTAGCAACTTTCTTTCCTATGAAAGACAAAATCCTAGCCGCGATTACTCGCTCCCAAGGAACTTGAGACTTATAACCTTGGTCAATCTCACGCAGCACGTCGGCAGAAACACTACCTTGGGACTTGAGATGATTCCCAAACTCATATAATGATCCAGTACTTATCGGCAGAGGTTCAGTAAAGTGCTTAGGGGGTCTGATACCATCTACAGTAAGCGGTACTAATCGTATTGTCTTGCCGCCAAACTTAAACTCGGTTTTTCCTTCCTTTTTAGTCTTATCTACTAAGCGTTGTAACTCTCGATAAATCAACTCGGCAGGCCCATCAGGAATATCTCGAAACAGTATAAACCTATGTTGTTCAACCCAATTCACAGACTCAAGCTCGAGGACAGTAGTTAATAAGTTGTTTACAACATGGTCAATAGCTAGTCCCCAAAGGACTCGATCTTTTCCAGCACCTCTTCTAATGTGGTTGAATATGTAGTGTAGCAGTTCGTGACAGTACACAAACAACTGAGTTTGATAATCTTCTTCTTCAGATATTACAATGTGACTATCTCGAACCAGACAACCGCCTATTTCACTAGGCAACTTATCGAAGTAGATCGGAATTTGTAATGCAGCAGATGTTCCTACCTTTCGATAAGCATCAATTCTTAGTTTTGTATCCTTTTGTTTCTTCATTTTACTCTCCTAAAATAGCTGCTAGTTCATCTACAATTTCTTTCATGTGTCTATTACGATACAGGAACTTGACCTGATCGGGAAATCGAGTGAGAACTAGTCTGAAGTAACAAGCTCGAGCGTCCGGAGTCAACTTCTTAATTGTCACAAGTATGCGGTCTGTGGGCTTGTATGACGATAGAAAGGCTGCCGCGGCTACTTGATCTTTCAAATCAGCGTCAGTGAAATCTTTCGACAAAAGATCATTGAGAGACTGATTCAGAAAAGGCCAAGCATCTACTATTTTGGATCCAGCATCGATTCCTACTACACCTGGAGCCACTTCAATTGAGAATCCTGCCTTAAGTGCCTTATCTAAAGAAAACCAAGCTCGAGGCGATGGAAACTTCTGACTCGTTCCTGGATCAGGCGTATATAAGTAGTCTGTTCCATAAGAAGACAAGAATGTAATAATTCTATTATCAAGACCTTGAGAAATCGCATACTTTACGAAGTCTTCTAGAGTAGGAGTGTACCCGACGAAAAGGTCGAACCTATCCATAATAGGCGCCATTATCTCAGAGGCGCTAGCTGACGCCAGACCAATATTTCCAGCTGCAACGAACCTGGTCGACTCTGGAACTGTATGTCCATGCAGTCTTCTGCACAATAGTAACTCATATAAAGGGCTTTGATTGTATTCACGAACTAAATGAATGTCGTCGAAAAACAGAGCCGTGTTTTCCTTTTCTGGTAGCCAATCAGGCCGAGACCAAACAGTCCTTCTCTCAACTAGCCAAGGAATGCCTTTAGCCTCACCTGGCTCCATTAAATAGAGTCGTACCTCAGTCGGTGTCAGTACAGCAAACGATTCTGAGACTTCACTTATAGCTTGGAAGAAAATTTCGCTCTTCCCAATACCTGGCGCCCCTGAGGCCAAAACAGATAAATTGTTTCGCAGACACTTTACTAGTACTTCTTTTAACGCGTAACTTCCTTCGATTCTATACATAATAGCACACTCCTCCTTAATCTTGTTTAACTATCGGTGTTTCACGTAACCAAGCAATTAGATCAGCTTCAGACGCAAACCAATAAAACTGGTCTCCAACTAACATTCTCTCTTGAATGAACCTGATCAACTCTTCTGGACTAGAAGCACCCATACTTTCACGGTCCATGCCTCTATCGAGATAGGCCGAAAACCAACTGTACGCTCGTTCTCTACCAGCAGCGTCGTAAGGTCCTTTGAGGATTCTGTAGGACGGCGAGTAGAAACAAACCCACAACAACACACCTTTGTTTTCTTCTAAAACAGTTCGTAACTTATCTAATGTAATAACCTCTGAACGAACTACTTGCATCGCGAGCCTCCTGTACAAAAAGTTGTAGTTCTTAATAACTTCGACCGTATGTATTGTTTTTCACATCTGTAGTGTCGTACGCTAATCGTACTTCCCAACCTCGTTTGTCGTATAGCTCAATTACTTTTCTGCAACATTCAACTAGAGTTCGACCAATACAGTAGAGAGTAGAAGGATCTAACCACAACAACTTACGATGAGGGTCAATCGCCATGAAATACTCTTGATCGTACTTCCTTTCTTCATTGTACTCTACAGCACCGGTACCAATGTCGTCAACGTCAAGTAGTACTAGTTCTCCAGTCTCGATCAGATTATCAACTACACGACGAGCGGCGTCGGTTAACATCGCTCCATCGAAAGTCCTCTCAACTTCCTAAATCCCTATAGGCTGAATTATTGCCATCGCCGAACGAGTTCCCATATTCCTACTACCTTATTTACTAGGACTATGAACAAGTAACATTTTTTCTAAAAAATTTTTCTAAAAAATAAAAAAAAGAGCACATAACAAACGCACATTCTGTCAAAACCAACAAACTGTATACTACACATACAAATATCAGTAAATTCACTTTTTTGTCTAAACAACACAACAGTCCTACGGTATAAGCCAACAGCACTTTCACTACAATCAACAGTCTAGGTGAATTCTCTAACAACGGTCTCACAAGCGGATTAGCTTCCCCACATCCTAAGTACATAGTTAATACTACATCGAGTACCTGAAGCAGCATTAACAACATTGTTAATTGCAAGTACATGTTGACAATCCGTTGATCAGCATCTATACTTAGGAAAAAACAAAAAGAGGTAAATAATGGCACTAAGACAACCACCAAGACCGCGTGATGGTAGAGGCCGAGGTAGAGGCGTTTCGGGAGGACAACGACAAGGTCGTAATAGAGGTCCTTGTAAATTTGGAGGACCTGGTTTCGGAATGGGAGGCGGTCGCGGGAAAGGTGCTGGTAGAACTCGCTAGTCGTATTTACTCAACGACGCTGCACACTCTTCACAGTATTCGCCGATCCAAAACTCGTTCAATGCCTTAGAGTAGCTAAAGTCAGAGTAGTCACAAGACACTACCTCGAACTCTCTACAAGCGATCAGAGCAAGCTCTCTGCCGCACTTTCTACAACAAATTGTAATGTAGTCCTTCACGACTTACTCCTAAAGTGTTTTGATTGAGGACAACTCCTCAGTCAAAGCATCTTCAGTGTTAACAGGCAGCATCAAGCTGTAAGCGCCCCAAGAACGCTCAGTTTCATACAGAGTCGTGCACAAAGACGCAATAGCCTCAAAAGTAGGCTGTGAGAGAGTATTCTTTAACGCAAAGTACATCTTAACGGTACTAAGATAGGTTAAGTATTCAACTGTAGGATCTATAGGTAGTATTACCGTTCCTTTTTTATCAGTACTAGCATCACTTGTCAAGAACTTGTGATCGAAAAAGTCCTCAACTTCTCTTTTGAGGAGTTGTTTTAACACTGAAAAATCAACGAGCATTCCTCTAAATTCGTGCGGCTCTTGAGTAGTTGTAATCGAAAATTCACCTTTGTACGTGTGTCCATGAACTCGAGAACACGGATGTCCTTCTGGTACAGTCTCGCTCAATCGATGAGCGGCATTAAACGAGAACTTTCTTGCGATTGTTAACATGTCATACCTCCTGATCAATATTTTCGCCTACTAAGATCCTTACATTAGGATCGCCGTTCCAGCGATAAGGAATGTGATAAGCATCGAGTTTTTCGCATAATTTCTTTCCTACTTCTTTAGTTGACAATCCTATTGTACCATATTTTTGAGTAACACAAGGTCCATAAGCAATGTACATTCGACTATGATTTCTAAGACTCTCCTCATCTTGCCGAGTCCAAAAGATAGCTCCTTTAACTTCCTTTCCTTTCTCATAAAGTTTTTCAGCTCTACAAGCAAGCTCTGATCCTGCGCAATTTCGACAACACATAAAATTGGCTCGAGCGAGGAATCCTTCTTTACGCAACTCTTTGAAAACTTCGATCAAACGACTTCTCATACTTCTATCTCCTTTTTCTACAAGTTACTAATCTTCTTACACAACTCTTGAAATTGACTTTGGGTCAACAAAATCCCGCATAGTCCAAATTAACGTAGTCAAAGGCTTTAGTTTGTGCGTCGTTGAAACTCTTAGCGGTAATCTCAAACACATCAACTCTGTGATTGTCACCAGGTAGGTAACGAATCACAACATAGACTTCTTCTTTTCTCTTAAACTCAGTCATCATTTACTCCTTTACTAAGTACTTAACAGTTACACATAAAATCAATAAACCTATAAAGTTCGCTACAGGAAACCATGAACCATCACTACTAATCAAACATATACTACCGCCAAATATTAATCCTTTTAGGAAGTTCATAATACACTCCTTTCTTAACACCAATCCTTACGTAATTCTTCGTACTCACGATGTAAAATTTGTAGAATCTGTTTTGGTCCTTTAGACGGAACTTTCTTTTGCCAGTACAAGTACATATCGCAACTAAACTTCTTTACGAGATACCTTCCATTTCTTGTAACATAATTGGATATGTACAACTCATTTCCAGTCTCTTCAGACACAATTGAAAGATAGTAGTGAACATACTTTCTGCCAAATGCCAGCACGGGGTCTGAGCGACGGAATATAAGTCCAGGAATGACAGAAGGTTTAGTAACAGGCGACTGTTTGATACGCTCGTATTTTGCTTTAGCTTCACGACGTTTTTCTTCCTCAAGCTTCTTTCGTTTTTCTTCTTCGGCTCTGAGGTAAGCATCGATTTCCTGAATGTCTTTTGTTATTACTTCTTCTACTTTCTCAGGACACTTGAGAACGTAATCACTAATACTGGCTCCTGTGCTGCTCGAAGAGAAGTAAGAAGTAACAATAGACAAGTCGTCTGAGACGTAACGCAGAACAGGCTTGTCTTGATGTTCTATTTTCACTAGAGCTAATGAGAGATCAACTACTTTCTTGTCTAACCATACCTTCGCCGCAATTACAGAACCTTGTCTTAGTTGCATATCCAGTCTCCTTTACTCAATTTTTACTTCAGGATAAAGTACTACTTTCTGTGTCAATTCCCGTAAGTGAGCGTTGCCGTCTACAAACCGAATTTCGTACTCGTAGTCTGTACAGCCGAGTTCTTCTTCTAATGGCACTAAGTACACATTACCTGACTCTCCTTTCTTCAAATACCAAACAAGCTGAGCCGCAAGGTCTGTCATTCCGTTGTAGACATTTGTCGCTCCTACAGGAATTCCGTTAACATAGCGACGTACTTTTAGAAACTCTTGTAGCTGCTTTCCTACACCGCTCAAATATCCATCAAACAGTATGTAGATTAAACAGATAGGACGGTCGTCTTCATCGTATACAGTAACAGTAGCTTGTGTTCCCATATTTTACCTCCTCTTAATTTAGTAGTTCCGGCTGAGACCTTGTACCTTTACGACTGCGAAGTGACTAAGTAGCAAGTGAGCGTAACACTCACTATGAGATAGGTCCTATAGCCGGAACCGTTTCACTTCGGTACACCATATTTAACCAACCTTTGATACCGTTGATTTTATGTTTACTTAATGAGATCTTACCTGTCTTATTGTTGTGAAGCATAGCTCGGTACAATCTTCTAACCTTACGCGATATCGTAACTTTGTCAGAATGAACTACACAACCCAAAACTCGTAGCTTGCCTCTTCCGACTCTTAACTTAGAAGGATGAAGCTCAAGACTGATTTTGTTTAGGTAACGGTTAATGACCTGACTCGTTTTTGAGATGGAGATTTTAGCGTCTTTAGGAAAGGACACTAGTATATCATCTGCGTAACGAGTGTATACACCGTGTAGTCTCGCAATTACTTCTGCAATTACTAAATCAGTCTGAGAAAGCACGATATTGAACAACCGGCCCGAAGTAGGAGCTCCTTGAGGTAAACCTTTAAAGTAACAATCTCTTATCAACATTTGTCTAACAGAAAGCGGCACATCGTGCTTTACCAGTACTGAGTCGAGAACTTTTTTTCTGATCGAAGGATAAGCATCCTTTATGTCCAGTCTTAGGAACAAGTAGTTACCTACATGCTTTTCAAGAGCATCTCGTAAAGATCTGCGTTTCTCGAACGCATAAGCGTGCGTCACTTTAGGAACCAAAATGTAGGTTAGCTTTAACCACGCTCGCTGTCTCTCCTTGAGTTGATCTGAAGGAATGTACAGAGTTCTAAAACCACCAGACCTTTTAGGGATCCTAACAGGAGTATACTCAACTTTAACGTCTTCGCTTAACACATTATGGTACTGTTCATACCAATCTCTCAAAGCGTGCTTACGCACTCCTAACCAAAAAGCAGAAGTGCCTTTCTCTACCAACTGTGAGTAAACAAAAGCAAAGGAAGGAGACATCTCAACTTCTTCAACATCGTTAAAGATCGACAACAGTTCGTCCAAGCTGAACATACTATTCCTCTTTAATAGGCGTTATATGGTTTATAGTTAGAGTGAGACAGTCCAACCAGTCGTGAGGGTTTACAACCAAACTAAGAGTACCTATGAAGAACTCGGCGAACTCTCGTCTTTTTCTCTTCTGAAAGTTCTTTTCACAATTTGAGAGTACAAACTTAAAGGATTCACGACAGCGACCTCTTTTGTGAAAGTTGGAGAGGTTCTATCTTGCGCAGCTTTGCCGAGACGAAGCGAGGCGAACCTGCTCAAGACTACGCACAATGGTAAGTAAATTAGTCTTGGCGTAACACCAAGCTCGCGCTTCAACCTCTCCTTAACACTAACGGAGAAACAAATATTACAGCTTTCTAATAACATAATGAATCACTAATAGCAACTTCAATGCCTGTCTGATCTGTTAGAATTGTTTCTGTACAATTCCTTCTTCCTCAGTTAGAGGTACAAGTGTAATTTGGTATTGTTTCACCTTAGCAGCTCCTTTTGTAAGATAAATCGTACCTACTATCTCTTCTCCTTCCACTAAGTATCTATGATATCGTTTTGAGTCTCGATCGTACACTATCTTACCTACTATTTTTTCCATGATAGCCTCCTTTCTACATTAATCTATCAATCTCGCTAAATCATTCAAATCTCCTTGAGGAATCTCTCTAGGATTTCCAAGAGAGTCGTTCCAATAGTACAGATTGACGAGTACTTCTCTTCTAATTCAAACAACTTCAACTCATACTCGGTTTGGACTTTAGGATCTCTAACTAACTCAGATTTCTTTCTCCTCAGTCGTCCTCTCTTAACTTCACTCTTTGCTGTCAACAACAAATCTGTCAGTGCACTATTCTTCTTTATCTTCTCTCTTTTTTCTGATTACTTTCTGCTGACCACTCTGTCATCCGCGCTGATAGAGAACGATAAGGTAACCATTCCCATTCATACCGAGTCAACTTCGTACTTAGTAAAGCTTTAGGTTTACTAGCTTTGTTAGTACTAATATACGAAGTATACCTCTTTCCTTTCTTTTTCTCTGTTGCTCTCGCTTCACTTTTTCTAACAAATCCTTTAACTCGCTCAGCATAGTACTTCGAAAAAAAAATTAAAAAATTTTTAAAAATTAAAAAAATGTTACTTTACAGTTAGTCATATTTTGCGAGAAAATCTGTTCAGCTCACACTAATTCATAACCCTGAACCATTAAGTTAACTTGTTTGTCACTTAATTGATCCGACCAGTGCTCCATTGTCAACTGATTCGCTCGACAGATTTCCACAAACTTGCGCAACTTAGTACGATCACTAACCTCAGAAAAGTTACTCTTTACATACTCTCTTGCTTTAGAGAAAATAACAGTAGCTGAAGGAACTTTTCGATTGCCTTGTACTTTACCTTCCAAATTGAACCAACAACCACATACTAAACAATGTGACCAATTATCAACTTTAAAAGGTCGTATCTGCCATCGCCACTTTTCCGCAGATAGTACATCTTTAAATTGGCAATTAAGCAACTCATGTGCTCCGCAATTCGGACATACAATACAACCACACTTACCTGATCCTGCATGTACTTTAACAATCATAATTACTAACCCTTCTAACTTAACTGTTACTCAAACATAAGTGAAAGTTCGTACACATGAAACTCGTCTTCACTCTTCATTCTCGCAAGAAGCGCACACGAAGTACTATCATCCAATTCAGTCTCCTCACGTAAACCTAACTTAACAAGCATTCTCAACGGTACAATCAACAACTCAATCTCTCCAGTCAGAGAAGGAATGCAACAAAACGAACTTTCCTCTAGTTGCTTCAACGTGCACAGATCTACAACGCCCAGTTCCTCAATTGCACACAAACCTTGTCCTTCTACTGTTACCAAAATCTCCTTAGCTTCAACTTCTGTTACATCTCGATCTGAACCTTCGCCGAATCGGCGTAGACCTATTAACATGATATATCGCCTCTTTTCTTGTTCTAACTAATCTCTCTTATGATTTACTTTTTTAAATACAGAGTACTAGGTTCGTTTTCGTTTTTTCAAAATTAAGAGTATCGGATTCACTCTTCAAATTTTTAAATGAGAGAGTACTAAAAGTCATTCTCCGATTTTAAATGAGAGAGTACTAAAAGTCATTCTCCGATTTTTATAAATGAGAGTGTACTAAAGTCATTCTCCTCTTTTAATGAGAGTGTACTAAAGTCATTCTCCTCTTTTAATGAGAGTGTACTAAAAGTCATTCTCCGATTTTTAAATTTTTTAGATATGGGGTACTTACTCCTGTTATTGTAACTCAACCGCCCCGGGTTCAGTTCCTAAGGGGGTGTTTTGTGAGGTACTTAACGTAGTTTAGTTCCTTGAGACAACCCCCGGCAGTAAGAGTCTGTCATTTAGATTATTATTTGCTATTCTACGCTTTGTTTTGCTGGAAATTTTTTCCTTAGACGGGCCATGATGGCCCGTTCCTGAGTTGTAATGATTTCAATAAGTTAGCTGAGAAAATACAGAATTTTTTGTAGACAAAAATGAATGCAGGTATCTGTCAGATACGACAATTTGCGCGTTTTAGTAGTGTTTTTGTCAAGTTTGAAGTATAATTACTGACAAAACTAACAAAAAAGGAGGTTATCATGTTAGAAGTTGATCGAAAACAACTCAAACGGATCACAAAGGTTAGTGATAAAGTGTTCTATGCTTACAAACCTCTACAAAGACTACTACCTAACCTTACCAAAGCAGATATTGAGGACCTCAGAGAAGTTCTTAAGATGGAAGGATTAACAAAACCTTTGAGAGTAGTACTGTTCAGTGACAAGAAAGTCAAAAGGTATGTAGTGTTAGATGGTGTACATAGAGTTCAGATCGCAGTGGAGTTAGGTTTGGATTTGGAATTAGAAGAGGTTCAAGTGAGGAATGAGGAAGAGTTAGTAGAATTAGGATTGAAGCTCAATTTGCAGGAAAAGAGAGGTCGACAGATAAGTAAGAGACAGTTGGTAAAAAGATTACGAAAAGTACACTCTGATCTGTCTTTTGAAGAGTTCTGTGTGGTGTTGAAAGAGAAGTATGGTCTGCAGTTAAGTAAAGAGACAATCTCTAAGTATGTGTACTTGAAACAGAGAGGACAGGTTAAGTCAAGTGAACAGAAGTGTCGTATTAAAAGACTTGCACAGGAACTTGGTTGTAAACCTAAAGAACTGGCAGAGACAGTGTGTACTTTGGTTAGGACAGTTCATCAAGTTGCTGGACCTCAATGGAAGACAATGTTGATGCAACTGTCAAATCCTGAACTAATAAGAGTTGTATCTACTGTAGTACAGTCATAGTAACTCAACCAAACGGGCCATGATGGCCCGTTTGAAAAATCTCAATTTTACTATGCAAAACCGCGTGAAAAAGTCAAAAATGTTAGGTTTTACATAGTAAAATTGAGATTTTATTTTTCGGTACTTGTGAAAAAATTAAAGAAGCTCGGTTGTACATAGATAAAATTTCCTCAGTTTCTTATACAAAAACTTGCTGTTTTGTCTTTTTTGTAAGGTTCTACTATGTAAAACTATAAATTTTAGTAGACTGTTGCGAACCGTACTTCATTTTTGTCCTCAAAAATTCCTACTTTTCTAAGCTAACTCGTTGAAATTATTACAACTCAGACACGGGCCATCATGGCCCGTTTGGCTCAAAAAATGTATGTTTGTTATTCAAACCGAACCAATTTTGACTAAATACTTACTTGTCTGATTAGTACCTTTCTCAGAGTATATGACAAGTACAATCGGTACCTAACTAATGTAAGAGTAAGTACTTACTCAAAATCAGTTCGGTTACTCACTTAACAAATGAGCTACCCATCTATGAAGCACTTCCCATCGTACCTTCATTGTCTTAGCACCACATAGTACCAATCCGTTACCTTCTCTAATCGCGTTCCAGTCTAGCTCGAACAGATCGTACTTAGGATTGTACTCTCCTGTACGGTCACTGAACTCTGTGATTAGTACTTTCTTATGTTCTGCAGTGAACCCTAGAGCTTCTAGTATTGTATCCCACACATCATATGGTTGTCCTTGTACTTCGTTGGACAGTCCTTCCGCAGCAATTCTAAGGAACCCTTTAGCAATATCTAACCTTATCTTTTCCTTGTGTGTCTTTGGTTGTATTTCCTCTAACTTCTCTCTCAAAGATTGGGCATATACTTTAGGACGGCACCATCTGAACTGGTCCGTCCAATCCCAATCCCAGTACTTATTGAACTGTCTCTTTCTTTTCTCGTTTAGTATCCTAACCGCGCCTCTCTTGGCCATACTACCTCCTTTCTTGTCTCAGTGAACCACTCTTCGTTTCGGTCACAAAGACGGTTTTGATTGTGTTGAAGTCGAGAGAACAGGACCAATTATTGAGTTCTGAAACTGTATTCCAGTTATGTATGGTATGCCATTCCTTACACGTGTTACACTATACCTGTACTTCTCTCATTACTCTACCTCCTTTTCCTAAGTGGTTATTAACATAAGGGACCCTAACAAAAGGGTCCCTTATCAACTTAAGGTTCGCTATTTCTCATCTCTTACTCTGTAGTATAATTGACCGACTTCCGACCTATACAATGTCTTTCCAACTTGGGACATTACCTTCTTGTACAGATCGGGCTTCTTCTGTTCCATTAGCTTACATACCACATAGAAGGCCGCTCCTGGTCCTAATGTCTCATACTCTTCTTGACCTACTTCCTTCTTAATTGTCCGTAAGGTTTCCCTGGCAAAGGATATGTGTCCTAGGCCGGCCGATTGTCCTTTCTTCCTCTGACGGGCTTGGGTCAATAAGTCCCTCAAGGATACCTGTTCCTCTCTTTTCTGAAGATCGGGATTGTGGATAACTGTCACTTTTTCCATTTTTTCTCCTCCTTTCTTCTTTTTTACCGGTTAACGTTTAAAATTATAAAAATTTTATTTATAAATAAGAAAATGTAACTCGACCATCACCTCCTTTTCTCTTAAAAGGCCACAATCCACCCTTCATGCTTGAAGACAGCTTTCTTCTCAACTGTACCATCTTCAAGCACCTTTTCTTCAACCATTCTCTTTGTGAAAGAGAAAAGCGGTGTTACTCCTCTACACCGCAATATTGCCGCCAACGGAGTCATGAAGAACAAGGCTCCTCCAATCATCGCTTTTGTAACTCCGTGTTCAACGGCAATGTCGGCTAGAGCCTGTGCTTTAGACATCACTTCTTCATAAGACGGGAGTTCATTAAACGTTAGCAACTCTCTTACCTTCTCTTTATCCTTCGGTTCAATTACTCCTGCTTCAATCTGATCCGACGTGGCTGGATGTTGTGTTAGGTTCAAAATTTTCTCCTTTTTTTCCATTTTTCTGCCCCCTTTTCTCTTTTTTACAGGATTCACGCAAAATTTTAAAAAAATTTTAGATAAAATTATATGTAAATAAAAAAATATGACCTAACCTGTCCTCATTTTTTGCCTCAAAAAATTCCTACTTTTCTAAGTTAACCTATTGAAATCATTACAACTCCTGACCGGGCCATGGTGGCCCGTCTGTCACTACTTTCTGAGACAACCCCCGGCAGATGAACCAAACTAACCTTCCCTTTCCTTTAACAAAGCAGACGGAGGGATCCCAAGGTCCCTTTTAAGAACCCGGTTCTTGTTACCTGACCTAAACCCGTGGTACTACAGTAACTTATCTACCAACCGGGCCAGGTCATCCAAATCTCCCCAAGGAATCTCTCTAGGATCACCTGGAGAATCGTTCCAATAATACGGATTAACCGGGTATTTCTCCTCTAACTCGAGGAGTTTTAATCCGTATCCGGTCTGAATCTCCGGGTCCCTAACCAACTCCGGCCTCTGCTTACGAGGTCTCCCTCTCTTAACCGAGGCCTTCGCTTTAGTTAGGAGATCCCTTAAGGAGCCTTCTGGAGCAGGAGTGGTCTTCTCTTCTAACCTACGTACCTCTTCTTGATACTGTAGGTTAGCTGACCACTCCGCCATCCATGCTGATGGAGAGTGGTACGGAAGCCATTCCCACTCATTCCTCTTAAGTTTCGTGCCCAACAGAGCCTTAGGTTTGGAGGCCTTACGGTCACTTATCACAGGACGGTGACCACGACCTCTCTTCCGTCGACTCTGAGCACGAGCCTGTTGAAGGAGCTCCTTAATATTCACTTTTCTCACCTCCTTTCTGGGCCGGTTGCCCTAAATACCTCAACGACTTTTTTGCCCCCGAAATTTACGAGTTTTTCAGGGTAATCTACTGAAATCATTACAATTCCTGACCGGGCCATCATGGCCCGTGTCGTTAAGGTATTTAGGACGGTCACAAAGGATGTTCAGTCCTTTGTGACCTTGTAACCTCATTACAGTAGGTTCGGGTTGGTTTTGAAGGTCCGTCAGTGTAGCTCCCGACCGTCCGTACCCGTTACGGATCGGGCCTTAACGGACCTTTGTGTGTAAAGAGGGTTTACAGGACTCTCCTTACCTTACCTTCAACCTCTACTACTTTTCCCTGTAGTAGAGGTTGAATACCTCCCTTTTAAACCTTTCTTCCCCTACCTCTTCTTTAATCCGGGGAAGAAGGTCAGGTTTTCTCTGTTTTATCAGTTCCACCACCACTTTGTACACAGTGGTGGGTCCGAGAGTCCCGAACTCTTCGGTCCCAACCTCTCTCTTTATTTCCCGAATGTATGTTCGGGAGAGGGACACGTGTCCCAAGGTACGTTGTGGTTTCTGGGTTTTTACCTGGGAGATCAGGGTTTTGATGGTGACCTGGGGTTTAAGGTCAGGGTTGTAAATTTTCAAGTTCTTCATAATTTACCTCCTCCTTTCTTAAGTTTAAGTGATGTTTTAATTTTAGGTAAATTATAATAGGGGAGGCGAATTTAACTCGTATGGGTCCTTACTATATAACCCTCTTCCTCTGTTGTACAGACCCTCTGTAATATAAACCTCACTATATGAACCTTTGTTATGTAAACTCCTATTACATAGACCTTGTTATATAGAGTCCTTACTATATAACCCTCTTCCTCTCCTGTTGTACAAACCCTCTGTAATATAAACCTCACTAATATGAACCTCGTTAATATATGAAGTCCTTACTATATGAATCCCCAGTTAAATGAACCTTCATTATATAGGTCCCTATCGTGTAGGTTCTTACTAAGTACTGTTTAAGTTCTATTTAGGTTCCCATCTAGGTCCTATTCCTATTTTAGGTTCCTCACTAAGGTACCAATTTAAGCGCCTTTTACCTTGAGTTCCTATTCACTGTTAATACCCTTCTTTTCTCAATCTCAGTTCTTATCTACTTCTTCTTAGATAAGTGTCGTATATCACGAACTCTTGAAAAAGGGAACAGATCGGAGGTAAACTCTAAAAAACTTGTATCAGAAGGAGTAATTAATTATGTGGTATGTCAATACTATTGGAAGTAAGTACAAGTATATCAAAGCTATAGAAGAAGTTATTGATAAGGAAGTTAAAGGAACAAGAAGGGTTATAGAACCTTTTGCAGGTACTTATACTATTAGTCATTTAATGGTTAGGAAAGGTTTGCATGTAATTAGTAATGATATAGGATGGTGGTCGTATAGTATAGGGCGGGCGTTGGTTGGAGATGGGAAGTGGTTTGGCACCGCAGTGAGAGTGGTAAGTGTACTAGAAAGTGTTAGAAGGGTACCTAGTGAAGGGTACGATAGGAAGTTGAAGAAGGATAAGATGGAAGAGATAGCAAGGAGGTTAAGAGAGAATAGGGTTAGAGGAGGAAGGTTAGTAGTTAGTAGAGGGAGTTATGATGAGTTTTTGAGGAAAGTTAAGAGAGTGGGAAGAGGTAGTGTTGTATATATAGATACTCCTAAAGTATTTAGGTCGGCGAAGGAGAGTGTTTTTAAGAATTTTCCTAAGTTGGACAGTTGGTTAATAGGTAAAGAAGTAGAGTATGAATTGTGGAATGAGAGTAATGTAAGAGAACATCATGAGAGGTTATTTAAGTTAGTGAGCGCGGTGGGGGTTAGGAAGGTGATTGTGGAATGCTACAAGAAGGCGGTACCTAAAGTGGATGAGATTGAGAGGATGATGAGGAAGTATTGGAAGGTAAGAAGAGCACATGAATTTAAGAATGACATTACTTTAGTAGGAGAGGAAAAATGAAGGCGGTAGGTTTGGTAACTAAGAAAATTGGGGAAGTGTGCTTGGTCAAAATACCAGGAGTAAAAAGGGTTTTGGTTAGAGGAAATTGGAGGTTAGGAGAGAAGGTAGAGTTGGATGTTGACTTGCTCAAGGGGAAAGAAGAGGTAATAGTGTTGAGAGTGAAGAGTGTTAAAAAGGGAGAAGGAGAGTTGGGTGTTGAGATGGTTAGGAAGAGTGGAGCTGAGATAGGTAAGAGAGAAGTTTTAACGGGAACTTTATGTTCGCAAAGCAAGCGTAAAGTGGTGAAAGCAACTCCTGAGGTACTTTGGGATAGTAGGAGGATTCAAAAATACCTAGAGTTTTGTGATCAGTATAAATTACCTGCGAGTATTGTTAGTTGGAAGTATGGTATAGTCCCAAGGGAAGCAGAAGTGTTCAATTACGATGAGTTCGAGACTAAGAGGGTTGAGCATTGGGTGAAAGTGCTGAAAGAGGCTAGAGATAGATATGGTATAAGAGAATTGTATATGTGGTTTGACCCTAGTAAAAGAACTATGAGTAGTACTATTTTGGAAGCGGCAAGGAGGGTGTTTGAGAAGAGTGGAGGAACGAGGCACCTGTATAACCTAAATAGATATCTAAATGGAAGGAGAGACCTCGAGGATGTAGTTAGTTCTTGGATACCCGTGAGATCACGAGTGATTGTAATCAATTCAGGTGATTTCTCTCTGTTGTATCACCTAACAAACGAGAAGTATTGTAGGTGTGTTGTGTATGATGATAGACCATGGGCGAAGGAGGTTCAGAAGGCAGTAATTAAGAGGGAGAGGATCCCAAAGAGGTTGCCAGAGGAACTACCTGAGTTACTTAAGCATAAGAACCTAACCGTCCGTGCAGCTGCAATTCTGTATTTCCTCCGACATAAAGAGATAGGAAATGTCGATCTGTCTGAGTTGAGAGAAATTGGAGAGATCCTCTTAAAAACTGGAAGGTATAGGAGAGTCGAAGTACGACATGTCTTTCCTAAGATACTGAAGAACGATATTGTACTGGTCAAAGAACCTACCTCACATTCCTTCCTTGAAAAGTACTTCGGCGAGACAAAAAAAGATTTTGACTGGGATAAGGTAATGTTCAAGTTGGGAGAGGAACTCCCTTCTAGTGTACTGATAATTCGAGAAGGTAAACTGAAAGAAGTGAACAGTTTCTACCAAAAAACTGGGAAGTACTTTAGTGATAGATCGGTTTTGACTCTTAACGATAATGTTGTGTATAGGTGCGCTTAAAGAGAAGGTTATTTACTTAGGAAGTTCCAAGATCTCTCAAGTGTTTCGAAGTAGAGGGTAATAGCGTTGGTTGAGCATTTACCTGTTTTAATGTAGAGAAGGAACTCCTCTGCAAACCCTTCAGAGGGATTGGAGCGGCCGTAGGTTGATTGGATCCTGTTTCGTTGCCTCTCGTAGATTATGTTCCAAGCTTCGAATTCTTTATTGGAAATCTTTCCCATAAGAAGGTGCCCGAATTCGTGAATCCACACGTCTTTTTCTGTCTTTACGTAACTAGAAGGGTTCCTTGTAGGTAAGGCAGGGTTCATAAAGAGGTAGTTTCGGTCACCTAGTAGTTTTTTGTTTTGGTAGTAAGACCTAAGGGACCTTTTTAAGTCGTGTTCTACCAATTCTTGAAGGAAGTTTACAAAGTTTTCGTCTAATTCCTTCACACCATAGGGAATTAAATGGAATTTCTTTGCTGTTGCGATGAACTTCTCTTGGGAAGTTTTGGATTTCTCTAGCTCAGAGATTATCTGACGGTAATAGGCTATCTTGCGCTTTCCGACATCTGTACTAAGAGCAAACCCCTTTAGTTTCCTTTTCTCTGTATCAGAAAAGAAGTGGACCTCTACGTTCTCGAGTAGTCCCGGGAATTTTTTGTCGGTGTCCTTGCACGCGGCGGCGAGCCATTTCCAGTCGATTTTCCCCTTATATGGAACTAACCCTTTGAAGGTATGAGGTGAGGAGTGTGAAAGTCTCTTAAGTAGAGATTCCGTGTCTGCTCTACGAACAAACTTAATTCCCTTAAAAAGGCTCTCTCGGATGGGGATCCTTTTTCCTTTGTAGGTAATCCACGTTATGATCCTTTCATAAGTCATTACTTACTTGTTAACTAGCGTCATTCTAAAGTAAGTTCCACTCTTTGTGAAGGCTTCTAAAATACTCGTTAAGTTCTTTTGTCGAGTTATTTCCTCTTGAAATGAACAACCAAAATTCCTCTGCAAACCCTTCAGTGGGGCTAGTTCTTCCGTACTCCGAACGTAACTTTAGCTGGTTGGGATAGTAAACATCAACCCAACGTTTCCACTGAGAAGGTTGAAGCTTAGCAGTTAGGACGTGCCCGAACTCGTGAATCCACGCGTGTCTTTGTGTTAGTGGATCTCGTTTATTCAAAACGGAAGGTTGAAAGCAAATGATTATATCGTCCGGAGTAATAGCGCTCTTTTGAGGTCTTCCTCCCCTGAGAGGAAGTATTACCAAGGGTTTCAGCTTCTCTATTTGAGTAAGATAGTAGTTTTTAAGATGAGTCAGGGTGTCGTACGTCAAGTTTGGGTTGGAGGTACCCAAACCGTATTTCGCGGCGATCTTTCGAAGTTCAGTGCGTGAGGTTGCACTACGTAATTCCTTACTGATGATGGTAAGTACCTGTAAATCTCTTCGCCCCAGAGTATCATTAACGACAAAACTCAGTACTGACGTTCCTCTACTTGTCTTGATTGGGATTATCTTGGTGCCGTGTAGGATTCCCGGGAACTTTTCGTCTACGGCTCGAACTGAAATCCCCAAGCTCTTCAGGTCGTACTTCGTGAAATGAGGTTCGATGTCGCCGTACCTTCTCCAATACCTTCGATCAAGCTCTTCAGCTATTGGTATAGCTTCTTTTTTCGAGAGAAAGCGGGCTCCTCTTAGGATTCTCTCCGTGATTGGAATCCTCCTGCCCTTATACGTTATCCACTTGAGGATCCTGAGCCTCATTTATACCCTCGGCTCGAAAATGTAGTCACCTTGCTGTTGTGGAAGAAGGGCGATATGCCAGTACGGACTTAACAGGAGCTTTCGAGGTATTCCTTTAGGGAAGGCTTTGCATTTGTCGTTCTTGAGGTAGTGTTTACACTGATAACATGTTGGAGAGAGCGCGTTTGCTAGGGGATATAAGGGAAGATCCTTGATTGCGTTAACTTTGGGAATCTCCACGATTTTACTCTCCTCTCTAATCAGTCGTTGACTATGTATATCCATTAATCTGCTAAGAGAGGCAAGGGAACTCCTACTCCTCAACTGTAATAATCCTACACTTGTTCTTATCACCACTCCAACGAATTTCCGGGATTATCTTTTCACGTATTATTCTGTGTTTGTATTTGATTAGGTTGGTTAAGATGTTTTTGATCACTACAGCGGGGTTTGCTGTAGGTTTGTAGCCAAGTCTAGGTAAGTTGTTCCTATCAGGGTTGTAGTAGTGATCTTCCGCTTCAACTCGTGGATTTTCATAGTGAGCGAGTTTGACAGTGAACCCCAGCTTTTCTGCCTCCCTCTTTACCAACCGAGCCAGCCAGATGATTTCGTATACATCCTCGAATTGGTTAAACACTCTATATTCTCCTTCCTTGGGAGGGTTCTCAATAGCAATACGGAAGCATTGCATGGAGTCTTGAATGGGAAGGAACCCTCTCTTCTGCTTCCCTTTTCCATAAACCGTTAGTGGAATTCCTACAATAGCCTGAGCGCAAGTACGATTTACGAGAGTGCCGAAGCAGTTATGCACCTGGACGTTGTTTGCGACGTACGTGTGATCTTCTTCAACATGGAGGTTGTATACCTTCCCTTTGTACATCTTACTTGAAACTGATTTTACTCGCACCAGGTTGTCAAACCCTCCTGAATGTAAATAGATAGGACAGCTCAAATCCATTACGCTTATGATCGAAGTCCCGTTTGCGACTAACCTGTTAAACCTCTCATACTTCTCAAGGAACGGATTAGTTTGAACTTGGAGCCATTCTTTTAGTTCTCGCGCTGTCATCCACCGTGTCGTCTCTTTACCGTGCGCTGAAGAGAGCGTCGTTACTAAGATGGGATGACCTGGCGTACAAACAATTTTTCCAAAAGCGCGCTCAAGTTCTATCTCTATCACTTCCCCAACGTATTCTCGTTCAAACTTCTTAAGCACCTTTCGAAACCGACCCTTATGAGTTAAGACTTTGTCTCCTACCTGAACGTCTTTTATAGGTTTTACGCCCTCTAAGCATGTAATTCTGGTGTTAGGAGGAAAACATTCATCTACATCATAGCGAGTAATTAATCTCTCATCTCCTTTCATTTCGGGGATCTGAATCCCATAAACCACTCCTTGCATGATATCAGTAGATCTAAGCCCCCAAACGTCGCAAGCAAATCTAATGTTGACAGAATCGTGTACCTTCGTACAATGATAAAAACTAGGAGGTTGACAAGGAAAAGGAAGAGTATCTTTACGCCCTCTATATTCAACTTCAAAGAATCCCTCAGGAATGTCGAGGTTTGTGACGCCATACTCTCCCATTGTGTTTCCTGACCAAGCCGCTTTTCCGTTCCGGCGTACATATATGATTCCTGTAGGAACGGTGCAACAGTACACCTTTCCTGCATAAGGAACCCATTCCATATCAGAAGGAGTTACTTTAGTTTGGCTATCTATCTGTGGAATTATGAAGCTAGATTTCTTTGCCACGTGATCAGCCCTCTTTATCTGCACAACTCCCGAAGGAGATTCTCTAAAGACCACTCTATGATTGGGAGTAATCACGAAATCGACATCGTCGTTCACAATTCTCAGCATCTCTCCCGCATACGGATACTCAACTATATGGTTTGGACAGTTGAACGATACTTCTCCTGTTTCTCCGTTGAGACAGCATACTTTGTCAGAGTAATCTAGGTCCTTGAACAACTTCCATCCTTTACTTGTTAGCACCTCTGTTTTGTCGTCATAACATCCTAATTTAACTAAGTGGATATCCTTACTCACAGCTTTGATGGCGTACAAAAGGTTTAAGGTCCCCACTAGGTTGTTGACTTGGGTGAAAGTAGTGTGATGTACATCGATCATTGAGTAAGGTGCAGAAGGCATTTCACCTAGGTGGACAATTGCATCTGGTTTGAACTCTTTAATGGAGTTCAACACAAATTTGGGGTTCCTTAAGTCCCCGAAATAGAAAATAGGTTTCCTACCAAACACTTCCTCACAAGCACGTATCCTCTCTTCCATACTCGCGATGGGTGTCACGGATTGAGATCCCATCTCCTCAACCCACTCTCTTCTCAACATCAAATCACAGCCACCTACTACGTAACCCCTAGCAAGTAAGTAAACAGTTAAAGTCCAACCCAAGTAACCATCCATTCCTGCAATATACACTCTCATCTGCAACCTCCCACTACAATGTAACTAAAAAGGGCACGTGAGGGTGCCCTTTCAATTGCGAGTTTGTGCTCTCTAAGTTATCTTTCCTTCTTGAGAATGCGCGCTGCGGCGCGTGCATTAGCAGCCCAAAGTCTCATCCCCCATTGTATCGCTCTGGCAATTATGTGAGTTAGGAATCCTCCCACAACCCCAATAGCGCTAATGGCAGCGACCTTAAGCGTAGTCTTCTCCGCAATTTTTTTAATGGCAGATTGAATTGACTTGAGAGCTGCCTTTTTCGCAGGATCCTTAACAGCTAGGGAAGCTACTTTGGTAAGACCTGCTGTGAGTATAGGAACACTCATTATTCCCGCAGTCGTGAAAAGGCCTAGCGTTCCCATCACCGCAGCAAAAGCTCCTACCCCCTCTACAGCCTTCCAATTATGGTATTGCTTTTGATATTTTTCGGGAATGAAGATCTTTCTACCATTTTTTAGAGTCACCCAGTATCCTCTTTCGCCTTTCCACGTAGTTAGTTTGGAAACTTTGGAAACCGGGTCTTCCTTTGCAGCTCTCTGAAGGAGAGCCGTTCCTTTCTTGAGGTTCTCTCTAGGTGTGAGTACAATCTCGAGAACGATATACCCATTCTTATCAACCACTGAAGTGAGCTCAAACTGAACTTTTCCTTTATCTCGAGTAGGACGGAACCTAGAGGATAGTGGTGTCTTAAACACTCTTATTGGTGTCTTAGGTATGTAATCGGCGGGCTTTTCCTTTTTAATTCGAGAAATAAACTCCTCAAAGAGCTTCTCTGTTTTCGGTTTACCAATATCCTTCTCCTGTGCTTTGAGAGATAGATACTCGCCGAAGTTAGACTGATGAAATGCTTTGGACCCAAGTACTCTATGTGCTTGAGATATCGGAGTGACCGCTCCTTCCTCTTTATACACTTCCTCAAATCGGGGAAGGAATTCCTCGAAGATCTCTCTAAACAAGGGGATAGTAGAAACGCCAGCCTCCCTCCAACCCCACTTCACTGAAATCCTGGGATTGACTTTCGCTGGCGCCGCTGCAAGAGCGAGTTTCCGCGGCATTCTTAATTCCTCCTTCTTAACCAAGTGCTAACCTTATTCTAGTAGGTTAAACTCTTAAGTCAAGGGGATGCCCACTTATGAGAGTACCAAAGAAAACTTGGAAGAACAAATCTCAGTACAGGCTCTCCCTTGAGGAGAGAGAATACGTAGTCTCCTTACGGAGGACGGACTTCCCTCTGTACTACACTCCCTTAAACCTTTCCGAACTTGTTGTAACTAATTGGCTAGATCTTCGCAGAAGGTGCTCCCATACGTTCCAACGCGTCCTGTTCGTCTGGCCTTCGGATAACGAGAGTAAGAGCTACCGTATACCTCTCGATCTAATCTACCGACTTACCTTAAGAAAGACCTTACACATAGCCGTCTTCAAACCACTACGTTGGTACGTGAATAGATTGTTTGACGTACGTGTCCTCCCTACTGTCCTTTGGCTGGGATGGGATGCACGTTGGATCGAGCTGGGCCGCTTCGAGGGAGGTAACTTCACCGTACAGGAACTTCTAGTTATAGAAAGGAGTATTTCCTGGAATGGAGTAAAGGTATCAAACTTTGGCCTCGGAGGGTTCAAGGAAGAGGTCGAGCTCGATAGATGGGAAAAGCGAATTCAGTGGCTCTCTAAGAAACAGTTGTTGACCCGAGGCAGTTACGTTGCCTATGGAAGTAAACAGGGTCGATAGTAACTCAAATAAATTTAAACACTTAGTAAAATTGAACTCAGTTCCCTTTTGTGGGATTACTATTTTAGAAGGGTTTGAGTATATCCCTTGAGGCGAAGTAAAAAGCGTGCGTCGTGTCTTTGGTAGTACTAAATGGAGACGTGAGCAGACTCTTAGGAGTAGTTGGAATTGCAAAATACCACTCTAAGTCGTAGTTTTTCGTAACTCGATCAATTACTTTGGGGATGTTGGAAACAAGATCACGGCTACGGCCGCGAGTCAGTTGATCACAGAAAGTTGAGTAGAGTTCGAGGGCGTCGTCTCGATTCTTAACGTAAAACACCCATTCCCTGTTTAAGACTTGCATGGATTCTAAAAACGTTTTTGTTCGGTCATAGAACGCGCTGTTAAATTGAAGTGTTACGTAGTGAATGCGGTGGGAGCCCGCTACGTAATCAGTGTCACCCGCGTGTGTTACTAGGCGAATTTCGCGAAAAGCGAAGTTCCTCCGAAAAGGTACTTCAGAGAACACTTCTCTATTAAACCTGTAAACTCTAGTAGCGGTCTCCGGGAGTGGGGAATACTGTATGTCCGGCCACTTCTTCGCGCTCTTTAAACTCGAACTTGCCCGTGTTATTAACTCAGGAACTCTCCTGTACGATGTACGGACGATAAATTCCTTCTCTCTTGTTGAACCAAAACCAATCCTATAGTGCCCAACAATACGGGAGACAGGGATTTTGGCGTGATCGACCATTCCAAACTTCTGAGCCTGACTTTGAAGGGTTGAAAAAGATGCGAACGGGAAGTCCTTGAGAATGTACTTCTGTGGGTTGAGTTGCATCTCTTTTAAGTCTGCAAAAAACTGGATCATATGGTGCGCGTAGGTTGGCGAATAAGGGGTTGAAACCCACACACCTCTGTACAAAGTAATACGAGGTAGTTCCTTAGACTCTTTTAGCAAAAGTGCCCTGTTCAGTGCGGATACTTCATCCCAAAAAGGGTTCTTAAGTTCCCCAGAAACTAGCTTCTGTAGAGTATCCCTAGCTCTAGAACGGTTCCAATGCCAGTTCTCGATCAACTTCCTATACCACAACTTATCCTGTTTGTTTGGCCAAGTACGATATAGTTCTGAGAAGAGAGGATGTACATATTTTCCTGTGTTCCCTAAGAAGGTTTTAAAGTTACGATCCTTTACCAGCTTGTATAGTCCTACTTCGTCAATTCTATCCATCCAGTATTTAACACGTTGCTCGTTGACGCGAGCTCCCTTGGACTTTAACTTTAGGAATATCCTCCGACCTCCCTTTGTAATGAAGACACCCTCTTCTCCACTTCCATTCAAGTAGATCCTGAAAAGTTTGTTGCGAATCTTGTGGAAAAAAGAAGTGCGAAAGTAGTTCATTTCCTCCTCTCCCTTCTCTTGAGTTTACGACGTAGCAGACGCGCTTCTGAGATAGGAGTCAGCGAAATAGCGTCGCCTATCAACGTAGTAAAGGGAACTCCTTCATGTGGAGCCTTGTGAATCCACTCGTCGTCGATCAACCTCGAGAGATCAAATACCTTGACTTTTCGTGTTTGTTTCACAAGCTTCCTCCTAAGTTTTTACCTAATTTCAAGTCTGCAAGGTTTCTCCCTTTCTAAGCAAAGAGGGATGTCAATAGTGATTATTACGTTAACGTGTCGTAAAAGCAAGGGGGAGACGTGATCTTCAGTTGCTTGTAAAAATCGATTTTTAGCCCAGAAGTGCGCATACCTTTGGCACTTAAATCGCAGGTAACGCTCAACCTATACTTAGTTATACCCGAGGGTGTGGGGTAAGTTCGTTGTAGTGGAAAAAGAAAATTTTATACTAGTCGTTCATGTTCTTACTGAAGCGAAACTCTCGGGGACTCTTGACCCTCTCCAGGACTACATTGTTATCAATACGACCTGTTCTGTACACATATAAAGGGCACAATCTCGCAGTGCAATCTTTAGGTGTTCTGCTATTTGAACACCATTGACAATATCTAACTATTGCTTTATTTCTCTCAGCGGATCTACCTCGTACACCTTTACCAGTTCGGAAAGGGTACAGAGGGCAGTCTGTAAAGGTACACTGTGAAACTGCGTAAGCATTCCACGCGGAACAGTTCAAGCACCTTTCATGTACCGCTTTGGTACGAGTGAGGTTTACCACTTTAGTACCACCATCTTTAGCAAGAACTTCAACTTTGATCATGTTAACCTCCTTTTACTTCTTCATCTTCTTTTTGATCAACTCTTTAACACGGGGATCTGTAATCCCGGCTCTTTCAAACTGCTTGTCAATATCAGTAGTTTTCTTCAACCCTTTAACTACAACCTTTCCTGAACCCTGGATATTTACTGGGGCGACACGAGCTTTAACTACAGGTTTAACTACAAATGTATCCTCCCAAACACACAAACAGAATTCAGGGCTTACTATCTCCAACTTAACTGGTACCTTCAATTCCTTCTCGAAAGAGACCTTAACAAAGCTCTCAAAAGGTGGGATAGAAACGTCGATCGAGTTCTTTCGAATTGTAGCAGGAACTCCATATTCAATGCCATTGATGGACATTCTCAGGAATCCCTTTAAGTTGGACGTATCAACTCCCGTGATTTCGGATTCGAAGGAGAGGTTGTAAGGTTTGTTAGGAGCGAGTTTCATACTGACCTCCTTTTCAAAACTATACACGGCGTCTTCTCATTTACTACCTCAACGTTCTTGACTGCAATCGAAGGTTTAAACACAATGCTATCTTCCCAAGGAACCAAATAGAAACCGCCGCCAATCACTTCTAATCTTACTTTATAAGTCCTATCAAGCGCAAGACTCACGAACTTCTGTAATGCGGGAATGGTAACAACGATCTTGTCTCGTAGGACTTCACCAGGAAACCCCAGCTCAATTTTACCGACTTGCACTCTTAAATAAGCTGTTAGTACGGAGTAGTGGACCCCTTCAATGGTAACTCTGAATTCGAACGTTTTTGCAGATTGTAAATATGCCTCAATCATGTACCGACTCCACAATCACCTTCAAGAGCTGACTTGTGTCAGGAGCATCTTTGGTAACTAACCTATCAATATAAATTCGGGGTTTTTCCTGAGTAATCACTTCACCCCCACTTACTACTACAGGTTGAGCTTCACCTTTACATTTTCCAAAACCTCTTGTGATAATCAAACTCGTCATAACATCACCTACACTCCCATACTGTAGTTCTCGGAAACTTTAATACGTTTAGGAGGTACAGGGGCGCCGGCAGTGGCTTTAGCATGAGCCACTGCCAGTTCTATCGTCCCTAGTTGGTCAGCAGGAATTCTCAGTTTTCTCTCAATCTGCTCTTTCAGAAACTTGAGTTTACGCAGCTCCTCCTTCACAGATTGGGGCATATTTTGGGGAATTGGGTAACGATCTTGAAGCTGCCAAATTCTCTGCTGTATTTGGTAATACCTATCAGACCATATCTTCTGGTCCAAGCGCTGCTCTATTTTCTCCACGTACACCTGTTTAGCATAACGGGAGTCCACTGCCGCTACAGCTCCTATCAGAGAGCAAAGCCCCACCAGCACCCCTAATAAGGTACTCACTCTTCCTACCGACAAGGCTCAACCTCCAAGTAGTAGATCATTCTGTCGATATAGAGAAGCCCGAAGGAAGAGCGGGTAGTGTTTTTGTAAAGTCGAAAGGGACCGGATCACTCACCCCCCAAATGTTCTTCGCTCTTACTTCAACATGATGCTCCCCTTCTGTTACACTAGCTAGATCGAAATGGAGACGTACAGTACCATTACCCAAATCTTGAGCAGGTACTTCGGTCTCAGTTCCATCTAGGGTAACTATGTAAGAGGTTACGTTAGTTTGGGGGTCGCAAACTAGATAAGGAGCGGCAAATGCACTCCCTGCCATGAAAATACAAAAAGCCAGAAGAAAAATTCCTGTCAATACTTTCGACATCCTAATCATCCTAATCCCTCCTTCTCTTTTTTTAAACTCGACGCCTTTCATAGGCGTCATCTTCTTCACTAATCAATGCCCCGTCTTTATTGTAGAGATCAAATCGAGCAACTTCCGTAGTGTTATCTTCTTTATAAAACACCATTTGATGTCCGTCAAGCACCCAACGACCACCTTCAATGTCCTTAATAAAAGACACATCTAACTGAATAGTGGGAATCTTATCCGTTTGCTCTTTTACTGAGTCTATCTGGTCAGAAAGGGTTTTGAGAGAGTCGCTGTCAACACCTCTTATGTTCGCTTCAGCTTGATCCAACTCAGTTTTGGTTGCGTGACTTTGAACTTCCTCACCAAATGATCCAGAAGTAGTATGATCAGAGGTTGTCTCATCCCATACAACATCGGCAATCTCATCTGCTGTAGGAATGGCATCAACAGACTCTTGGGAAGCCCTGGAGCTGATAGTTATATCTATCTTAGGTTCTACCATATTACGGTGGTTTTGAATCTCGTCAGCAGTATCATCCATCCACCCGCTTAACACTATCTTCCCATACTTGCTATATTCTCCATTGTTCATTACCCACAAGTATTCTTCTTTCTGCGAAATCGTCTGACTAAAAAGATACTTAAATATCCCTGTTTCTGCCACTTCAGAGCAAGAAGCACCATCCACCACCTTCGTATTGTCTGACAACCTGTACACATTAATCGTTACAGTATCTCCGCTATTAAATAACGCTAAAATGTTTGTGGACTCTGATTTGGCATACCTCATACTAAGGCCTCTTGGTCAACATTAATATTCTCTTTCTTAAGAACTACTGGAAAGTCCGCCAGTTTTTTAGTTAGTTCGATCTTTGTTTCATACTTTTGGTACCCTTGTTTTGTAACAACAAGGGTATGAGGAGTTGATGGATACTCAATACAATTACTACTGTCGTCGAGAGCATAATATCCCCAGTCGAGGACTTGAATGGGACTCCTTCCTGACTCATCTGACGTTTCAGAATAAACAGTATTACCGTTATTATCTTTCAAAATAACCGATGCGTTTGATATGGGATTATTTCTTTCATCTTGAACTCTAACGTTAAAAGAATACTGCCGCCAAAGTTTATTAAGACCTTCATATGCGGTTCCCTCAAGAACGGCCATATTCCAATCAACATCCCAATCAATCGCAAAAGATTCACTTCTAGCAAACCTGCACAAAACAAGAGCATTCCTGATATTTCTCCCAACAAGATTTTTGATAGCAAATCCAGCGTACATAAAAATAATAGCTGTATATGAACAATTAACAACAGTGATTTTTTCCATATTTCCAGAGCCAACACTAAAATACAAAAAAGGTGAAACAAAGCTATCTTGGGGAAAATTACCAAGTTCCACATTGTATATATCTAAATTTGCAGCACTCCCTCTTAATACAAAAAGATGCAATTCACTATTCCAAATCTTTCCGATACAGTTATCAACTGCCAAGATACTATAGTTATCAGCATTTCTTGAAACAACTTTTATATCAAGCAAATCAATTTCTTGAATATTACCATCAATAAAATAATTTCCATAACACTCTATATAGCATCCATTCTTTGCAGTTTTTTCTTATTCATTTTCAATTTCTCCCAAAATTAAATGCCCCGTCCGAACAGAATTTTTAAAAGCACAATCAGCAAAGAAAAATAGTTGTTTATTCTTATCAACCAGCCAAGCATCATGGTCACTATCACCAAGCTGGATAATAGCATGTATGAAATATGCAGTCTCCTTCTTTTCTACAACTCCCCATCCATTTGACACGTCAGTTTGATAAATATCTTCAAAAGTACAAGGACTTTCCAGTGTAAAATCCGTAATGATAATTGTACTGTTTTCTGAATCATATGTTATCGACATAAGAACCACCTTCCTAACAGATGTAGACTACCACTGTTACGCCCTCAGCTCTTCATCAGTAGGTACACCCTCCAATTTTTCAATAGGTCAGCTATAGTTAGCCTAGACCACTATAGAAAATTAATAAGCCATCCCGTCATCGTCTAAAATTAAAATCCTCTTTTCTCCGAAGACTTTTGATGAAACGTTTCCACTTAGGCTTAGAACTTGGATAACTTCCTACGTGATACTCAAACGGCGCTACCAATCTCCAACGTCTAGTACTTATAGGTTCTACTATCAAAGGTGTTGTGAACGGACTCATGTTAACACCTGAGGATGAATCCCTTAGATTAAAGCACGTACTCCAACGAAGTAGCAACCTTCCTCAGATAGTGTAATTGTATACTGTGCCTCAGAAATGAGATCTGTAGTCACTTCTTGAACTTGGACATCAGAGGCATCTCGCTTGACGTAAACACGATACTTAAGTGAATTGTCCCTGGGGACAGGATTACCGTTTGCTAGAATTGTAGGTCCCATGTAACTGTAACTTGATTAACTACGTGCCAATTTACTTGTTGAGCAAGCACAATCACTGAGAAAAGAAAGGCACCAATTAAGATTGAAAGAGAGGTTGTCTTTTTTCGTCAAACCTCCTAAGTCCTTCCCTAATCACGAATATAAAGCACAAACTCACCCCACACAATACCATGTGGGTGAGATGGGTCGTAAACGATTAATCGAGCAATAAATCTACCCGTTGGCAACGTACCAGTGTACCTATTTAGGTCAATCACAACCCTTCCCCTTTCCAGTGAACCCGCCCACTGTATCAGTCCGGGATAATCTTCAGTTGAAAGAGTAGTAACCCCCTTGATCTCCAGTTCCATCTTCGTAACTGGGGAAAGGTCAACAACTGAGTTATTAGACTTCAGAAGCAAATCTATGCTATTGTCATGCCCTAAGTAGAAGACTTCGACTATCATCTTCAAAAAGTCTCGTATCGCAAATTAATTTAAAAAATGTGAAAGCGCGTACTATTAGTCCATACTTATGTTGAAATCTCCAGCGGGGAACCGGTAAGTATCTCCATCGCCGACTTCCTGATCTGTTACTCCGTTATCGTAGAACAACACGTTACCTGCACTCGAAGCGTCTACCAAGGCAGTGGCTACTATAGTACCCCAAGAACCCCCTGAAGCAGGGCCCACATCAATGTTATCCGCGTTCTCAATAGCCCCATTCGAAACTGTTCCCCAAGCAGGAGAGCTACCTCCATTGGGATTCACTAACACTCTAGAGTAGCCATTTCCTGGCGGTTCAGAAATAGTTGACCCTGTGTCACTATCACTAATAGTAGCAGTAGTTAGAGCTACGTAAGTAGAAGGCGGTGTGTAGGTTTGGTTACGAAATACAAAATCAAGTAATGCGTTGGCAAGGTAGCTGGAAATGTACCCTGCAGTGAATTCTATATACACTTCACCTGACGCTATCGAAGGAGTGTTGCCTTCATAAACTGTCTTAGCAGACGCCAATTCGCCATACGCTAACATATTACCACCTGTACTAGCATCAAAAAGAGCCCAGTGAGTAATAGTACCCCAATCAGCGGTGGCCTGAGGAAACTCAACATCCGTGTTTTGAACCACTCTCCTATTAGAAGCTGCTCCAAATGTAATAGGTTGCCTAGCATAACCACCTCCAGATGGTTCACTCACTCCAGAACCATCATCTTGAGGATCTGCAGTAGACAAAGCTATGTAAATAGTAGTAGGTGGTGTGTACGTATTCTGATTAAGAACATGATCTAGTAATGCATTCTCTAAATAATTTGATAGTGATCCCATTTTTAAACCTCCTCTATGGTTCGCCTCGGCGTAAGCGATTCTATAGTTGTGTCTACAATCAAACCTAACATGGTAGTGATCAACTCAACCGCTCCAGTTAAGGTCGTACTATCTACTCCCAAAGATGTCGATCTTAGTACCCTGAGCAACACATCCGCAGTAATGGTGTTAGAGGTAATATCTATAGCAAGTGCCTTTAGAATCGCGAGAGCTGCTTGAGCAACCTGAGCAGTGACTACAATCTCTACTTGCCCAACTTTAACGATTATTAGCCCGACGCTGTTCGACGACGTAACAGCGGCCTGAATAGCAGAAGTAACAGAGCGAATCAGCTCGAGTACCACAGCGTGCGAAGCGGTTTGAGTTTGAACTTCAGTTGAAATCAGTCTTAATATCGAGAACTTCGCATTACCAGTAAGAACTTGTGAAACAACATCAGCGGCTGCTTTTATGAGCGCGGCAATAGAAAGTTCAACAGAATCTGAAGAGGTAGTCTTAACTTCGGTTAGTGTTAACAACTCGCGTAGTACATTCGAACTAACTTCACTGGTAGTAACAGTAGTTACAACGTTGGCCGCAGCAATAAGCACTTCGACTAACAACAAGACAACGTCATCAGCAGCCAGTGTTTGGACTGAGGTAGCACTCGAAACAGGTCTTAGCACTCGTAGCGGAGCTGTTGAACCACTTGCTTGACTTAAAATATTAACGAGCACTTCTCTCAATAACTCAAGAGGTACATCGCCCGTGCCAGTAGTCGTTTGAATATGTGATACGAGAGCTCGTTTTATTGCCAGAGAAGTAGTTGAAGGTATAACTAGCGCAAGAATGTTTGAGACTGCTGTGATCAACTGCGCTAGGAGAAGTTCGGCGTCGTCGGGAGTTGACGATTGTGCGGTGATCGAGTTTAAAGCAATCCGTAGAACGTTCAATGTCGTAGGTGACGTAACAGTGTGACTCAAAACGTAGGTAAACACCCTTTTCAGTAGTCGAAGTACTACACTGTTGGAGTCCGTCAACACAGAAGCGCTCGTTACAAGTGACCGGAGTACCAAGAGACGTGGCGTGTTAGTACTTGTTCCAGTGACAATGTTCGCGATCGCTGTAAACAGCTCGGCCAGCGAAAGTATGACTTCGTCAGAGGCGTCGGATTGCAAGGGTATATTTGCCAGCAACTCCCTAACTACGTGTAAGTGAATCAGAGCTGATGTAAAAGACTGCGCTTGTAGCGAGCTTGTGAGATTCCTCAAAACTCTGAGGGCAGTAGTGCTTGCGTACGACTGAATTGGCTCAGAACTAGTTACACGGCGTAGTACTGAGAGAGCACCACTCGGAGTAAACGTACCAACCTGAGATTGTGTTAAAGCGTTCCTCAGTATATCTAAATGAAAGATGCTAGAGTCAGAGACTGGGAGTACGTTACTTAACAGCGACCGTAAGATGACTAAATCCGAATCGGCAGTAGTTGATTGACTACTTACACCGACCATCGCTAGTTTAGTTAAAGAGAGGATAATCTCGTCAGTAGAGGAACTAGGTTGAATGTTTGAAGTAAGGGTAAGGAGCAGTCCTAAGTGGGAAAGAGAAGTAGTGCTTAGAGAACTGAGGGAAGCTGATATACTCCTGAGTACGCTAAACGACGTGGCCGGAGTGAGAGACGCTAATAGTATATCAGCTATAGCTGTAAGTACTCCTCCACCTCCGCTCACATATTCATCCACTCCAATATCCCAAGGAGCAGAGCGAGTTTCACCATCGATGTCGTCAGTGAAAGCTAAATAAGGATCAGATGAAAGGTCTGTACCTGCGTCTCTAGCTACTGTATCAGAAGCATCAAGGTGAAAGTCGCCATTAGCTGCGTCTACAAAAGTGACCGTAGCATTATGGATTGAATTTGGTCCTGGAGCTGTATCATCTGACGAGATGTTGAAATCTGAATCAGAGTCGAAAACTCCAACAAAACAAGTAGTACAGTCAACAATGTTGTTGATAGCTCTGCAATACCCTGATGATCCACCATCTACACCAGTACCACAGTTGATAATAGTATTGTTGTATAAGTAGTAATAGTCGTTTCCACGAATGGCATATTGAGGTATGTCATAAAAAAGATTATTGACCAAATAAATTTGTACAGCAGAATTATCACAACTAATTCCAGTATTTACTGTTCCACCAGCATTCTCTCTACAGAGGATACATTTTTCGACCCGCAGATAACGGCTTGTGTAATATGTATGTATCAACAACTGAGACCCTGTCGATCTCGTTCCTTTCATCTGTAAGCCAATAAGTCTCACATACTCTTCTTGTATGTCAAAAATAGTTCCTTCGGAGAGCACAAGCCTGTACTTTGTGTCATCCCATTTCCCTGGGTGTCTGTACCCCTGATCTGGATCGGTCCAAATCCTAATGTAGTGATCCGAGTCTACAGAAGTCCATCCATCAATAGTAACTGCACTATCATCCTCATCCCCAGTTGAACACCTACAATCAGCAACAGCGATCAAGTCCGCTCCCACAAGGTCACCGTCTCCAGACATAGAAGGGTAGTTCGACTGGGTACAGCTCCCGAAGTCTGCTTCCCAAGCAGCTAGAGATGAGTAATCTCCACTTCCTCCTGTATCGACTATCTTTACAACTTCAGTTGCCATTTTACTTAGCCAGCTTCGCTAAGGTTGCTGATATTTTCTGAGGTTTGTCTGTTACGCTGATTTTGTCACTGGTTACTTCAGCAACTACCTCACTTTGTAGGATGTCCTCAATATCTTCAATGTTGATCCTATGTCTGCGCCTGGCCACAACGTGTCTGATAGGTTCTATTCTTGTTACGATTTGGTAACTAGGAGATAAATCGTGGTCTTGTAATCTCTTCAGAACAGCATCAGCTAGGGTTTGGCAAGTCTTAGATGCTGTCTCTGCATCAGGACCTTCTGCCATTACTCCTAATTCAGGAGACTCAGCAATGTACCGATTTCCCAGCACAATTTCATCTTCCTTTGTCAAAAACTTTAATTCATCGACTTCTTTGTCAGGCACACACAGAATGTAGAACTTATTCTTGTTCAACTCTTCTTTCCCCCATTTCCATCCATCTGGCTTCACAACTACAACGTCACCCTTTTTGTAGCATCCGCGTAAATCTTTTATTGGATCGGGGTTTGTCGTATCACTAGACTTGACTAATAGTTCGGCCATTTTTTCGGACCTCCCAATTGAAGATAATAGCTGTAATACAGTTGTACCCTCGTGTAAAGCTCTGCCGATGATTCAAAGCGGTCTGACTCACCTAATGAAGTACCCTAAGTGCTGTAGGTCTTACTGGACCGGGTCTGGGAGTGGCGCTAGTACGTGCTACTCCCAGAGCGTGACTAACAAACACGAAAAAAGCACAAGATTAAAGCGATCACCAGCCTCGTAAACACTCTTCTACCCCCTAATGCGAGTTAGTATTCTATTGTTGACTCCCTTTCTTAGCAGAACCTCTTGCCAGAGAGTAGCCAAATGCAGCTGCTACAACTCCCACTACTCCGGCTAGTTGAGTAATCGCTTGAGTTACCACAGAAGCTTGCTCAGGTGTAAACACACCTAGAGCCGCAAGCAGGGCAATTGCTTTCGCTGTTACAGTTACCCAAAACTCAGTAGTTTTGTATCCTGGTTTAATCTCCATCTTAACTACCTCCTGTTTTAGAATTTAGTGTGCTTTTTACCATCGATGATGCCAAAGCTGGCCCCATCGAGGTCTTCGCCCCAATATAGTTATCAACTTCGAGGAATAGTTACGCATCCCGAACGTACGACCATTAGCTGCTACTCTAAGGTCGTACGACCACGCGATAGGTGATTCACTAATTTGAACTCCGTTAGAATCGTAAAGTACTGCACGTACACCAATAAAACAAAAGTCAACTTTAGGAGGAGCGAACGTAAATTGAGTCTCTGTAATAGGAGCAGAAGTAATCTCTCGCGGAGGAGACCCAACTCTTCGAATGTAAACCCGGTACTTTAAAACAGCATCAGTTGGAATCGGGTCACCTGTAGACAGCACTATAGGAGCGTTCCACGCGACAGTAATTGTAGAGTCTGAGACGAATTGACGTTTACGCACCCATTGAGCACAAACACTTGTTGTAAAAATCGCCAAGAGCAATATACTAATTGAAAGGACTTTCCTGACCATCACTTATCGATCCACAGTTATCCCCAATAGAATTGTTACAGTACCTCCGGAAGTCCCAGAAGTTTCAACCACCTCAAACTGCAAATACTTCGTCATTGCACCCAAATCAACTGGTATAAACAAATGGCCGTCGCTCTCCGGACCAGAAGTAGAAGTAAGCTCAGTCGCAATATCTGGGACTCCTTCGGGGGTTCTGAAAAACTGTTCATCGAGACTGCACTTCTCCTTAATAGTGTAAACACCTCCTCCAGTAATCGTCACTTGTAACGAAAAGTACCCTGTAGCGCGTAGTTTATCAAGATCGAGGACTCGAGTGGAAACAACTTCACCAGCAGAGAAATGCTTGTTGTTTAGCAAACTAAGCCAAGTAATCCGATTCTTCGCCAGGCAAAGAGAACTGTTCATTAAAAACAACAATAATACTCCTATTAAAACTCTTTTCACCAATTTAACCCCCTTTAATAACATTCCAGAATTGTCAAATGAAACTTATCAAAGTCCTTCATAACCTCCATAAACCTCTTGAACGTCTTACCCGAATTCAGCACAGCTCTATCACCGTGTAACTTCCCATAATGTTCCGCCAAAAGAATGCACCCAGCAGTATCTTCAACTTCATTGCCCGGATGGAATAGAATACCAACACGGCCCGGTACATTTGTAACTATGAAAGTCTCCCCAAACCGGCTAGAAACGTGCCTTCTACATATGTACTGCTGTGCGGGAATACATGAAACTCCGGGCATATTGAATCGGTCCGCAGGTTCGAGAGTCACACAAAAGACTTGCTTCTGAATACGAAGCACTCCAAAGGTGCCGTAAGATTCATTCTCCTCTAGCCTTACAATTTCAACAACAGGATACTCTATCATAAGCTACCTCCTCTAATCATTCAAAACTCCGCAACCACCGGTCTTACGGAGCTCTCCTAGTAATTCGTTAATTTTCGCTTTTAAAGCATCACAGTAATCAATAGTCCCTATCAAGACAGAGTGGATAGAAGTAACATCAGCTCTTAACGCATTATAGTCACTCTTTATCTCGTTTACCAGAGGTACAAGATCGTTATATTTGGATTTCAGATCGTTAATCAAGTCTCTCTCATTCGCGTCATACGTTAAGTCTGCGTCTCCTAAAGTAACAGCCGCAGCATCGGCATAGGTAACTGCAGTAGACGTAATAGCAGATGGGTCGCTCTGGGAAGCATCAACATCAATCACCTGAGCGGTTCCAAAGCTGTCACTTGCCCCTACTATATGTAAACCTCCTACTTCTGCCGTCCTAGTGCTAGCAAAGTCGCACCCCAAAGATACGAGCAGGAGTGTGGTTGAAGAAACAGCAATCCCAACACATTGAACTATATTCGACCCAGTAGGCCGTGTAGAAGTAATCCCTCCATTTGTACCTACGAAATACTTAGACCCAACTGTAAGACCTGAAAACAGCGCGGCACGCCCGTCAAACTGTATCCACACATCGTTACCTGCAGATGCATCCTTATAGACAAACCCTACACAAGGCATGGTACTGTCAGAAGTATTGCTAGCTCTATAAGCCCTTTGATCACTTGCGATATAAACAGCTTGTCCTTTAGAGAGGTTTTCTCCAGCTGTAACCGAATAACAAGGAGCACCGATTGCATCTCTTACTTTTTGAGTGTTTCCTGTGCAAATAGCATCCCATCCAATTACATTCCCCATCTCCTCAAACTCGTAAGGCTCTAAGAATCCCATCTACTAACCTCCTCAGCGTAGTACTGTTAGTTCAACAGTGTCCGCCTCACATACGTTGTTCCTTGGCGTAATTTTAATCGTGAAGTTCTTGTTAAGCACGCCGTCTGAAGATTGCAGCGCGGACGTGTAGTCATACGACGTAGTTGTGCCATCTAATATCTCTTCTCTCACCTGCGTGGTACCATCATAAATCTCTAACCGGATCTGGTCATAATCAGGAGTAGGATCCTGTGGCTTTTGCTGACTTGGGAAATGAAACCCCGCCCCATCTCTAGATTGGTTCCTCCAACTAATGCTGACGTCATCGCCCGAAGAAACGCGGTGATTATTACCTTGCTCATTAACCTGGAGATTACAGATTGGCAATGGCCTAAAAGGATTACCCTTGTACGTAAAGGAGTCTGTCTCCGCGTGTTCTGTATCGTCGATTTCCGCTCCAAGGAAGTGATGTCGAGGGGTCATGTCAATATCGAGGGTTTGGTTAGCAAGAGGCGCAAACGTATTTCTATCCGTAGTAACGGGAGAGTTGTAATTCAGATAGAACACGTCAGTTCCAGCAGCATGTGAAGAGATGATTGTCTTGAAGAATCCCCTGATTACTCCTACAAAATGGTATCCACTCTCATCTACACTTACATCTCTAACAGAAATTATCTCGTTATTGATCAGTAATAACAAAGAACCAGCGAACCAACCAGCATCACTAGATCCAAGTAGTGAAAAAGCGACGTCACTAGTAACATCGATCTGATAAGTCCTAGAAGTCTTATGAGTAACAGGAACATCGTGAGTTAGCGTCCCTAAGTAGTTAACCAAAATCTCTGCCGTAGAAAGCTCTAAAGAGTCGTAACTCAAGGTTATCGAGAAACCTTTTAAGTAAGGATTGCTTAAATCAGGTTTACACCAGAAGTAAACACCTCCAATTGGGTTTTCGAGATAACCCCAGGAAATCCAACTACTCTCGAAGTCCTGCGTAACTACTCCTGGACCAACAGAAGGAACGTCTGACATGTCAACAGGTTCTGCTTCAACAAGTTCTATAGCCTCAAGCTCGTAAACGCCCACTCCCTTTCGAACAATTGATGTAACCCTAAATGTACCCGTTACTCCAAACTGGTCAGAATCAATCTCAATGATTTGGTAAGGTTCGATAGACACAGTAGTCGTGAAAGTAGCTTTAATACGGGGGAACGTAACCTCAGTCATCTTACGATCAAGCACTTTCTTTGCAATAGTATCAGAAGCAATAATCCTATAACTAAACTCGTTTAGTTTAAAATTACCTGCAACTGCTTCGGTACCGTGGTCAACCTGATAAATCCAGTTCGTCTCATAATCATTGTGAGGATCAATCCACTCCAGCGAAGCTGCACAATGAACTGCGGTCCAAAGATTCCCCTCGAGTGACAAGTTGTCAATGTCATCATCAGTTAAAGTCAACGTTGCAGCCCCTGTATTTCTAATTACCTTAACGCAAATTTTGTTTTGATACCAATAAAGCTTGGCCCCGCACCAATCTAAGATCTCTCTTATTACCTGTCCTAGGTCGGCTGAAGTTGAAACTACATATGAACCTCCAATTCCCTCCGACGCAAGAACATTACCTGCCTCTATAAACGAATCTTTATCGACCAAACTTTCCGGGATGTTCAAATACCATCGATTCGTTAGAATGTAGTAAAGGACTTGCATCAAATTAGCGTCATCTCCAACTTTCTTCCCAAGTGAAGTCAAGGGCTGAACGAACCTTTTCAACTCACATTGTGGGTGGATAGGAGATGGAGATTGTCCTAAACAAATATTTAGTGTAGCGTACGCCACATTGCGATAGTTCAATAGGTCGGAACTGTCATGAAGAGCGGTGTCGTGAGAATGTCGAGTTTGCGTAGACGTACCATAGTACCAATAGCCCCCGAGGTACTTACCTCGTTCACTCTGATCGCACCCCGAAGAAGGGTGATCTACATCCACTCGAGTGGACTCAAGGATTAGCTTCGTAAACTCATCGACCGGGCCTATAGAAAAGGCCCAACGAGCAACCATCACGTAGGTGTAATAGGTAATTTCTGCCTTAGCCTTACCAGAACCTACCTTCTTCTTATGTTCAACCTCTTGAAATGACCGCTTGAAACGACCATATGCCTCTACTTTAGGAACCATATCAATCATTACGCCAGCAACCTGGCCCCTTCCAAAAACAGAGGGAATCGCCAGCCCAACTCGGTTGCGAGGAATCTTTACTTCATTAGCACTTTGGTCGCCCGGACTGTCCTCAGTCTTAGGTGGCCCCGCCAAAAAGTAGCTCGCGAGAAACAACGCCGCATAAATTGCTAGAGTTGCAAAGACCGCCATTTCCTAAACGAAAATCCTCCCCACGAGATTGCAAAGTCAAACTTAAACACAGGTGTGATAGTAACACACTCTTTCGGGAAAGATGTAATAAACTGACCTCCTACAAACAGAGCACTCTCAACGTCAAAATTTCTTCCTATAATTCTTAACACCCAGTCCCCACACTTCAAGTCTGCTGGGTTAGTTGTTTCAACAAGTCGTCCACCACTCCCTTCCTGAATAAACGTTTTGAATTTATGTACACCCTCTTTCCTTAGAATCCTAAGTACCGTTGTAGTATGAATTACTTTGAACTGATCCTCCGAAATCAAACCACTCTCTTGTGCTATACGTAATGAGACTCCAAAGCAGTCAATTCCCTTAAGAGAAGTACCCCCGAGCTTGAAAGGGGTATTAACCCACTTCTGTGCTAACTGATAATAATAACAATTCTCACACTTCACAAGGACACCTAAAATTGACTTTAGAAATTTTGTAGTCAAATTCAAAGTTAGCAACCCACTGAACTCCGGTTACAGGTCTAGCAACGAGAAACTTATCGGACACATAGACTGCGGCGAACATCTCTCTATAGCGCCCAATGTCTCGCACCACAATATCTCCGCACTTCACACTTTTATCTCCAGTTACCACCATGTAATTGTCACCAAAAGTATGCGCCAGTTGCCGTAAGAACTCTTGATGGTTTTGACGAAATAGTTTGAGCATTCGCGCGCTGTAAATATCTAGAAACGTTTCCTTAGGAAGTAGACCTACATCTACCAAGATCGAAAGAGGCGCACTCACACAATCAGCCCCCCTACCTTTAACACAATCCCTGAGTTTAAATGGGGTACCAATCCATTCATTAGCCTTCTCAAAGAGTACGCAATTGTAGCACTTACTTCTTTCCACCAGACGCAGTCTTTCCCTGTCTTCCTCTTAAAGTCGCACTCTCTGTAGGAGTATGAGGAAAACCTAAGTAGTTATCCAAATTGTTAAACTTGTCTCTACAAGTTGCAATCGATTTATCACACCCGGCGTAAACAGTAACAACATCTCCTACAGACAGATCACGAGTAGCAAACCTCACCACCACAGAACCCGCATCATTAAAAACTATACTCCTAACTTCCGTTGGCGCAACTAACTTCCCATATTTCAGAAAATTATTTGGAACGGGGTCTGGGAAGTTTGAACCCCGAGTAGTATAGTTAATCGAGATAGTTCTCCCACTAATACCAGCTACTATTCCAGAAGCAGAATAAGAATCCCATGCGACTCCACATTCGTCTAAAGTTCGAATACATCCTAGAGAAAGGCGGACACGATTCGCTGACCTAAGACCTAACGACACCATACTCTCAACTTCGAGTTCGACAAAGTGGAGGTCGATTTTAAACTTAGTGACATTACCTTGATAAAACTCTGACCAAGTTGCCGTATCCACATCAATCTCAACAGCGCGAACTGTCACAGAACCAACTCGATTTACAAGGTAACTTGAGAGATCGGGTACTTTATCCCGTAAAATTTTAATAGTAAACGCTTCTTTCCGATCTACGCCAGAAAGCTCGTATGAAATATCAGACGTGATAAGAGGTTCCCAGGTAATAGAGTCATTGGTCGTAAACGGGAAGTTAGTCGCAATTAAATAGTCTGTATGCATGCCATAAACGAGAATTACGCCGTCAAACTTCAACGAGGGCCTCCTTCAAATAGGACTCTATCTCTTCAAAAAATACTTCAGGATTAAAATCTTGGCACTTCAAACCAAAGGGACACACAAAATTGTCAGGAACTCCTGGCCAAGGACGGCGGCATGGGTACAAATCGCAGCGGTTAGGTGACTGAACTGAAATGTGCAGAGGATAGGACAACTGTCTCGGGTCCGTAGACGTAAAGATAAAGAAACCTCTCTTCCCCAGTGCAGCCCCGGCGTGGCAAAGCCAACTATCCACACCCACTAGAGCGTCCGCTTCTGACACAAGAGAGATGGAAAACCTTAAGTTCAAATCAGGATGCTCAAATCCAGGTAGCGAGGGTTGGGACAAACCGCGCAGTACGAGTACAGTACCAAAATCGCTCAAGAACCGGGCTAACTTCAGCGCTTGATCTTTACTCAAAGAGCGTTGACCTGAAGAGAGGGGGCTGGATACGTCGGTAGAAGCTCCAAAAGGTTGGAATAAAATAACAGGGCGCCCTTTCCGATCGAGATAGGCCCGTGCATCCTTCTTCTCTTTATCAGTTAAGTAAAGCTTCGGGGCAGCGCCCTGCACAAGCTTAACATCACAGGATCTAAATATTGCCTCAATCAGAGTAATCTTCCCTTGACGGTAATCCGCAACGTAGTAGGGTTCAACTTTCCTTATATCAAACTCACTCAGCACCCTAAAGTTGGAAGAAGGCCACGGCACACACTCCTCCACATAAGGACTATTCTCAAAGGCAACAGGGAACGAACATAAAATGGTTGGTTTAGAGTCGAGGTAAGGGAGCACTGCAGTAAAAGCAATATTCTTCCCTAACCCCCCAGTGAGCTCAAGTGCTATTTTAGTCATACGCTTCCTCCCAAGTAACAGTTACGAAACAGCCATCGCCCTTGAAATCAAACTCGATGGTATCCTCTGTTAAGTAAGCGTCAATCTTAAAGTGGAGTGGGGTACCCTTCGGTGTGTCTAACGACAAATTATCTTGAAGGGTAACTACACAATGATCCTCAGCAGTAACTACGCCCGTAACGGTCGTGTGAACTATAGTAGATCCATAATCAATCACCACCTTCTTGTAAGCACTCCAAATCTCAGAGTAAGTCCGAGGTATGATCTTTAGCGAAGCAGAACCTTGATAAGCGTCTTCGTAAACGCGTAATTCACTCAACCAAGTGATTATATTGACTTTCTGATAGCGCCCTTTTGCGTATAAAAACAAGTCTTTGAAATCCCTCCAAGCAGTTCCAAAGAACTGGTAACTATGCGTTACAACAATTTTATCACGCAGACGAGAGCTCAAAGGATTTTTAATGGACGGGACGCCAACTTCAAGACCCTTAACATCCCTACTATCAACTACAGACCCTTCAACAAGCACCGTTCTTGGCCGTTTGTACCACTGCGAAGTAGTACCTGTCAATGCGTTACAGCCCTCAGGGATTATTTCATCTACGTCAATCTCAAGGTTGTAAACATTATGTTTCACTAAAGAACGAGTCCGTCGCACGTGGCCGTACCCCGTAAAACTGGGGTACACCCAGGTATCGTTCACATCATAATCATACTGAAGCTGGCCAGCAAACTTAAGTGTTTTCGAGGCTGCGTCAATTTCGGTGATCTGGCCCGCTTCTAAATGACGCGAGCTACACAAAACAGCAGAATACCCTACCTCAAAGTCTGTGACATCTTCTACCACTATCTGGGTATCATGTTGGTGCGCGTTGCTCACTAATCGTACTCTAAGAGGAAACTCAGGCACTACTACTAAATAACGAGCCGCATTGATAGCATCATAATCAAGATCATATGCAACCTCATCAACAGCTCCCAAGTGCAACGAAGACGAGCGGGTAGGGTAATAAAGTTTAGGAATACGGGTGGGCTTGCTTGCTAAGTTGTGAACCAATTCTGTTTCGAACTTGAACTTTATCTTCTGAAAAGTATGAGGTGTATTCCATTGATCATACTTTCTCGGTTTCAAGAGGACTATAGCGAACGTAGCAGAAACATAACAAATGGCGTCTCCTACTGTATCAAAATGGAAGTAGATGGGCGCGTCTACTACTCTCACTGCCCCCACCTGTGCCACATTCACAAGACCGTCCATCTCAGCCCCGGGAGCCATAGTGTGAGGCAAAGGCTCAGGAAGAGTTACCGAAAACGTAGGATCCGAAGAAGAAACAGATTGTAAATCGTGAGAGGTGTCTTCATAACGATGTAAAATGTGAATTAACCGAGACGAACCTACCTTAGTAAATCCGAAATCAATTTTTGTAGGGACAACGTAAACTCTGTTCCAGAAGAAATTCTTTGGTTTGTCCTCAATTGTTTTACCTGCGTAAGATGAGGGAGTTCGTGAGTACGGTGTCCCTACTATTACACCCCAATAATACCGTTGGGGGGAGAAAAACGTGTCGTAACGACGATCCTTCGAAATACGTGAATAGTTAATACCCTCCTGCCCTTTAGATACGGGTTCACCGCAAGAATAAGGCCACCACCACCATGGACGTTCGCGAGTAGAAGGAGGAACGAGCCGGTAATCACCTTCAGGGCCGTCCCAATGTTGAATCAAATGAGGGACCACGAGCTGATAGGATCGAACTTGGTTGGCTATTAAAGTTAACGCATCAGCAAATACTTTGTTCTTGACTTTAGTAATATCACCTCCCCAAATTCTAAAGAACATATAAAAGGTAGAAGTAAGGTAATGTTTAGAATTGTAGGCAATCTCGTAAAGGCGATTTCGAATACAAGAAATAGCCTGATACCAGGTAGGGCCGACAAGTTGCTCTTCGTCTCCTGCAGTAGAGAAAGAAGGTTCGGGAGACACATATTTACGGACTCTGATCTCATCCAGCCAGCCCTCCCACTGACCCGCTCCAAATGCCACCCTGCCTGCATCAGATAAATCAGAGTCTGTAGTCGATAAAACCTCTGAACCGTCAACAAAGAATTTTATATTGTTTTCATATATTGCTAGAGCTAGTATAGTTTCAGTATTCATTGGAATGTAATTATTTGACGGGGGTGTAGCAATGTCACTCTCGGTACTAGCAACCCACTTACGTATTATTGGTGATGTATAACTACAATAAGAACCTGTCCCCCCAGTCTCACTATACTGTTGTGCTGCCTTTTGGCCTGTGTACATATTGTTGTCATCTTGATACCGTCCTACTACAGTACCCGTAGCACCATACGGGTAGCCTCCTGAAACAAGAAACTTAGCCTGGGCATGAAAATTTCTGATGGTAAAATTTTTCGGGGAATAAACCGTTTCAAGGTTATCACCAGTGTTAATGTTTACTCTCTGATTAACTACATCATAAGTTCCTGCTGTTTTATCATCAGTACCGTCGCCGAAGTGAAACACCGAAATCAGATCATAGTTTGAAAGTGAGTCAATGCTAAAATCGTCAAAGAACTCAAACGTATTTTTCCCGTTGCTTACATTACCTGTCCCAGGGTTGCCATAATAACAGTAAATATTCACATCCGAATCTAAGTTGTCGTTTATCTTAACCCAACAATAAGCTACTCTATTGGGTGCCTCACCTTCTACCTTCTCAACCCAGAAGTTTAAAAAAGTAGAACCATCGTTATCTACAAAACGAAGGTCTCCTGAATCATTGGTTCCTGAAGGGAACTTGGCAGAATGCCCTTCAACATGGAAATCACAGTTACTAGCTCCAGAACTTTCTCCTACTTTTAAAAGGACTTGATAACCTGTTCCGGCTCCTGGAGAACCAGAAATAGTAATTTTCTTTCTATAACTCCACGCCGTTACATGCTCACAAACAGTTATCAAACTATTAAATAAAGAATAATAAGTCGCCTTGATCCAAGCATCGGAACGAGCCACGTTGGAAATTCTTACTTCGTCTATCAAACCATCTGCAAAAGAGATGGGCGTAGCTTGAGGAGAACACGCAATTACAGCAGTAGAAAGAGACTGTGGCAACCACGTACCTCCCGTAGCTGCTGTTACATTAGCGTCGTTTATAAAAACAGCAGCATTGGACGTGGTAATAGAGTCTCCAGAAGAACCCGAAAACTTGCCAGCTACGTACTGATAAACATCCCAGGCAAAATCACCAGAATCTGAATCACAGTAGTTACCTTGCGTGTCTGCAAGGCGTACTCTACCACTTGAATTCACCCACAATGTATATTGCAGACGCCCTTCAAAAAAAGCTTGACTCCCGCCTGTAGAAGATAACTTCACAACTGACTCTATTGTAAGAGGACCAGTAATATCCAAGCTGCCGTCGCTCCCACAATCCACATAGTCGTCACTTCCGTCGAAGTCCAGAGCCTTTCCTACCCCCCCATCAACTAAATCATCTGAAGTCATACTTCCATGAGGAGTACCGTCATTATTGTTGCTGGTGCTATCTTTAATACATCCATTGCCTCCTGTGGGATTTTGAGATAAATGGTAAACCGCTTTAAAGTTGTCATCCCAAACATTTGCAGCAACAGAATCTCCAGGATCTCCAACGTAAGTTGTGTTGTCTGCAACAGACGCGTCGTAGTAAAGATAAAAATAAGTATCTGAAGATGACGAAATAGTCCAAGACGACCTAGAAATATGGAGAACTGCCTGTTTATTCGCTGAGTCCCATACTTCAACTTCTACATAAAGTTGAGTAGTACCATCATCAGAAGTAACTGCAATCTTCTTATAGTTAGAACCCAGTTCATTAAAGACTGCATCAGCATTATCTTCAGTCAAGAAGAGGGTAATAGGGAAGTGAGTAAGATCAGAGTCAATCTTTGCATGATCAATCTTGAACCTGATTCTGTGTGAATATTCTGGGAGCCAGCCCATTTACTTCCTCTCCTTAAGTTATAATCGCAGTAGCCCACTAGGAGTGTAAGACTCGAGAATTGGAGTAGTCGTCTTAAGAGTCATCTGGGTCCCCTTAAGCATAGATCACAATAAAGGGCACCTCATTCGAGAAACAAGGCGCAGCGCCCGCAGGGATAACTTCTTTAGCCCAAGCAGGCTTCGAAGACGGGTGAGTTTTAAACGAGACAGAATCTCCAGACTGCCATGAACCTCCCCAACCGGAGGCGTAGAGTGTGAAATAGGTGCCCCCCACAGGATTACTGGGCGAAAAATCGTTGTTAATATCTCCTGTTCCAACAGTTCCCGTAGTTAAACCTACACACGTAAACGCAGAGGAACTATAAAACGTCAAAGTCCAAACATCTTCAACCGTCCCCACATTATACACACTAGGAGGGTAATTCACTTCATCATAAGTCCCTGAAGAGCTAGACTCCAACCAATCAGAGTAACTAGGGGCAATACTACCCAACGGAAGTAAGTGGCACAAACGAGAACCCGTATCGTACGAGTGGTTAGTACCATTACTCAAAGTAACGGTTACACTCAGTCCGGAACTGGTAACAGCGGCCACAGTATGCAGTTCATTATCAGTCGCACTAGCCAAAAGAACGGTATCGTTCACTTCAATATCAGGGACATCACCATCAAAAGACGCAACTACAACTGTAGCCCCAGAGGCAACGGGTTGGGTAATCCTACCAGTACCATACCACTTGTGCGAAGGAAGTGCGAGTAAACTTCCTTGAGTCTGAGCAACAGTTGCTGCGTGAAGTCTAAAATAATCTCCTGCAGGGCTCCTGTCAAAGATTCCTACGTACGAACTAGAGATAGTTTGAGCAGTTGCGTGAACGAAGAACTTTCGATAACGAACGTACCCAGAAGCACGTTCGGAGGGCGAGACATCTGGAAAAAGGTTCTCATATTGTCCTGAGAAAATCTCGGACGAGCAATCTTCATAACCTCCGTTGAACTCCGAATCGTTAACAATTTTTGACTTATAGAGTTTAATCACACCCATGCTCAATTAACTCCTAAGCGAGTCTAATTGCAAACCATCTTGAGAGATTCAGATCTACTGTACCAGGGAATACTTTGTACGAAGCCGAGTTAATTGTAACTTCGTCCTCCGGATCCAGCCCAACAGCTCGAGATAACTTATAAACCCACTTAATTTCGCCGCGTATACCTGTCTCATCGGCGATCATAAAAGGGGCAATAGCTTTCTCGTTGTTAGGCAGTTCCATTGCGTGGATAAACATATTAGCGGTAAAGATTTTCTTTTTTCTTTCAGGATGTTCATGTCGCATAGTATCTCCTGTACCAGGATCCACGGGGTAGTAACCAAAATCCGAATGCCAAGTATCCTGATTGTACCACAAGTAATCTCTACAGTAATCCCCATGTCGGTAAGAACTGATTCCTCTGAACCGCGAAGAGTCGTTCCAGTCATAGTCATAAGGGTAATTGTATCCGCCACTGAAAGTTCCAAACGCATAAAGAGGGTAAGGATCAAAATACCGTGACCAATAACGTCGTAAGAGGCCAACACAAAAGTGGGGGTAAATAGTAACACACCTAACTACACCGAAACAACTATCTTTATCTCCACAAAACCACACGTGATCGTAATTTGTGTCCTGAAGTAGTACGGTGGGCAACCACCTATAAACACCGTGGGACTTCTCCGTATTTAGAGAACCTAAACTACTAAAGCCGTAAGCACTGTCGAACCCTGTATAAGCGTTTACTTGAATGCCGCAACGAATATTAGTACGATAATACCAACTAAATCCAACGTAAATATCTTCTTGCTCTGATTCGCCGCTAGAATAAAGGATAGTATAATCTCTTCCGTAACTACCTCCAGTAGTTCCAGTTTTCTTGACTTCCCACCCTAACGTACTTGTCATAAAGTCAATCAAGGCGTTGTATAACGCTTGAGGCCCGTTTATATCAGTTAAGTGTTCTATATGATATGCCATTATTCGTAATCCCTTATTGCTATTGAAACGGAGTCTTCTCCATAAGTACTTACAAAAACCAAGTAAGGGTCGCCCCCAACGTAAATAGTAGACTCAGACGGTACATTACCATAAAAGTATGAATAGTAAACATATTTCAACTCACCGAGTAGGTCAATCTCTGGGCTCCCGACATAAATAGGAAATAAAACGTGCCCTTGAGACCGGGTCGAATACGATTGGCAATAGAAGTAAGTAACCAACCACCAACAAGAATTAGTATGGCTTAGAAATTCACAGTTATTATAACTATCTACACAATTAGTTACAAAGCGGCGAAACCACTCAGTATTTCCGCAATTTCGAAGCCAGGAACCACAGCAACCGAAAAAGGCGTCATAACCTTCACCACTCCCCAGATTCCGGCGATACGGGATTGCAAGCTGACGATCACGCCAACAAACGCTAGTACAGCCAAATCTAAGATAGGGGTCGAAGGTTAAAGAACCAAGAACTACTAATGGTAAAGGGTAATCACTCCAGTACGAATTAATCAACCCCACGTAAGCTGATAAATATTTAGAACCAATTCTAAACAAAAGAAATGCAAAATCCTTATCCCCAATAAACCAATACGCCATCGACGTCCCATCATCAACAGCGCTTAAGATAGGATACCTTACAAACTGGCAGCAACAACAGTCTGGAGTTCCAAAACCCCCCGGCTGACTATCGAAATCCTCCGACGTGTTTATATCTGTACAAGCTGTAAACTGAAAGCCGCACAAAGTGCTACTGCGCCGGAAAGATCTAACACCAATGTAAATGTCTTTATTTCCAGCCTCTCCTGTACTATGATAAAAGTAGTAAGCACTCCCCATTTGAGTTCCTGAGTGAACTTGTGTCCATCCGAGAGAGCCAACAAAGAAAGTCCTAATTCGAGCAAATAAATCCGACAGCGAAGATACAGTTCCAGACGTTTTTCTAAAAGCCATTAGCTAGTCCTCCTCGCGATTCTCTCACCTACATTGTTCGCAACAACCCTGCCATAAGTGGGAGAGCTATAATACTTATTAAGCTCCTTCTCATCGAAAATAGTCACAACCGTTACCTTCGGTTCCTGCGTTTGTTGTTGCATCGGCGTAACCAAGCCTCCCGCTTGGTAATGAAAAGGTGTTATCGTCGGAGGTACAACACCTTTACGTAGCGCGTCAAAGAACGAAACTCCTATTTTTTCTACCACAGGCCTTGGAACAACATATTCTCCTGGTTCTAGTAAAGCGGGGACGCTATCTCCACGTCCTTGCCCAGGTACCGGGCCGCCGGCCTGCCTCCTTAAAGGAACCAAACCCCCACGTCTCATCATAGGAACTCGAATTCCCATCGCCTGCAGCGCCATCATAGCTAGTTTAAATTCTAACAACTGTAGCATTGCCTGAGCAAGACCTGCCGTAAAGCTTCTCAAAATTTCCTGCCAGTTCATCTGAAATCGCTTTCCGTATACTATAGAATCAATTATTGCCCTGTTCAACTCATCAAACGCGCTCGCAGCGGTCCTCGCAACAGCCTCTTGAGTCATTTGTCCGAGGGCGCCAAAGAACCCGCCCATTTCCTCGATCTTCGCCCCAATCTCAGCATAGTTCTTCAAGATTCCTTGCATTGCACTCTCGCCAATAGTCCTCAAGCCATTAGCAAAAGCTTCAACTTCATCCTTATTGCGCGACCAAGCGCGTGTTTGTTCGGCCAGCTTAGCGTCCACGAACTTCGTAAAAGTATCAACTCGTCTACGAGCCAACTCAGTTAACTCTGTGTAACCTGTAATAGTCCTTGTTATGTCCTCCAGTGCTTGTTTCTGCGATTCACTCAGTACCACACCCGCTCGTCGGTACTGTTGAATCAGATCTTGTACAGCAATGTTAGCGAGCTCGGACACATTCTCATGAAGTTGCTGAGTGGAAAATACCAAAGAGGAACTCAACTCCAAATTCTTACGGCGGCTTTCTCGCAAACGTTCCTCAGCATCAGTCAATGTGTTTAACTGGGAAACCAGTATTGAAACGATCCTAGCATAATCTTGAGTCTTCGCGATCATGTCAGCAGTTTGCACTTTCCCTTTAGCTAAAGCCTGAACTTGCGCGTTTAAATGAGGGAGTACGCTACTAAGGGCGGTACGTACTTGCTCTTCCAAACTCGTGATTTTACTCAACCCCTCACTATAAGCCGAAGAAGAACTCTTAGCTTCATACATCGCCGAAGCGCTGTCTAACACGCTTTGTATAACAGGAGCGAGGTTAGCATCAAGCTCACGGACTCTGTCAACCAACCCCCTAAATCCAAAGATAGCGTTCAGGAGAGCGGGTTTGAGGTAATCATTCGCTGAAATGAAATCCTTAGTCTTCCCTTGTAAGCTCTCAAATACATTAGCTAAGCTTGACCCCCATTGGGGGACATCAACTCTGGTCAGCTCGAGTAACTTCTCAACTAGAGAGGTAACTTCTTGAGCGGTCTCTTTTGAAACATTGTTGTAATCAACTTGATGTGCGCTTAAAAGGGCGAGATAAGAAGCCAGTTCACTCACAGTAACCGTAGAGGAATCAAAGGCGAGGGCCGAAATCCCTGTCTGCTTTGCTAGGTCACGAGAACGATTAACCAAATCAGCGATCAGATTCGAGTAATTCCCAAAAGTAGTATAAACAGGGTGAATTACTTTCTCGAGTTCTTTAATCCGCCTCGCACTTTGGATCGTCATAGCCGCATACTCACGCTGTTGAGATGTAGCACGAGACAGAGCTTCTAAGAGGGTTTCCTTAATAGCCCTACTTAACAAGTCGGTACGACCTTGTAATTGCACCAGAGCCTGTCTAACGGCTGTAGTAGTTGAAATAGCCCCTTTCTCGTAATCATCAAAGGCTTTGAGAGAAAGTCCTGCTCTGCTATACTGCTCGATACTTTGTTGTAAAGCCTCGCTAAGATACTGTTCTGCTTGGGCTCTCTTTTCTCTTGTAGTCAACCCCTGTAACGTAAGGGCGTTTAACCGAGAATGGAGGTTAAACTCAGACTTCCAAAGGTCAAGTAGAAGTTTCCGAAGCTTCAGAGTTTCCGTTGTTACCTTATTCTGCGCCTTCAAAGTAGCGAGTCGTGCTTTTATACGAGCCGATAAAGTTACATGAACTTGAGACTCACTCTCATAAGACTTTATCAAGTTATCAACGGTTCGAATCTGTGCTTCCAAGTAAGCATTCAGGAGCTGTCTCCCCTTTGCGTCCTTAACAAGAGTGGCAAATTCGTCGTTCTGGGACTTCTGAATTGTTTCAAGATAGTTCCGGTACACTTTAAGAGAGTCTATATTACCATTGATAGCTTCTTCGTAGCGACGAGCACCTACTTCGGAGATCTTCGCTAAAGCGAGCTGTACACGGGCGGCAGTTTCGGCCGAGACTGTTACATCTTTAGAATACACATTCGCGAACTGACCCAGTCCCTCAGTTGTATCGGAAATCGATTTATGTAAGTAAGTCAAAATTGCTTGGTGCCTTTGTAATTCGTCATTCACAGCACGTTGGGCAGCGGAGACTTTGAAGGAAGTCTCGATTAATTTTTCATCAATTTTGACCTTCCCTTTGGTCCTCTCCATTACCTTAGTTAGTATACCAGCTTGCTTCTCATAAGACTTAGCTTCTGCTACCAACGCGGCCCGTAGTGAAGGGCTAGCTTTAGAGGCCATATCACGAAGTATACCTGCTAACGAGTTGTACGCTTCTGCGGTTGTCTTAATCCCACTTAAGTTTCCCTGTGTAATCTGATTTAAGCCTTGCCAAATCCGTGAAATAGCTTGCCCAGTTTTGAGAGTAACTACTTGTCCAGTCGAAACGTCGCCAATAGCTTTAGTGTACTTTGAGTACAAACTTACCAACGTTTTAGTTTCCTTAATCTGGGCTCCTGTAATTTCAAACTGCTTCTTCAAATTCTCTGCAAGAGCGGAACGCGCCTTCGAAAGCTCCTGAACCGCTTCGGTACTTCTCCTATGTAAAGCCTCTGCATCTTCTAACTGCTTACCCTCAGTCGTCCTACCTTTCTCAATCTCATCTTGAACTTCGAGGAACTCTTGGTAGGCATCTCGATACTCCTGAATAGCGTTAACAACTCGCTCCAACGACTTAGCAGACGAAAGGTTCAGTCCCAGTTCCTCTTGTCGTCTCTTCATTCCTTCAGCAAGTTCCTTTCGCAACCGCGCAGTACGATCGATGTTAGTCTGTAGTACCTTGTTCAGCCCAATTATAGCTCGAGCATTATCTGCAGACCGTTCTCCAAACTTGATCAAAGTCTCGCCAGCACTGTCAAGTTTCTTGTTCAAGGAGTCAACAGACTTACCCCAAATACCGAACCACTTCCCCACATTAAAGACGGACTTCCCGAGTAAATAGAAAGGTCCTGTTAAGCGGAGAAGAACGCCCCTGTACTTAATAATCAATCCCAGTGCATACGAAATAACACCTGCAGTCCCAGCGATTCCCGTCGCAAACAGCTTAACGGGGCCAGTAACAATCTGTACAATGATTTTTCCTAACCAACCCAAAACTTTCCCTAGTGCAGAAACCGCGGCCCGAAAAGTTTCGGACTCCCCAAAAGTTTCCTTAAAAGCCGGGATAAGCGCTTCTTTGAAGGCTTTATACACCGCGGGAATGACGATCAAAATAATCCCAAAAATCTTGGCAAAGCCTTTGAATATGTTAATGAGTTTTAACACGGCACCTTTAACTTTTGTAACGACACCTAAGAAAGTGTACCATACTTTAGACAAACCCCCGGCCGCCCCAGTAAACGTAATTATGGTATTAGCCCACTCCCGTTGAGCTCCGGCGACGTCATGAGTAATTAAGTACAAATCTCGAACCTGTTTAGCGTGCTTCTGTACCATAGGAGTTACCTTCTTCGCCAGCACCAACCCTTCGGCCATAAAAGTCGCTTGCATCAACTTACTAGCAGCCAGAGCTTTCCTAATCACACCCCTTTCTGGAACCATAGCAGATGCTAGAGCTGGGCCAAAAATGGCCTTGGGAACTTTAGTCGCCATTAATGTGGAGATCGCAGTTCTTAACTCTACAACAAGGCCTTTAACAGCCTTGGCACCGTTTTTGAAGAAGTTTACAAAGGTAGTACCAATGTAAACGCTTAACCTCTTGAGAACTTTGCTTAGTGACGAGGCAGTAAAACTAGTTTTGACCATACCATCTCTCATCACGAATAGAGGAGCAAGAGCTGTTCTCTGAGTCATCCCAAAGACGTCAAAGGCTGCGTTTAGTGCTGTTAACGCCTTTTCAACTAAATGTACAGTCTCAATCAATACAAACAACTGCGCTCCGAGTTTTACAAAACGTCCTAGCAAATCAAGTGAGGCGGCACCAGCGGCCTTCATCGTAGTGATAAAACCTCCAATCCCGGGCTGAGCCATGACCTCGTTAATTCGGGTCAAAATTTTGTAATAAGCATTCAAAATAGGAGTTACATAATTTCCAGTTTGGGCCGCGAGAAGTTCTTGAGAAACGCGATAACGTCTCAGAATACCATACCCTGTTTCCATCAACCTATTGTTAACACCCTGTAAGTAACTCAACTCCTGTATAAGAGCGAGCATCCTCGCTTTTTGTTTGACGGACTTTCCAGTTTCGGTGCCTTCTTTCCGGAGTTGTTCTTCGTAAAACTTAGTCTTCTCTCTGAGGTGGTCTATGTTAATGCCCAAAATCATGGCTGAATTAGTTAACCCAGCCAACGCACCGTGGACATGTTGCAAGGTCTCGAACACATCTTTGCCCAAGAAACTCGAAACGTCTGTCATCAAAGAAATGAATCGCTTCGTCTCCTTTTGGTTCAACTTATACAAAGCCGCAAAATCCAACAGAGCACCGGTAACCCGGCGCATCTCTGAAACGTTTTTACCTGCAGAAAGAGCAAGTCTGTCGGACCACTGGAGCCAATCTTTTGCACTCATAGAAGCATCGCCGGTCAACTCAGCATACCTCCGAACCGCTCGGTTCAAATCAACCTGCGTGCGAATCATCTCAGAACTGACTCTATACGATTCGGAGAAGTGCTCGAGCATGGCTTCACCAAAGTAAGAGAGCTTCTCACCCAAGAGCTCGAATCCGTGAGCTAGACTAACATTAAACTTGAATATCATAAGGTAGTGAAAGGTGACTTCCCCAAGTGCCTTGATCAATCTAGGAAGCGCGGCCGTTTGTATGTTAATCTTACCGGTCAACTCTGAGAAACCGCGAGTAACTCTGCGTAATCGGTCGTTGACTCCAGGTAATGTCTTATCCAAATGGGACATTACCATAGACCACGACCGCGAAAACGAGGACACAGAAGCGAGGGAGTACCCCAACGTAGTTAGTGTAGAGCCTAACTTCTTAGTCAAGGGAAAGAAACGCAACAGTTTCCCGGAAAGAATGGTCAAACTCCCCATCATCGCCACAAAAGGTTTAGATAACTTCGCGCCTATAGAAACGGCCTCACCACCTAGGGATTCGTTAATACGAGCCCCGAGCTGCAAGATCTTGTCTCGCACCTTATCCAATACAGTACCTAAAAACGCAAAACTAGCGGTCAGTCCTATCTTGCCGGCTAACTTAGACTTCACCACACTCCCGATCTGGGCTACACGATCACGTAGGGAATAAGCAAGTCGGAGTAAGCCTTTCCAGAGGTCGGCTACGACACGAAGTCCAGACACAAACTTAGTAGAGATAACATCCGCGACATCAACGATTATCACTTTAAGCCTGGTAAAAACTTCGGTTAGCTTAGTAAAGGCGTCTGGAATTCTCAGTCTAACAAACAGACGAGAAAGAGCTTCCCTTACTGGAGTAAGAGAATCGCTCAACTTCAAAAACAAGCGCGTTACCGTAGCAACAGCAGGAGTCAAGAACTCAACTAACCTAGTAGCTGCCCTTACAGCATAAACAGCAATAGAAACGAACGCAGACTTACCAACTTCTGCAACGTGCGTAAACTGAGAAGCTATCCAAGTAAAAGGTCCCCTGCGAAACTCGGTGAACAACACTCTGAGCGCATCTCGCACAGAATTTAAAGACTGTTTCATTGCGGCAGTAGCAGGGATTGATCCTTTTGCCCAAGTAATCCAAGCAGAAGTTGTAGTGGAAAGTATATGAACGGTTTGCGTCAAAACGGTACCAAGGAAGCGATGCTGTACTGCAAATGAGGTGACTGCTCGAGCAGCGCTTTGGGCTGAGCGCGTATAAAGTACGTACAACTTATTCGCTAAGCTCATCGAGATCTTTTTAGAGTTAATCGCTGCAGTTACCAACCCAGCTGCAGAGGCAATAGCAATAAACGCAGTCCTTAACGTGAGAACAGAGGAGGCGTACTGTGAAGTGGCCTTCGAAGCACTTTGGGTGGACTTAACAGAAGCTTGGGTACTCCGGGCGGTATTACGAATCGACTCAACTAATTGTCGTTGACTTTCAGCGAGCTTACGTACAGTTTCAGAAAGGGTTTGGACAGACTCAGCGGTTTTCGCGACTTGGGTACGGAGTTTTTCTAACTCCTCCTTATTCTCAACACCTATTTCTACTATATACTCTTCGGCCATATTCTTTACCCACCAACCACCTCAAAATCGACTCCAATATCTCGCACTTTCTTCAACAAGGTACGTGGATCATCACTATCTGGCCGAACGTAATCATCACGAAGTTCTGCGCCTACTAGAGAAGCATAGAAACGATACTGAGCGTGGAGTCGTTCTCTCGCTTCTTCTAGTAAACCCTCAATCGTGGGCCTTGTCAAGGCGAAAACCTGGTCAGGAGTCCATCCATACTGAGAGCACAAGAAGTCGACTACCTGCGCTATGGTCTTCTCTATGGGGTCTCCCCCGCCTCTTCTGCCAACTTCGTTACCGCGTTGGTTAGTCCGAGATTTAGCTTTCCGAAAATGTGAAGCGACAAAGGGACGATAAACTCTACCATATCCTTTGAGGTCAGATTATTTTCAACCCACTTCTTGTCTTTGTTGAAAATAATCGATGCAATCTCAGACACGTCATTAGCAAAGGCGGTCATGAACGCGTAGACTTGGGACTCATCGAACTGAGGATTGCCTTCTGCATCAGTACTAACGGAAAGCTTAGAAAAGACCTTAGTTAGAATGTTGTAGAGCCTAAGTTCCTTCCCCCAAGTAAGCGGAGGAATCTCAACCGTGTTCCCATTGCTTAAGGTAACTTCACGAGCTCCTTCAATGTACTCTTCAAAAGCTTTCATAATAAATGCACCTCCTGGGGCGTCTAAATTGTACTAACTAAGTTAACCTAAAATTAGGAGAAGTCACCGATTAACCTAATTCGGCACAACCTTCCCCTCTCATCCAAGGTAGTGCCATCCCAAGCAGTATCGGCATCCAGAGCAACGAACGAGTAAGGGAATTCGTGTGGATCGTTCCCAAACTCGATCGAGAGTTCTCCTGCGGACTGAGCTCTCCAAATATCAATTTCCACAGTTCCTCCAGCAGGCATCTGGTGAACGAACTTCAGCGACGCTTCAGTAACTTCCATATCTCCGCCGAAATCCATCGTCTTCTCATTTCCCGAAGTTTGAATGATACCACAACCAATAGCATACCTCAAATTCTCAAGATTCCATTCATGACCAACAACATCTAGTTTAACTGTCTCAGTAACAACCCACTGTTTGATCAACTTCTCGGGAGAACCCTGTTTAACCTCGAGTTTATCTCGAGTAAATGTTAGAGTTGCTCCAGTCTTAACAGCGCCTATATCAATAGTAGGTGTTTGGCCGGCGCTTCCAATATAAAGCACACCCGCTTTAACCTGTTATTTTTCTTGACCCTTTCGGGCAAGTAGTACAACTACTTCCCTACGTCACCGTAGGGGTCGGACTGTCGTATACACTAACCAGATCCTGAAAGAGGTTAGTGTCCTCTACGCTCAGTCTCTGCAGCCGCAGTTCGCTATTCAACTCTCTTTTGGGTCCCCGTCTTCTCTCGGGCGGATTTAATTCATTAAATTTCGTCCAGAAAAACTGATATAGAACTTCCTTCAAATCTTTCTTCCTCCGCCCAAGAGGCAAAGCTAACGCAATTGTAGCTAACATTCGTTTATCGTCCGGAAGAAACAAATGGACCCTTTCTAAAACACGTTTCGCTTGTCGACCTCTAACTACAACCTCACCTTTCTTCCTTGAAGTTCTGATTCTCTGAAGGGCATCTTTAACGTCTTTATCATTAACCATTACGACTAACTCAGGAAAGTACGACAAGTACCGCCGTTCCTTCGAACCTCCCCAAACGCGTAAAATCATAATCTTCTTAATACACCTCGCAACCTTTTGAGCTAGGTCATCGTCCCACAGAGTCGCGCGAACTGCTTGCTGGGGGTTGACAACGGTAATCCACTTATAAGAGTGAAACGGAATTAGTGGGTCTCCTATGTACTCGAAGAAATCTAGGGCACAATCTTGATGTAACCTAAAAATCGGTCCTGTTGGGGTTTGGACAACCGTCCCATACAAGCCCAACTCTTCAAAGCACCTAACTATCTCTTTCACCTCGGGAACCGCCCAACTATTTAAGCACATAGTCGGGCTATTCTCAATAACAGTACCATCACCACAATAAGCAACGTTCAAAGTAGTAGGCGTCCATCTAAAATCTTTGGGAAGCTTTTTCTTTTTATCATCATACCAACGATAGTGAAGATTCTTCATAACAGGAGCTTTATATCCAACAACTCTGTAAGAGATAAATTTCTTCCCAAATCCAATACGTACTTGTTCTCTAATAGAACAGGAAATAACAGGACGAAGAAGGTTACAAACTTGCTCTGCGTACAAACGCTTGGTCGTCCCCAACTCGAACCTATAGTCACCAGCCTTACAATAAGCAATATGCCCATCACTGAAAATTAATCCATCTAAAATCTCATTTAGCTGAGTGGATACCATTGTGTTTCCCCGTTGATCAGCAGAGGTTTTACGGGCCCAGTGTCACTTAGGCCCGAAACTCAATCTTTTGGTGTTATAAGTTGGTGTGTTCATTTACAATTCTCACCTCCTCAAATTAAGTGTGTACCTCAACAACCTAACTCACTACAAGTACTTCT